TTATACCCTGTCTTCCTTACAGAAACAATCATTTCCGGATAATTTCTCGCTCTTTTCCTCAAACATCAGCTTCCACTCGCATACAAACTGCTCTTTCTGAAAGCAATACTGTTTTCTAAGTTTCGGTCCACAGCTGTTTGATCCGATTCCATTCTGGGCGTAATCCAGGCAAACAATCGTGCTTCCGCTCTTTTCCAGTTCAAAATGATGTGCTTTTCTTGTCAGTTCTTCCTGTGTATATGGTGATACTGAAAAAGAAAACGAATGCGGAGAAACGACTGTTACGCTCTGTTCTTTGCTTGTCAGCTTCACATAGTCACAATCTGCATGGCTCCCATTTTCCTGTGGTCTGATGTAATCTTCGTGCATCTCATCTACTGATGATCGATAAATCCCATGACTGCTTGCCCTGCATTTATCCACATAACTCTCCTGGGGCCCCATTCCATAATATTCCACCTGATTAAATTCCTGCTTCAAAAAAAGCCGGATTCCGAATCTTGGGAGCTCCGGAAACTCCATTTCCTTTTTTACACGCATTGTTACACAGATTTCACCCGTATCAAAAACCTCCCACACTGCATCTACATCCAACACTTTCTGCAGTGAAACTGCCGCAACAGACAGAATACTGTGAAGAACCAGTTTTGATTTTTCTCGTTTCCACTGTGTATTGTACGCTCTTCCCAGACTTCTGTCATACCCGGCTGCAATCCATTTTCGTTTTAATATTCTGTCATTATCTGTAGGAGCTCTCCATATATTCAGCTCCATAGGAGCATCCAGAATCTTCTTTCCGCCTACGTTCAGTTCTTCAAACATTCCGGTCAGTTTATTGTAAACACATGTAAAATCATCTGACTTAATCTGTATATATCTGTCCGTTTCTGACAGCTTCACTTTTCCTTTCGGTGTTTTGAACGTCTTAAGCAGTGTCACAGCTTTCTGATTTCTTCCATCCTCATTTTTCAGAAGAATCTCATCAAACCCCAGGATCGTTCCCTGCGAGATCAGCTCCGTATCCTGGCGTTGATGATAAAAAATCTTCAAATAACACTTTCCAGTCTCCGGGACAGAAACATCCACATACACCTCTTTGCACTGACGTGGTAAGATGGATTGCGTAATTTCAACCTGCCCCCTTCCGAAAACCTTCCCATCACAACTGACTTCGTAACTGATGTAAATATAGGATTTCAGATCCTCTTCGTTCATATAATTTTTCAACACCAAACAGCCGCTTTCCTGCTCAAAAGAAACAACTCTCGCCGGACGGTACACATTTTGATATTCCAAAAGCCCTGTATGCGGCGTTCGATCCGGATATACCAGACCGTCCATGCAGAAATTTCCGTCATGGACTTCTTCCTTATGATCGCCGCCATAAAAATACATTGCTTTTCCGTTTTCCGCCTGCCCTTTATAGATTGCATGATCACACCATTCCCATACAAATCCACCGCAAAGAGACGGATACTTGTAAATCATCTGAAAATAGTCTTCCAAATCCCCGGGACCATTCCCCATCGCATGACAGTATTCGATCAAAAGAAACGGCTTATCCGGTCCTTTCTCCATATATTCCTCAATCTCTTCCAACTCAGGATACATTCTGCTGTAAAGATCAATATTGGAGTAATCATATCTTCTCCTGTCACTTTTATAAAGAGCACTTTCATAACAAGTCAGCCGGGACGGATCAAATTCCTTTGTCCACTTCAACGCTTCTTCAAATGTACATCCGTATCCACATTCATTGCCCATGGACCAGATTACAACACAGGGACGATTTTTCTCTCTGTACACGCAAAGCCTGGTGCGGTCCATCGTCGCCGGAATAAACGCAGGATGATCCGCAATCCGTTCATTCCATCGTTTGCTGATATTTTCCCAACTGGAATCTTCCAGATATTGTGACTGTGTTCCATGACTTTCATTGTCTGCTTCTGCGATCACGTAAAATCCATATTCATCACACAACTGATAAAAATAAGGTGCATTCGGATAATGGCTGGTTCGAATCGCATTGAAGTTATGCTCTTTCATCATCTGCAGATCTTTTTTCATCTGTTCCATTCCGATTACAAATCCGGTTACCGGATCGGAATCATGACGATTTACCCCTTTGAATTTGACCGGAACCTCATTTGCATAAACTACTGCATCTCTGATAGAGATTTCCCGTATTCCAATTCGGTCAACAATCACTTCTCCTGTGTTTTCCAGGACCATTGTATACAAGTATGGCTGCTCCGGATTCCATAATTTAGGGGCTTCTATTTTCAATACCACCTGATGCGTATATTCCCCATCCGATATTTCCTGCAGTCTCCCGGATACGCACAACACTCCTTCTTTGTCATAAATTGCAATCTTCACAGGCGCTGCTTCTTTTAAGTACTTTGCCCGCACAGTAATTTCTGCGTTTCCATCCACAATCCTGGTTGTTGTGAAATAGTCATATATGGCATTATCAGGCCGCTGCAGCAGATACACATCCCGAAAAATCCCACTCATCCGAAATTTATCCTGGTCTTCCAGGTAGGTGCCATCACACCATTTTAAGACCAGTACTGCCAGCGTATTGCTTCCGTTTTTCACCAGATCTGTAATGTCAAACTCTCTGGAAGCATGGGACACCTGACTGTATCCTACATATGTTCCATTCACCCAGACATAAAGACAGGAATCCACCCCTTCGAAATTTAAATATACATTTGGTGCATCTTCCTTCTTCTGATACTCAAATGTCCGCACATATGCCCCGCACGGATTTTCCTGTGGAACATACGGAGGATCCAACGGAATCGGATATCTCACGTTGGTATACTGATACGTATCATACCCATAATTCTGCCACATTCCGGGGACAGTCACTTCTTCAAACCCGTCAAGTGAATATCCTTCCTCGTAAAACGCATCCTGCAGATCGTAAATACTGTCAAAATAACAAAATTTCCATTTTCCATTAAGCAAAGTCATCCGATCTGATTTTTCTCTGTTCTCCACCAACGGTCCCATGTTGCAAGAGGCCGGAATATAATAGGACCGATATGGCATTGTATTTTCATACATTATATTCAAATTTTCATAATGTCTCTGAATAATCATACTCATTTCTCCTCTACCGTCTGATATGGTTTAATCTCTCCACTCATAAAATGTCTCCTACAGAGCGGTACATACATATCATTGGCTCCAAGTGCGATCTGCGCTCCGTCCCTTACCATTTTTCCATCAATAACTCTGGCATTGAAATGTGCTTTCTTTCCGCACCAGCAAATGATCGGAAGCTCCTCGATCGCATCAGCCAGCTCCATCAACCGTTTTGAGCCTTCAAATAAGACACCTCTGAAATCTGTCTTCAGCCCATAACATAAGACCGGAATATCATACTGATCACAGATCTCGGCCAGCCATTCCACCTGTTCAGATGATAGGAAATTTGCTTCATCCACCAGGATTGCATCATACGTGTCCGGCTTCATCGTAAACTCTTCAATCAGTTCGCACTTCGCCTGTAAGCCAATACGTGACTTCACAATATATTCTCCGTCTCTTGTATCCAGTTTTGGCTTCAAAATAACCGGACGTCTCCCCCTCTCCAGAAAATTGTAGTGAACCATCAGCAAATTTGCCGTCTTGCTACTGCCCATAGCTCCGTACCGAAAATATAGTTTCCCCATTTTAGTTTTCCCTTCACTTTTTGATTTATAATAACATAAGCTTTAGTGCTTGCTCCTTCTCGACTGTGTCCAATTTCGGTTGGATTCCCCCCTTTTTTTCTTTATTTTATCATGAAAAAGGGAATAAAAACACATGTTTTGTGCAAATTTTATTTTTCAAACACACTCTAGTCAAAAAAGTTGAGTACTAAACCTTTTTACCTTTATAATGATGAGCCTATTATCTCATATATGATGATTTTGAAAAGATACTTTCTATTTTGCGGTTACGATTGAACGGTGCCGCTTTTTTTCTATAATACAATTTTTCCTGTTCCAATGTCCCCTTTATGGCAGTTTCATAAAGGACGACATCTTACCCCTTCAAGTCTATAGATCCCCCCCTCTTTTGCGGCAAACCATCCCCGCACAGGTATTAGTAATTTTAATGCCTTTTTACCAAGAATATAATTGGATATTACATACTGTACCAGATAAAAAATGTACGCTGCCACAACGCTATAGGAAATATTTTTTAGAAATTCACTATGATGAATAAACCATTCAAATCCTGGCAATGCCGGTATATCACAGCAATAGCTCTCTGCAAAAATACTGAGCAATGTAAGAAATATAAATATACATCTATCTTTTGATACATTTCCTAAACCTTTTCTTAAATTATCATATATACTACACATCTTCACCTCTATAACATTTCATAAAACTCATATTATGCCGAATTTCGGCACAATAAAAATAGGAGATACCTTTTGATATCTCCCATACACTACAGTGTCTCTTTTATTTTCAAAATCTCTTCTTCTGTTTTCTCTGTAATCTCACAAATTTCAGAAATCGGATAATTTTTCTTCAGCATAGAAATGACTGTTTTTTCTACCCCTTTTTCCATGCCCTGCTCGATACCCTGTTCGATACCCTGTTCAACACCTTCTGCTTTCAAACGTTCCAATGCGGTACACATATTCGTCACCTCCATCGATTTTCCCATCTCAATCAGTTCTGTGGAACCTGCCATCTGACCAATCAAAGACAGAGCTTCTGAACTAATTCTCTTATCACTGTATTTTTCCCGGATCCCATCAAAATTTCCCGCGAACACTTCTCGTGTGATCTCAAATGCGCTCTGCACATCTTCATTCTGAAAGACATATCCTGCCGAATCTCTTACCTCCAGGAGATTCATTTTATAATCTGAAAAAACGGCTGCAATCTCTTCTGGCATTTCCACGATCATATCTTTCAACGAACACGGTCCATCCCATACTTTTTCACCAGTATAAATGGTTAGTGTAATAATCGGATGCATCCTGTCTTCTTTTCGCATTCTCGATAAAAATTCATCGGAATCTGACAATTTTATATTTGACCCTTTATAATTGCGTGTAATCTCCTGATATTCTTTCAAGTAGCCCATGGCATCATATATCATGTGTCTCAGCGGCATTGCATAATGGATATGCTGTTGATTCTCAATCCCTAACACAACAAATTCTACCCCATAAGCAGTCTTCTTGATCACGTCTCTTGTTCTTGATAATGTTTCCTTATAATCTTTCATCTCGATCACACCGGAAACATCCGTATCCATCTCTTCCAGTATCTCCGGTTTTAAGATTTCTTTTCCATGAAACACTACTGTATTAAACAAATCTGCAAAATGTTCGTTTACACGCCAGAAACCTTTAAATATAACATCTGCTTTTGTACTCTTCACATTAATACTCCATTTCCATCCCGTCTATGAATCTCTGGTTTTAGTATAACACTGCAAAGAACTATTTTGCAAGATTCGATTTTCTCATAATAAATATTCATAGGATCTTATAAAAAACAGAGACATTAAAAAATGTCTCTGTTTTTTATTATTTTACTTGTACTAATCGACTTGTACTAATAGTGTACTAATAATGTACTAATGTACCACTTATCTATACACTCTTACACGTCCTTATACTCTTCAAAACCCGCGATTTTCCGCCGTTTCTTAGAATTTTCCTTCTTTTGCTGATTCCTCAATAGCTACTGCAACAGCAACAGTCATTCCAACCATCGGATTGTTACCAAATACAAAAACGCAGCTTTTATTGTACTTATTTGTATCTATTCGTACTCAAATTCCATGAAAATAGAGACTTAACACAGATTGTGCGTATTTATTTGTATCTATTTGTATCCATAAATATTTATCGTATTTATATTTTGGTACACAAAATGTACACAACCTGTATACCATTTATAACGCTAATCATTGCTCTGATATGATTCGTATTTTTCAAGGAACTTTTCGAGAGAAGATTTTCTAATTCTGAACGATTTAAATTTTAATACAGGAATCATTCCTTTGTCAATAAGTTCATATACATAATTTTTATTAACGTGAAGTATACTTGCAACTTGAGCAACTGTATATACCATTTCTTCCATTATATTACACCATCCTAAATTATTTATTAAATCATATTTCCAATAAAAATATCATAAAACTGTATTACCAAACAATAAATCATAATTACACTGATTATAAAATATGGAATATCATATCGATCTATTGTGTCGCCAGTCGCTTTAAAAAGAATAAAAGTAATACTAATTGATATGAATAATATGATTAGGTTTACAAGTATGTAACTTAACATATATCGCCTACTTTCCTGTTGAGCCAATACCGCCAGTGCGTTCAGTTGTAATTTCTTCTTCATCTGCAGCACCGAATGGAACAAATACAGCCTGTACAATTTTGTCGCCTTCTTCCAGTTCAAGCGTGTCCTCTCCGTTGTTCTTAATGCAGATAAAAATATGTCCTTCGTTATCCGCATAGGCATAATCGGCATCTACAACTGGAACAGTATTGGCGATCATCATTCCTTTCTTAATCCCAAGACTACTACGCGGGAAAATCAGCATTACGTAATCTCTATCCATTTCGCACCTAAGACCAGTTGGAATTGTAATACTTTGATGCGGAGTCATTTTAATATTGAAAGGCGTACTAATATCATGACCGGCACTACATGCTGTGCTTCTCTTTGGAATATTAATATTCTTATATTTTTCTGATAAGTATTCCATTTTGTTTTCAATGTAGACATCTCCTAAAATACCTTTGCAATCTTCTACAAACTGTTCAAAACTCACTTTGCTAAACTTTGCTACTTTTTTCATAAATTAAATCACTCTCTTTCTAATAATTTTTGCTTTTACCATGTCATCCATAATGTCAGACAGTCTCGTATATACTGTTCTATAGACATCGTTCTTTCCTTCGTTTGTATATTCTCTGTCGTAAAATGCTGTATACAATGTATCGTTACACACATCCATGACATCATATCCAATATAGTTATCTAAAGATGAGACAAGAAATTCTGCAGCAATTACTGTCTTTGACTTGTTCTCATATAGAGGAAGAAACAGCTTATAATTTAAGCCGTACTTCCTGAATCCAAAATTGGTTAATTTACTATGCGTACATTGTCTATGTAATTTAAGCTGTTTCATAATCTACTACTCCTATTTGTCTCATTAAATATTACAATTATTTATCATCATCCGTATCAGTATAAAAATTCTCTCTCTCATCTGATGCGACACATAAAGAAATCGCAAACAAACTGGAGACTACTCCAATAAAAAATCCAACAATAAGTCCTATAGATACACCCATTTCAATACTCCTCGTAAAATACTTCATTATTTATTTTCTTTTTATTATTCTCTGCAACAAGAACTTTATCTAACGCTTGTTTACGATCGTGAAACACAATCTCTCCCAAATCAGAATAATTAAATAGATAAGTATGTTTGTCTACTTTGTCGCATCCAACAAAATAATCTTCTTTTACTGTTCTGATCGTGAGTTGGCATACATCAAATGATTCTTGCATAATACAGAATATCTTTTACTTTTACTGATTCTCCCATAGAACCACACTTCCTTGCTCTAATGTTTTCTTGACATCAATCACTCTCTGGTTTGTACTGCCTGCCCAGTGATATGCAACGTCTCTCTTGTCTTCTTCATAGCGCCCATCTACAAGTACATCGCACTGTTTTACAATTTCTCGGCGCATTTTCAGGAGTTTATCTCTTTCTGGATTAAAATCGTCTGTAACAACCGGATACATAATCTGTTCCAATGTGTATCCTGTATATAACCAGATTGTTTTTTCTGGATATGAAAGACGAATTTCATTAACCAAATCCAGAACGGATTCAAGATTATTTGTATTCAAAGGATCACCACCAGTCAAAGTAATTCCAGAAATATAATCTTTTGATAGTTCATTGAATATTTCATTTTTAGCTTTTATATCAAATTTAGCTCCATCATTCGGATCCCAAGTAATAGGATTCTGACAATTTTTACAATGGTGATCACAGCCAGAACACCATAAACAAACCCTTAATCCTGTTCCGTTCATCATGTCATCGTGAGTTATATCATGATATTTCAAATTAAATTACCACCCTTTCTTTTGTGGGTTATCATTTGAGACAACCCACAATATTGTTTTACATACTCTTTCTGTCTGCAATTTCAGCCATCTTTGCGTCATTCAATCTTGTATCCCCATGAACTCTTGAATACGACAGATATCCATTCATTCTTTCAATCTTTGTCAAATCGTTACTTCCACAATTCGGACAAATATCCATATTTAATTCTTCATGCCCGCAATTATTGCAGTACGCAAGTGATAAATTTACACCTTCATAAAACCCCATTGACATTGCCCGTCTTACAAGTGTCTTAATCGCTTCAATATTATATCCAATCGGGTACTTACAGTACTGAATACGTCCACCTTCGATATAATTCCAAAATCTATGTTCTAAGTCCTGTTTCTGAATTGGCGTAATATCCTCCCAAACACCACAATGAAAACTGTTGCTTACATATTCTCTATCTGATACACCAGGAATGATTCCATATTTTTTACGAAACTGTTTTACCTGAAGTCCACATAAGTTTTCTGCTGGGGTACCATAAATTGCATACAGCCAGCCATCTTCTTTTTTATACTCTTTTACTTTCATATCAATATATTTCAATGTTTCAACTGCAAATTCACCATCCTCAACAAGAGATTTACCATTGTATAACTGCTGTAGTTCATTTAATGCTGTAATGCCAAATGACGCAGTCATAGGTTTTAATAATGGTTTAATCTTATCTGTTGGATTCAAATGTCCACCCAGAAATCCGCCCTCACAATATCCAAGCGGATTAGTTGACGCTTTCATCTCTCCTAAGTAATCATAAGTTCTCTGATGTAATTTACGAATCATTTCAAGATAATAATCAAGAACTTCATGAAAATCTTTATTTTCTTGTCTTGCCTTTGCAAGAATCATTGGGAGATGTAATGATACTGCACCGATATTGAACCTTGAAACAAAAATCGGTTCATCATTTTCATCCGCCGGCTCCATTCCACCTCGTTCATACCAAGGAGAAAGAAATGCTCTACACAAGACAGATGTGTATTTCTACACTGGTTACTGTCTTTGACTATATCTTCGCTCCGAGTCACCACTCTCATCATCACGCTCTGCACTTCGATTTAATGCTTATCTTTAAATCTACTCTACTAACTTCTTCGCTTATCAAGCTATGTTTTCGATAGTCGATTGACCTTCCTCAACATATTCAAATAAATAATTATAGTTATTAGTTACCTTTTCGCCTTTTAAAATCATGGTTACTGTCTTGCGATTTATCTTTAGTTCTTTACACATGCTGCGTATTGATTTAAATGTTTTAAGATAATTTCCAGATTTATCATAAACATTTATCGCATGACATCTTGACTTATACTTGTATAATCCTTTATTATAACCATGTTGGGTATTTTCACTGTTTGTACACCATTCAAGATTTCTAATATCATTATTTAACTTATTCCCATCTTTATGATTTACCTGTGGTAAATTATAAAGATTTGGTATAAACGTCTCGGCTACCAACCTATGAACGCGTTTATAATGTTTTTTGTTATTAGAATCTCTTAAAGTACATTGATAATATCCAACAGTATCTACCCATTGACACATATATTTATTTCTTTTTGTATCATAAATTCTTCCATTTTTATCAATTAAATATCGTTCATATCCATTTATTTTTTCTTGAGTTGTTAATATTTCTATACTTTATATCCTCCTATTCATAAGAGAATATATTGAGGCTTGGCACAGGATTACCACCGACATTACTCGCTGAGGTTTCCCTGTTAGCACGATTTCTAATTATCATTTCCTATAATTCCTAAACGTAAATCGCACACCTGTTATGCACACAGTTCACAGAGTTTTACATGAGCAGTAGTGACTCTACCCATTGGTGAAATAACTTTTCCGTATTTATGGTACATTTTAGACACTGTTGTGTCTCCATCTAAACTCAACCAATCAGGATACATTGTTTTTGCAGAAGTTTTAACTCCTTCTTCGAATAAATCCTCATTTGCCTTTCCTTTTCCGTGTAGCTCTTCCGTATAAAGAAATACAAGTTTTGGGAACAATACAGGCTTTTTATTTCCGTCTTTTCCTTGTCCTTCTCTATGTACTCTAAGAAATGTTTTTGAAGCCATTTTAGCAAAAGAATCTGTTCCCAGACCAAATGTAATGGTGATGAAGGGATAATCCCCTCTGCTGGATGAAACAGTATTAAATTTGTATTCGAGTCCTTGATAACCTTGCTCCATATCGCGTTCTATTTTCCTCATAGCGTAGTCATGTGCTTCCTGTTCAAAATCTGAATGTCTATAATCCAGTAAGTTATCTGCAATATCATAAAATTCACGTTTGTATTTTTCATAACTTTTTTCAGCATATGGCACTAACACCTCATCAATCTGCGGAAGTGTAAAACCTCCGTATTGTTGACTCGCAGCGCTTAATGTAATATCACCAATCACATCAAATGCTGTGTCTAATGTTTTTGGCTCGTTATACCACACATTACCCATTTCGAATCCACCACGCATTACTTCTGCGACATTAAACAAACAACAGTTCCCTGTTGGAATTCCACCTTCCAAAATAAAACTATGATCATCTTCTACTTCAAGACACCAAACCTCTGCTTTTGGATTAAGACAGTCTGGAACGATATTTTTTACCTTCCATGTTCTATCTGCCTGATTTGAATTGATTTGATAGTTTATTGTTGTTTTTTTTCTAACACCATAATTTGTTATTTCTCCAGTTTTGTTTTTTGTTGATGTAACATAATATCCAGCAATGTTTAATAAGTCATATATTTCGTTATTTAAATCTCCGGTCACCTGAACGCTTCTAAATTTTATATTTTCACAATCTGTTAAAGCGCCATCAGCCGATAAAAATCCATCAATATAATATTTAATATTTTCACAATTTAACATCAACCATGGTATTTTTTTCTCATGAATGTTCACCATTCTGACAATCCCATCACCATATAAACTCTGCGGATATGTTACAGAATATCCAACATCTGAGAATCTATTTGCAAATTCATTTTTATGTCCACATAATCTTACATGCATTGTTGGTATTTTGTTATCTTCTACAATAGCCCCATCCCCCATAGAAAATCCAAGACACCATAACAATTTTTCAGATTTGTTTAGTTCATCCCATGAATAATTTGTTATATCTGGAGCCGCGATTAATTTATCTCCAATTTTTAGACCTGTTGTCTCACTGCCGTCTTTCAAAATCCATCTATGGTTTGCAGTGCAAAATACATCTTTTGTTTTGCTCGAACCTCTTTTAAAAGTTACTTTATTTATATTTTGCCATCCATACGACTTAACTATTGCATTTTTCCATCTGCCTTTATGAGTTAAAACTTTTACATTGTCACCGTCTTTAAAATCATAAAAAGATTTAACTCCAAGTTCGGTAATGAAACGTGTATCTCTTCTAAAGCAGTTCATCGTATCCCTTCTAGCCGACATGTCATGAATATAAATATATCCATCATTGATAGCCTGCCTTTCTTCTACTGTCAGAAAGAATTTCTTATACAACTGCTTGTTCAATTCATTAAATACAAGACTTCGCTTTGTAGATACGAGAGCACTATCAGTGTTACTGTTTTCCTTATCCCCGATATACATAATTTTCTGACTCTCTTCGTATACCGTATCCATCATATGTACAAAATCAAGTTTATAATTACGATATTGCTGATATTGATATCCTACTTTTGGAAACAAATCAAGAAGTGTTTTTTCTACAATATTATGAATAAAACCTACAGGAACTTCATCATTCTCAAAGTCTTCTTCATCAACCTCGTTAAGAACTCTGTTGCAGATCATTCCATATTCATCTTGTGAAAATGTAAAATTTTCTCTCTGTGCAGATTTATCAATAGCATTAATAATTTTCTGTTCGTTATACTCTTCTAGTGTTCCATCCTTCTTAATTACCTTCATTAATCACATCATCCTTTCTTACTTCTGAGAACTATCTTTTGCTGTCTTCGTTGTAGTTCTAGTTCTTTTGGTTTTCTGTTCCGTTGCATTATTCGCTTCTTTCGGTTCGTTTTCTTCCAAATCTTCATCATCAGAATCAGACCATTCATCATGACTTTTGTTACTTCTAGTCACATCTGTGCCTTTGAGTGCACGAATACATTTTGCAACACCCTCAAACAGCGCCCAGATTGGGATCCACATTGTTGTACCGATTGCGAAAATCACTGTACCCAGTTGATTAAAATCCATGTTCATCTCACCTCCTAACAAAACCACTACCACCATCTCTCACGTTTAAACATAAATGAGAGGTATCATCAATATTTCCATGTGTTTTCGTGTGTCCAATACTATCAATTACATATTCTTCTTCTCCTAATCTAACTGTGACGAAATCATCAGGATACATACCCAATTCTCGCATCAACATGCCACTTGTTCTAATCAATTTATCTATTCTCCCTCTCTCGTTTTTAAATATTCAAATATTTCATCTACTAAATCATCGATATTTTTACCGTCGTTGTTATAAAAGATTCTATCTGCTAATTCTTCCGCACCTTTAAAATCTTTATTGTCATGTAAAATCCTACGATCAGCTTCTTCTTTTTTATCTCCACGTTTGGATAATCTGTTTCGAATTGTCTTATTATTTGCGTATATATAAATAGAAATGTGTTCATCTAACTCGTCCTTGATGTCTCTATAACCATCCGGAGTTAGAATCACGATTGATTTGTTATCAGATCTGGATATTTCATCTAGGGGAGAACCATAATACCACGTCCCGTCTACTGTGTTATATTTCTTCCACTCTGCAAAATATCTTGTATTAGTAAGCTCTTTAAATTCATCAACGGTAATAAACTTGTAATCAACTCCATCAACTTCACTTTTTCTTGCCGGTCGTGTTGTGGTGGTAACAATTTTCTTAAATCCTCTTTTTACAAGTTCATCAACAATTCTGCTTTTCCCGCTTGCTGTTTTACCAAAAATAATAATCGCCATTATTCAGACTTCACCTCTGTTTCTTCTGCAATAATTGGTGTTTTATTAATAAATAATACTCGTCCATTATCGTCTACGCACATTGCTTTATATAATGTAACTTTGCATTGGTGCTGTTCTGCATCCACATATCTTTCACATGTATCTTTTACAGGACAATCATTTTCTTCATGTTTACAATAATAAATCATATCTGACATTATTCATTTGTTCCTTTTCTGATATTCGTTTTATCACAGATTTGACTCTCAAATCCTTTAATATATCCCATTAGTTCCTCTTCAAAAGCATCTGTTTTGTTATACCCACATGGGAACATCTCAGGACAAAGACCATTTCTATACACGCATTCTCTAACCATTCTGCTTGCTGCTTCCGGCTCAAACTTAACAATTTCATCTTTAACCATCTTAAATGCTTTTCTTGTCTCATAACTAGCACAATTACACAATCTCTTTCTTGCCACGTTGATTAATGCTTGGAAATTGAAATAATATGTAGCACTCTGCAATGTATTTCTATCAGGAACTTCATCATAGTCATTCCTGTCACTTCTAAGAGATGATACAAACGGAATAACCCAATTTGAATGACGCACTAAATGTCCATGTACAAATTGCGGCGCATCATAGATTTTTAAAATTACAAATCCGAGTCTAATTGGGGAATGTTCTGCCATTAAAAGTTTCAATTTCCAATCATGATCAGGATAAGAACCTTTGTCTTTTCCAATCGTAGTCATTGTTGCATCTTTAATCTGCTGCCACATATCTTCAGCCCATTTGATTTCTACTCGCATTTTTGTTAAATCTGGTTTATTCATGTTAGTCCTCCAAAGCCCACAGTTTCATATCTTCTTTGAATTTATTTTTTACATACTCATCTTCCGAGTGGAGCACAACTGTGCATTCTCTTTCGAGTCCAATTCCCATAATCCCAAGAATTGATTTAGCATCAATCTGATATCTCCCACAAATATAATCAATATCTTCTTCATAATTGTCACAAACCGTTGCAAATAGCATTGCATTTTTTACAGTATTTAATTTAATTCTGATTTCCATAATTTTAGTTCCTTCCTATTATAATGTTGTTTCGGTATGCAGAATAACTACATGCCCAACATCTCAATTAATTGTTCTTCATTAATAATCTGAACACCCAGTTCTTTTGCTTTTTTATTTTTACTGCTATTGGATTCTATATCGTTATTGATTAAAGCAAATGTGGATTTTGTTACAGAACCTATTACTTTCCCACCGAATTTTTCAATAGCTTCTTTTACTTCATCACGATTTTTGAATTTATATACTTTTCCGGTAACAACAAATGATTTGCCATTCAAAGAATTGTTTGTTTTAGAATTGTCTTCTGATTCAAACGTCATAAGAGAAGCAAGATAATCTGCAATATTACTCATATCTTCAAACCAAGAATGAATATTGTTATTTAATACATCTCCAAAACCGTCAAGCTGCGTAAAGTCATAATAACCAACGCTTGCATCTCTAAACTTGTCCCATGTACCAAAAGCTTTAACCAACTCTTTTGACTGTGATGTTCCAATCCCAGGAACACTTAATGATGCAATAAATTTATCCAATCTTACGGTTTTACTATTTTCAATTGATGTTCTTAACTTGTCTACTGATTTCTTTCCAAATCCAGACATTGTAGATAACCTATCATAATACTGGTCAAGATTGTAGATGTCTGTAATCTCTGTAATCCATCCAAGTTCAATGAGTTTCTTAATTGTTTCTTCTGACAAACCTGAGATATCCATACCTTTCTTGGAAACAAAATGAGAAACTCTTCCTAGTAGCTTGCCTTTACAATGAGGATTAACACACATTAAAACTTCTGAATCGTTTTCTTTTACAATCCGAGTCTCTCCGCCACATACAGGACATGTTGTAGGAATATCTGCATCCATAGCATTTGCATCGCAGGAAATAATCTGTGGAATAATTTCATTCTTCTTTACAACTGTTACTGTTGATCCGATAGAAATATTCAATTCTTTCATAATACTAATGTTGTGCAATGAAGCTCTACTCACTGATGTTCCTGCCAAATCAACTGAATCAAAAATTGCTACTGGTGTAAGAGTTCCTGTCTTGCCAATACTCCATTCAATTTCTCTCAATACAGTTTCTTCTGAATCCTCTGCGAATTTAAATGCAATAGAATGTTTAGGATGATGACCTGTCATTCCAAGTGACTCTCCGTATGTAATATCATTGTACGTTGCCACTAAGCCATCAATCGGGAAGCTCTTTTCCTTTGCACGTTTTCGTAATTGTTCTACCACAATATTAATAAATTCAGCATTGCAATTTCCACGAATAGGTAAAAATGGAACAGTGTCAAATCCTATATCTAAAGCATACTGCAATCTATTGATAAAACTACTTGACGCAATATCTGTTGGCACTTTCCACGCGATAAATTTAATATGGCGTTGTGCTGCAATTTTACTGTCTAATTGTCGTACAGATCCAGAAGCTAAATTTCTCGGATTCTTATATTTTTTATCGTCTGGCAATGACTTATTGATTTTGTCAAAGTCTTCATATGTAATAATCGCCTCTCCTTCGATTTCAAAATGACCTTTATAATCAATCGATAACGGAATATTTTCAAACACTTTTGCATTATGTGTAATCAATTCGCCGATCTCACCGTCACCACGAGTTTCTGCCTGAACCAACTCTCCATTTTCATATGTAAGAAGACATGTCAATCCATCCATTTTCAGACTTAAAATACAGTCTTTATCTCCAGCAAATTTTACTAAATCATCTACAGATTTTGTTTTATCCAGTGATAGCATTGGATGGGAATGTTTAACCTTTTCTAGTTCAGATTTCACCTCATACCCAACGGACTGTGTTGGCGAATTCGTATACACAACACCAGTTTCATTTTCAAGCTCCGATAATTCATCGAATAATCTATCGTATTCTGCATCAGAAACATCAGATCTTGCTTCATTATAGTAAGCATCTCTATATTCGTTTAGCTGCTCTACAAGCTCTTTAATTCTTTTGACCTTATCCATCAAATCACTCCTTTGCATTTTTTCTTCGTTCATAATCATCCAACATGAAGTTTAATTTTGGACAAAACCCTCTATCTTCTAATGTTTGAATCACATTATCAACTTCGTATTCTGAATTTGAAGAAATAGTTTCTTCATATACAACATCAGATTTTCGTTCTCCACAAACTGTACATTCGGATACAGAAACAGCCATAATATGTTTACACTCATAATCCATTACGATTGTGTAATATTTGCCGACTTCTTTATATTCGTGATTACATTTAAAAAATTTAAACATTAAATCATCCCTTCATTTTCTGAACTTTATATGCATCTACAACGTTTTGCATTAATGTCAATCTTGTGAGTAATCCTACCCCGCCGGGTACCGGCGTAACATATGTATCATTTAAACTACTCTCAAAACCAGCATTGTTTACATCACCACATAATTTTCCATTCTCAACTCGATTAATTCCAATATCTACAACAAGTTCACAGAAATCTTGGAAGTCTGAAAAATCAAAATAGTTTGGAACTCCAACTGCAGAAAAAGCATAATCTGCATTTCTAGTGTAGTACCATGTACTCGGAGTCGTACTATTACAGCATGTAACTGTTACTCCTTTTTCGATCAGCATATTAGTCAATGGAAGCCCAACAATTTTACTTCTGCCTAATACACAGCAATCTTTGCCTTCAAACTCGAAGTTGTTATATTCCATCCAATCGATAATTCCTTTTGGCGTACATGGTTTGAAACAACTGTCTTTTCTAAATCCATCTACATCTTTTTCTGGAGGAATCAAGTGTTGTAATCGTTCTAAATTATATTTATCAGGAATTGGAAGTTGAATAATAATTCCATCTGCATCAGATTTTGCAATATCTGTGATAACACATTCAACCTCCTTTTGTTCTGTTGTATTAGAATAAATATTTACATGACGCATTTCTATTCCAATCTCATCACAATCTTTTTGTTTCCCTTTGATGTAAGAGTTTGATGCCTGATCATCATCAATCTGAATTACAGCGAGGACTGGTTTTTTATCAAGATGTTTGATCTCTTCTTTTAGTTCCTTCTTTTTAATTTCTACATAGTCTTTGCATGATACAATTTCAGTTCTCATTTTCTATTTCTCCATTTCCTAATCTTCTTTTCGAACCTTTCTGCTTGTATAAAATTAGATAACATAACTAGATAAGTAATAATGTACAAACTACAAAATAAGATCAAAAACCAAAATATAATTTCAATTTTGTTCATCCTTATTCACCAACTTTATTATTTGATTCTGCTTTGTCGATTGCAATTCCAAGAAGTGTTTTTAAGTAATGAATATCTTGAATTAATAAATCATTCTGCTCTTTTATTAAATCTCGATATTCAGAATAAGTGTTTCTAACTTTTACATTTGTCACAATATTTAAGATTTCAACAATTGCATATATCACAAATAAAATTGAAAAACTTAATACAATAACATTATCTACGTTCATTGTCAACTCTCCTTTTTTATTTCAAAATATGATTCATTAATGCACTATAACAAATTTCGTAAATCATAAATCCCATGTTCTCTTTCTTAACGAAATTTACATATAAATTCGCCGTCTTTTGTATTCCAAGAATTCTTCTTATAAAAGCTAATTCATTATATTGTGAGTCATAACGGTGCTCAATGATATCATCTACACAATTATTTTCTATTAAAAGATACGAATTTTTAATATTTATCATACGATTTAATTCTTTGAAGAACCTCTCATCCTTTTCTTTTATATTTCCTGCAAGTTCACCAATAGAATTTTTTCTCTCAATGCATAGCTCATCTGTAAAATATGTATCTCTCACAAAACCCAACTCTGGACATGCCTCAATCATAAAACTATAATCTCCTGTCTTCAGAGCTTTCGCCTTATGCTTAATACCTTTTTTATCAAAATAATCCAAAATGTGTTGATTCTTTTGTTCATTTCCTGTGTGCAGCACAACTAAGTGGGACACAAGTTCTTTTAATTGTGCTGCGGTATAATAAAATTTTATAAATCATCATCCTCTCTTTTAATTGTGTAAGCTTTCAACCAGTATTCAAATTTGTCCGGAACATCTGCATAGATTTTCTTTCCTGTCTTTGGATTTATTTCTCCTGTAGGCTCTTTCTTATGTTTCTTTTCAATAACATGTATGTTTAATAAGTCTTTTTCTGAAAATGGATTTCTTGAAAATTGACTTGTCCACATCTTGACTTTACGAGTTTTTCCACTGTATATCTCATATAAAGAAATATTAGTAACCGTTTTCTTTTCATCCAAAATATCGACATAGTATAATCTTTTACTAACTTTTGTATTTACATATGTAATGATATCAAGAACATCTTTTTGATTGTCTAATTCTTCTTTTACTGTCAAAGGTTTGTATTCAATCGTATTTGTCAATTCATTTAGTAACCCTTTTGAATCAATTTTATTGAATTGTTTTTCCGTTTCATTCCCATATTTATTAAGTAAATCAAAAGTTAAATTATTATCCATTGCCTTTTCTTTAGAAATTACTTTAGTCTCCCCTCCTTTTAATAGGTTATAATATTTAAAAGTGGCTAAAAGAGTGTTGACATCTCCATATTTTTTGAAATACTTTATCTTAATAAGATTTTTCAAAATAGTCTTACTAATAGAATTTTTAAGAGCTGCTGAAATTACTTCTATAAAATTTTCGTAATCTTGTTTTCCAATATTATACAAAGCCTCCGCAACACCTTCTCCAAATCCTTTTATCTTAGATAAATTTGGATAAATAATTTTATTTTCTTCATCTATAACAACTCTTCTATTATCTACCCCAAATTCATAGTCACCAAATTTATAGCCAAAAAACTTAATTGCTTCTTTAATGAGTGCATCGATTTTATCTTTATTTCCCTTTTCTTGATAGTGGTTAATCGCCACCTCATAAAACGTTGCTGTATAATGTGCCTTGAACCACGCCTGATATGCACTGTCCCCTCCCATGCTATAAGCATGAGGAGCATTAAATGCGTATCTGGCAGAGTCTTCAATTACATTCCAAACATTGTTGAAATTATTTTTATTATGAAACTCTTCTATCCAGGAATCCGTCAAATCATTAAGTAAGTTTTTCTTTTTTTCGCCTTTTAATTTCTTCTTTGAAATAGATTTAATTACTCCATATGTTTCCCCCATTTCCAATTTAAGGAATGATAAAACTTTCATAATTGATTCTTGATAAATCATAAAATGAGCAGTATCTTGCAATAACTCATCAATTTTCGACTCTCCCGTTGTATAATATTCTCTATTCAAAAACGTACTTAAAAGCGAAGCAAATCCTGGTCTAATGGCTGCGATGAAGCTACTTAACTCCGCCAAAGTTTTTGGTTTATATTTCTTTACTCTATTTGTAGTAGCTTCTTTTTCACATTGATTAATGCAACAAGTGATCCCTTTTTCATAGATATCCCATGTCAGTTTATCCCCGTCAATCATATGTCTTAGTTCATCAAATGTAGGAACTTCTCTTCCTATTGCATTAAAGAATTTATATGTAAGAGACACACTATCTACAATGAGAAAGTCTTCTTTTACATATCCAAATTCATCCAGCATTCCACCTTCTATGGCAGCACATAAAGTTCTCTTTCCAGTTGTTTCAGATACTGCACTGATCAATCCCACTTCTCTTCTGATGTCTCCATCAAAAATAAAGTGACCACAAGCATGAGCCTTTAAATTTATTGTAATCCCTTGATAATCATTACTTTTTTTAAATAATTCCACATATTCATTTGGAATAAAGTCTTCAACATGGATTTCATCCTTCTCATCATCTTCGGCATATTTTAATGCTTTATTGTACTCATTAAGATATTTTGAAATTTTATTAGCGTCTTCCGGGCTAACATCATTAACTCCAGCGTACAATTGCCACGCTGCTTTTTCTTTTAATTTTTCAATTGCCATCAATGGATAACAACCATGTTCTCCCAATAGTTTTTTCGTTGCCCTAACAAATGGTTCTTGAGCTGCAACATTTAAATCAATATCGGGCATTTGACCTGCCAGCACACGTTCTTTTGTTAAGAATCTTTCAGGATAAATCGGTATATCAGCATTGAATCTATCGACTGTTGTTAATCCCAGTAGTTTATTTGTAATAAATGATGCAGCACTTCCTCTGGATGTTCTCGTCAAAATTCCGCCTTCATTATTAATTGCATCGTACACTATTTTTTGACTTGTCAAAAAGTAATCAACAACATTAGATTCTATTACTTCACTCGCTTCATATCTGATTCCATTTGCTTTTTCTTTTGACTTTTCTTTTTCTTTTGCATAAGCAACATTTAGAAGATTCTTATATACTCTGCATTTTTCTTCGTAAGTTTTGCCTTTGTAAACACTTGGGATCTTGAACGTTCTATCAAGGACAATTTCATCGCATTCAGAAACAAATACGTTTGTATTCATAATGGATCTCATGATTTCTTCATCTGATAAAACTCCTTGTTCTTTTAATCTGCAAATTACTGTTTTTGTGTCTGGATAATCCATATACCATCCATACTCATCTGGATAAGATATATCTTTATATTTTAAAATCTGATCTCTTTTAACAGAATTTTCATCTTTTACATAATGACTGTCCAACCCACAAATAATTTGAATATTATGCTTTTTTGCTAGAGATAAAATTCTTTCATTTAAACGTTTTTGCTTTTCCGTATTATGATATTGTATTTCAAGGAAAAAATTATCGCCAAAATAATCATGTATTTTTAGCCAGATGTCTTCAGCATCCTCATAATTCCATCCAGATATACATGCCGAAGTTACAATTACATTGTCTTTTGGGATATTAAAAAGCAAATCTAAATCAATTCTTGGTTTATAATAATACCCATCTTCATTTGCAATAGACAACGCATAGTTTATATCTTCTCGTCCTTCCGCATTCTTCGCAGCAATAACCATATGGCAATTTGCTCGATCTTTTTCTTTTCTGTCTTTTACCCAATATGCTTCACAAGAATGTATGTATTTCAATTTTTCATTTTCTGCAACTTTATATACATAGAACTGATTACCTTGGGAACCATGGTCTCCAGAAAATAAACACTTTGTTCCAAATTGATGAATTCTATTTGTGTAATTTTCAATTGATTCAGCACAATCTGCTGTACTTACGTTACTGAAATCTTTATGACAATGATAATTTTCTAAGTATAAATTTTCAGCATAATCATCAACTGAATACGGAAACTTAAATGTTAGGGTTGGAATAATTTTTTCAATCAAATTTTTATAGCTCACTTATTCCACCTCTTCAATCTCATCACAGACTACTTTTAAAACAAATTTCCTTCCTAAAAATCCAGAATCAATTGTCCCAACAACTCTTAATTCATCATTAACTAAACTATGATCTTCCATCTCTTCAAAAGAACCATTGTAATTCCACTTTATAATAAGAAGATAATCATTCGGTTTAATAGTCAAATGTTTATAATCACTCATATTGCCAATTTCATAATCATAGATATTGTCAATATATACTTTTACAGACGGAAAATTTGTCCCTGAAATTCTGTCAAATCTTTTAATTAGATCTACCATTTTTCTTGTCACATCAGAAATGTCGAGCTGAATATCCACATTTGTAATCGAATCGCTATTTAATTCCGGAAGAGTTTCTTCTATATATATTGTAAATTCGTTCAATAACTCTTTTTTTATTTCGATACCACTGGCTAACTCATGACCATCTGCTTTTGCAAGTCCACTTTCATTACAGATTTTTCTAAAATCACCTACACCGGTTGCTCGCATAGAACCTTTATATGTATCACCACAATCTTTTAAAATCAAAATAGGTCTTTGATATCTTTCAAGAAGTTTATTTCCAAGTAGCCCACTGATTCCATAATCTGTATCTATAAAAACAACAATCATCTTCTTGTCTTTCTGTTCTTCACACGAATTAATAGCCTCTGGTAAAATCCTATCTACTTCTTCATTTTGCAGTACTCTACATTTCTTTAGTTCTCTCATATACTTTAGAAGAGTCTTATTATCATCTTCAATAAATGCTTTCATGGCAATATCATTCTTACCTATTCTATTACTTGCATTTATAATGGGAGCAACACTGAAAGAAATGGCAGTACTGTTAAACTCAAATCCACCAACAATTTTCTTAATTGCAGGATTATTGATCTTAGATAAACCTTTGGAAACAATGCACCTGTTCTCCATAACGGTCATATCCATCATATCTCCTACTAATCCACACGCAGCAAGGTCAACTAATTCGTCAGCATAATCAGTCAAATACTGCTCGTCCATGTATTTACAGAATTTCCATGTTACTCCTGCTCCAGATAATTGTGGATTGCTATATTTTCTCTGAGATGAAACCAAAATAGAATAATCATCATATGGTACAGATTCTTTTATTGCATGGTGATCTAAAATGATAACATCCGTTTTGTTTTCATATAATTTCTTATATTGAAGTTCGTTTTTATCAAGACTGTCTACGACAATTAGTAAATCTATATCGAAAAATTTCTCAATATCTTGTCCAATAAGACCATGCTGCTTCCCTTCATCGATATATGTTTCAATATTATTTGTAAAGTTTCTTAAATAACGTGTGATAATAGCTCCAGATGCTGTTCCATCAAGATCTGTATCGAATAATATAGCAATCTTTTCATTTTTCTTTATGGCTTTATCTAGTCTGTCAAATGCTTCATCAATTCTGTATAAGTTATCTAATGGAAACAAATCATCTTCTGTTGGGTTAAAAAAATGTTCCGGATCTGCAATTCCTCTTTGTTTTAGAATTACCTCAAACACTTCATCTTCATACATTTGCCTACAATCATTTAGCACTTTATAATTCTTCTTCGATGTCATCATCCCCAATCTTATGAATTTCATTTTCTATAATGTGTTCTAATGTTTCCTTCCCCATATCTGATGGAGAAGATTTATCTTTATATCCCTTATTAAAATAGTCCCAATACCAAATTTCCATTTCTGAAAACCTTGAATAATTTCTAAGCATTGTAATATTTCTTTCTATAGATTCAATTTCATAACCAACGTCATGCATGAAAACAACTTTCTGTGGATTAAGTTCAAGAATCATTTGACATTGCTTTTTGCTTATTGTTCCACTTCCCAAGGCAACACAGTTCCTTATTCCATACGTGTAGCATTGCATAACTGACTTCTCTGCTTCAAATATATATACAGTACCGTTTACTAAAAAGTTGTAATTATGAGAATATCCATACAATGTTTGTGACATGCTGCAAGGAAGACTATAAAAATACTTCATTTCGCCATCTTCAACATCGTAATTAAAACGTTCTTTTATACCTATTATTTGACCAATTTGATCATAAATTGGTATCACAATTCCTTGAGACTCTATATCATACCTGATTCCAAAATATCTTTGAGCTTCGAGTGATATATTATCTTTTAGAAATTTTAAATTACATACTGGCTGATATTCACGTAGAACAGATTCATCATATGTAAAATTCTTTCCAGAACTTCTTTTATAAATCTTTTCATAAAATCCACCAAAGATTCCTCTTCTCTCAAAATGTTCATAATAGTCAACAATATTTAAAGCATGTTTCACCTCAGATAAAATGTCTGTAAAGTCCACACGTTTCTCTTCCATGATGTATGAGAAAAAATCTTTTTTTACTACTTTGGGATAGTCATGAACATATAGGAACCTATTATTTACTAATTTGATAGATATGGATTTTTTAGAAGATTTTGGATTATCATCTCTTCCAAATTGCATATATGTATTTCGAATTACAATGTTTCTGAATCCAAAATGTTCCAACACTTCTTTTATCTTTTCTGGATTATTTAGCAATTCTTTTTTAATATCTTCAAGCATATATCACTCCAAGTTTCTTATCTTATTGAATTCTATATTCTTTATATAAATGTTTTTGTGGTGCAAACTCTCCATAATATTCTTTTTCTGCTTGTAGTCTACTTTTTACAGCTTCCTTAAATGAATCTCCAGAATAAATTATGACTCTTTTACCATCAATATTTATTCTTGCAGTCCATTTATTTATCCTTTTATGATAATTAACACCACTTACACCACTTGTATTGTCTTTTCTTATAATGTGATTTTGATTATTTTTAAAATAATCGCACTTCCTTAAATTATTTTTACGATTATCTAGCTTATTGTGATTTTTATGATCATACATAAAATCTCCAAACAAAATATAATGCATTGGAACGCATTTATTATTTTCTATAATGGTGTATGCATATCCATTATTTTGATACCATCCATATTGTTTTACTAATTTATAATCTTCAATATCAAAAATAGTAGAATTTCCATTGCTTAAAAAACATTCATAATAATCTTCATGTAAGACATAATCATTGTGTACCTTCTCTTTCATTATCGATATATTTCTCGCATATTCTCTTCGTAGACACCCACACGACTTAGTATCTCCAGATGTCAGATACTCTCTTTTAACAGAGACTATATTCCCACATTCGCATTCACATATCCAAAAAATATGTTTTGGATGCGTCTTTTCTTCATCAAGTTTTATTACCTCTAATCTTCCAAATTTTTGACCAGTTAAATCTTTAAAATTATGCGCTCTCATATAATCACCTTATCTCTCCATGTTTAAAACGAGCCTGTGCAACTTCTCTAAAAATGCAATGATCTCCTGAAAATTTGAGCAAATATCCAATCCCTGTGTCTGAAGAGTTGGAACCGCTTCGTGTCTTTTCTACAAATAATGCTCTCCACACTGCATTTCTATCTGGTTTGTATTCTTCCTCTATCCATTTATCATTTACTTTTTTTAGTCTAAATGGACGACAATAATATTTACTTTTTTCATCAAGTTCTTCATCATATACTGTTCTCATAAGGAAAAGATTCTCAAGTACTTCTTTTATTTGTTTTGAGTTAGATAAAACTGAGCTGTCCAAAAACAATTTGCCTTTCATATATTCTGCCAGCTGTACAGAAGCCAACATAATGATTCCGTATTTTTTTGCCATCTTATCAAGCTCGCGACTATCTCTTACAAGAGATAAGTCTTGTCTCTGACCCTGAAAATCTCCGTCTTGAATTTTAAATGTATCGTAAAGAACCGTATCGTATCCATACCTCAATACATTCTCACGAATCTTCTTTTTAACGACACTCATATCTGCATCGCTGATTGCAATAAATTTTACTTTCCCCTTATAATTCTCTCTCCAGAACTTCTGAACATCAGATAACTGATCTCTACTTTCTTTGCTGATATCTCCAGATCCCATTTTCTTTTTTGTCAATTTGAAATATCGATTTCTCTTACCCAGAAGCCATACCATGAATTTAATTTTAAATTTTTTAATATTCTCCTCATTTGAAATAATCAATACTTTTTTGTCATAATATAGAAGCGCCATAATTACAGTAACCCACCATGTAGATTTACCGGCACTTGAGAATCCTCCCATCATAGTAAATGTGCCTTCTAACAAACCCATTGTCTGTCTGGATAAAAAAGGAAAACAATTTATTTCTTCACCATTTTTGTCATATCCTGCAATATCAAATGGAACTCCATTTTCTTCTCCACTGCTGCAGGACTCAATAAATTCATCATCGAAATCAATCTCTTCTTCCTCAATAATTTTGCTTGAATACCCAGTTCCATATGTACTCATCCTCGCTTCGTACCAGTCCGTCACTTCTTCCGCAGACATTTTTCTGAATAATTTCAGTGGAATAATTCTCTTTCCATCAACGTCAATTTCTTGCAGAAGTCCAAATCCATCATCGTGCATATGCAACAAAATATTCTCTCTGTACAAAATATCCGCATATATATCAAAATTATGTATATTGATAATGTCAATCTGGTGCTGAATGGTTTCCCATCCTCCCATATCCTCAAAACGATCAATCACTTCCTGTTTTAAATTTGACAAAATGGTAATTTCATCCAGAGAATAAAATCCCTTTTTTCGCAATAAATCGAGCATTGAAAAGTAAAATCGTCCATCTTTTGTTATAAAATCTTCTTTTTGGAATTTCGTATCATCAAGTAGCAACATATCCTTAAAGAAACAGCTAACTACATTCCCCTCTGCTTCTATTCTTTTCTTTAGAAGCTGTGCTGGATATTTTTCTTTAACACCTGTAATAAATTCCCTGTCTATAATTAGTCACCAACTTCCGCTTCAATATCTGATAAATTTCTTCTCTTTTTCTTTCTCTTATATTTCACTTCTGGTAAATCATATTCAAAGCATTTTTCATGCTCAACATTACTATTCTCTGATATATTGACATAATCAGCCAATGAATTTTTTAGAATAGCTGCGAAGTATCTTATTTTCCCATACTCTTTTGGAAAATCCTTTCCTTGAATTACTGATGTTAAATACATTTTATTTTCTTTTAAATAGGAAAGTAGCAGTTCATATCCAAACACATCTACCAGTTCGTTAACTTCCTTATAAATACATGTATTTGTAACTTTATAGCCGAAAATATTATAGATATAAGAATATGCTTCATCTTTCAATTCTTTGTTTCGCAAAATCTCATTATATTCATCTTCATTGCAGTAGTAGGTGTTCTTGCCACCCACTACTACTTTAAATGCTTCATTGCGTTCTACTTTTTTATTACATTTCCTGCATTTTACCAGCATCTATTTCTCCTATTTCATCATGTCGTAAATTTTCTTAAGTCCCTCTCTATCGACATCATTCAATTTTCCATACTCAGAAATGACTTCTCTCACAGATGCTTTTAAATCTGAATCTGTACATTCTTTGAACATCTTTCTAATTACAGCATCCAAGTTTTCCGGATACTCAGATACTGATGCCGTCTCAACTGCTGTTTCTTTTACAACATCTTCATCAAAAATATCGTCATCATTTTCAACTACTGATTCCTCCTGTACTTTAATCACAGGTTTCTCTTTTACTCGTTCAACAGATTTTGAAGGAGATTTCTTCATCGATGTTTTTGATTTCTCCATACCCTCTTCTACTGTTCTAATAAAATCTTCTGCCATATTTGGTTTATCAAATACAAGATATTCAGGAACCGCCCCATCAGCAAAACGACCGCCAGCATCAATCAGAGTTGTTCCTCTAAAATACAACTTTCTAACTTCATCAGTTGCATATTTCTTCGTTTTATCTCCAACTTTTTTCTCTTCTAAATCACGGTCAATAACACCTGTGAGTGTTACATCAAAGATATCTCCAAATGCAGCTTCATAATCTGCACCCATGTTTGAAGATAACTGCATGTAACCGTCCTCATCCAATCCACCTTTTTCCTTGATTGTTTTAAATTTAGTATGAGCAATCACCCACACTCCAAAGCCTGCATCCTGCAATTTAGCCATGTACGGTTTAATCAAATCATTTGCTGAATATTTTTCTCCTGCAGTATAACCTCCAAATGCAGCCTTAATTGATTTACATTTTTTACTTGGGTTTTCAATATTACTCTGACGGATCGTTTCAGCGTCTGCGAGGAGGGCAAGCTCGTCCCCAGTGTCAAAAGCAATCATTTCAATGTGATGTTCTCTTCCTTTTTCTTCAATAAGCCACTTCTGCAATTCAATCATATCTTTATATGTATTGACCTGGGTTACATTCAGGTTGTCCAACATCTTATATCCAACCTCATTGCCACATCCTACCAGAAGACCTCTTGATGGATCTCCATATTTTGCAAGGACTACATCTCTAAAAAGCGTAGATTTTCCAAACTTTTTTGTACTTCTAAGATAAATCGATAAGTTTTTAATATCCGGTTTAATTTCATTAATTACTGGTTTTACAAATGCCATATTTAATTCCTCCAATTGTATTCAATGTATTTGTGTTTTGTTTTAAGTTGTATAGAGGGTAATCAACCCTCCACTTTAAAGATCATCGTCATCATCGAATAAGTCTTCAGTTCCTTCTGGAAGAGTTTCTTCGATTGGTCTGATAACCATGTCTTCTGCTGTATAGACAGTTTCCTGTCTACCTTTTGTGAATCCCCTTGCTGGTTTTACAAGTTCATATTCACGAATTCTTTCACCGTAAACATTCGTACCAAGTTCTTCTCTAATATCATCCATTGTGATAAGACCACAATCCAAATCATATCTCTGTTCATCGGTAAGCATATCTTCTGTGATTTCTGTTTTCTGAGCACCGTTCAGCATATTCACAACAACTCCATACTCGTTAATGGATTCGTCATCTACTGTAAATTTATGTTTAAGTGATTCAACACGACGTTTCGCTTTCTGATCAGCATCATCTGCTACAAGTGGAATTGTTACAGTTACTGGAACTGGAATATTGCCTCGCCTGTTATTGTCGTATTCCATCATCCATCCATTCACATAGTATTTCTTTTTCTCTTCTGCACTCATGGTATCAAGACTTTCGCTATTAAAAAGAATATTTACCGTTGCTGTAGAGGATTCTTCTGCATCATCCGCTGCAAGATAAATTCGTGTTGGAACATATGATTCATATACTCGTTCTTTATTTTCTGAATATTTATATTCCCCGTTTCCACGAATGAAGAATTTTGAGTTTGAATACTTGCCACTATCGATAACCTTCTTAATGAATTCAGCAAAATCCCATTTTGTAATAAACTCATGTCTCTTCTTCTTGCTTTTCTCAAGAGCTTCTGCGATCTCTGATTCATTCTCAAGACCCAAATCTTTAAGTTCTTCATCTGTTAAATTTCTTCCTTCTTTAAGTCTTTCAGAAGCTTTCTCAAGACTATATCTTCTTCCTGGTTTCTCAAGATCGAAAATGTATTTTTTAAACTCTGCTACCTCTGCAATCTTCGGAGAAGTAAGTCTCTCTTTAAATGGGATAATCATTGATTCACCTTTCTTTTTATTTCCAGATTCATCAACTGTTGCTTTACTAAACGTGTACACATCACCATGTCCGTCTGAAAATGAACCATCATCTACAGACAACATGTGTCTATTATCTCCACATGTAACATTAAAGAGTAAACGTCGTTTCACCCATCCAGAATCATAAGTTTTTTCTTCCCATGGTTTAAACTTCTCTGTTTCCTTCGAGATGCTAAGTCTTCCTGTCATTTCAAAATTCATAAATTCAATCTCCTTCTAAATGTATATTTTTTATATGTGAACGACCGCGTAGCAGCCGGAACATAGAGTTACTAATATGTAAATTTCTATGTAAACCCCGAAAATGGGTGCATTTAAGAAACTGTCGCTCTTTCACGACAAATTTTAAAAATATTCAATTCTATAATTGTGATTTATAGAAACTATTGATTTGCAATTTTATATGTGAATTATCTTACTCAATTGATAATTCTCTTAGATCTGCAACTGTCAAATCAGTTACATAGAAGAAGTCTGTGTGTGATCCAAAATCTATTTTTAATTTATCATTCTCAAGATATAATCTTTGGTAATATGTCTTGAATCCTCTGTCTTCTAATACTTTATGCATATCTCTCCAAAGCTCTTTCTTGTTTTTCGGATGAGATATAACCTTAATCTCGTTTTTGTTTGTATGAAATTCCAGTTTCATTCGATTTTCACCCCCGACAAACGTAGCAACCATGCGGGTTCGTGAAATGCAAATTTTTGAATTTTTATATTATTGCACATCTTATTCGCCATTTTATTCTAATTCACTCCTGTCAATTCTTTGTCCACACTTCGGACAAAAATCATATTCATCATAATCAATTTCATAATGTTCATTACAGTTTGGACAGATCCATGTGTCATAAATTATATCTCCAAACTCATTATATCCATCACCTTCAATATCTGGTTTCTTTGACGTTTTGAGATCATTTAACTGTAGTACCTGCATAGGTGTCAATTTTGTATCTTCATATTTTGCAAGTTTTTCTAATGCATCGTATATGTATTCACATTCTTTTACTGGAATATCACAATTCCAACAAATACTACACGTAGGACATTTATCTTCTATATCTAAACTAGCTCCTAATTCTGTTCTATGTGTTAATCTACACACACCTACACATCCTGTCTTTCCATCCTGTCTTTCTTGTAAATTTGCAATTTTCCTTGCTAATTTCGCCTGTTCTTTCCAATCTTCTTCATCACAACATAACGAATATAATCCTTCATAATCATTTTCTTCGCATCTATCAAGACACATAAAATCTCCAGTATTACTCTCCCATTCAATAGGACAAAAATCACAATTGCATTTTGTGTATTCACAACAAAAACAATTGTTTGTTTCACAATGAAACCCTTTTATGTCACAATATTCTTTTTTTAAATAGTTAATATTTTGATAGCCTTTTTCTTTTTCAATCTTGTCAGCAATCCAATTCCACATTTTTCTATGCCATAAAATTGCTTCTTCTCTTGTTAATTTCATATTTCTTATTCTCCTTATGAAATAATGCTTCTTTCAATTTTTACTATCAACAAGTCAAGTAAATAAGTGCAATCACATAATGTATAATTTGATCCTGAATATATGTTATTTTATTCCATCTTGCTTTTAATGCGTCTGTTACTACATGAACAATAAAAATGATGGGTAGCTGCCATGTAAATCCAAACACAATATAAAATGGGACACAATACAGAAGACAGTGTACAAACAAGTGATACCAGTTCTGACCTTTTGTCTTTGCAATAAAATCACATTGTAAAACGTAGTCACCGATCAAATGACACATAATAATATTTAATATCGTCATATTTCTTATTCTCCTCTAATCTAATAATCCATCAAGAAATTTTGTAACTTTATAAACATCAAATTTAGATCCTGCTGCTTTAGGATGACCACCTCCACCATATTTTTTAGTAATCATACCCATATCAATATCATCTCTTATTGTCCTGTACGAAACCGAACATGTACTCATATTTACAATTGCAATATAATCGAGTTCTCTATTCAATTTGCATAGTTCGTTTCCTAGCTCGCTGATGTATTTATCTGCAAAAACAATTCCATACATATATTCTCTATCACATTTAACAATAATCATTTTATCTTTATCTTTGATATATTTTTCAATTTCATTCTTATTAAAAGTCAACATCAAGCTTGATTCTTCATCAAAATGAGGGAAACTACCAGATTCAATACTTCTAATACACCACGTTTCAAATCTTTCTCTTCCATATAAATACATCAAGTCATTTACATCTTTTGAAACGAGTCCGGCTTTGCCAAGTGTTGACCATCTCCATGTGTCGTAATCTGTTACAATTCTTACAAAATCACTTACATCCACATCTAAATATTTATGGTCAATCAGGTATTTACTAAATAATTCTGTACCGCTTGTCATAAGTCCTGTATCATTATTCTCTGTTTTAACAGTACACCAATCATATTTATTGAGTTCTAATGCTGTTTTGTGATGGTCAAATAATTTAAAATTATTTTCATATTCTCTATCAATCTCAGAAGCCAAATCATCCTTAATACTAATGTCTACAATAAAACATGTATCATGTTCTTTGTCCATCTTAGAGATATATTTTCTTACAAGATCGTCTACTTCATCGTAATTGCAATATGAAACATCTACATTTCTACCGAATGTTAATCGTGCCAAAATTCCACAACCAATTCCATCAAGATCAACATGTGTGAATAATTTAATCAATTACATTCTCCTTTCAATTGCTACTTCTAATAATTTTTCTTTTTTATTAGGACATTCTTCATCAATTACTAATCGTAATAATTCATTTAGTGTATTGCCTAATTCTTTGTTTTCTTTATAACCAATACTCATTAAATCATTGCCATTGACAGCTAAATCTTTAAGCGTAAAACATGTTTCTTCTCGTAGAACTTCTTCAAGAATCTGTTTAATATTATCGACATTGTCAATCCTATACTGTTCATAAGATTCTTTCTGTCCTAAAATATCTGATTTTCTAACTTCCAATAGTCTTCTAAACTGTTCTACTCCAATCTTATTGATCCATCTTTTCACATATTTTTTACCAATCTCAAAGGTTGCATCATGGTAATACACCAATTCAACCACATTATTTCTTGTTTCATTGTCAAATTTGAGACGTTTCATAATATTGTCTGTAATGTCTGCGCTAACTTTTCCATGTCCTTTAAAGTGTCTAATACCGTCTTCGCCATCTTGATATGAATAAGGTTTTCCAATATCATGAAAGAAAACCGCCAATCTAACAACCAAATTATCGGATTTACAATGTTCAATTGAATGTACTGTATGACTGTAAACATCATAATCGTGATATGGGTTATTCTGTTGGAATTCAAACATATCTTTTAATTCCGGTATAAACAATGCAAACACATCTTTATATAAAACCATTTCGACACAGAAATCTATTGACGTAGCGATTTTGCAAAATTCACTATTGATTCTTTCAATCGAAATATTCTTCAAATTTTTGTATTGTTTATCGATTTCATAACTTGTTTCCGGGGTCATTACAAATTCAAGTTGAGAAGCAAAACGAATTGCTCTCAATATCCTTAAAGCATCTTCTCCAAATCTATCTTTTGCAGAACCTACACATTGAATTTTTTTATATTCAATATCTTCTAATCCCCCAAATGGATCAATTAATCCTTCGTCATCATTATATGCCATTGCATTGATTGTAAAATCACGTCTCTTTAAATCTTCAATTAAACTACTTGTGAAAATTACTGAATCAGGTCTACGACTATCAGAATATTTTCCATCAATACGAAATGTTGTTAATTCATATGATTCTCCTTTTGCCACAACAGTTATAGTTCCGTGTTTTAAGCCAGTTTCAATTACTTTTTTATCCTTAAAAATCTCCAGCATTTCGTCTGGTGTTGCAGATGTACAAATATCCCAATCGTGAATTTGTCTTCCAATGATGCTATCTCTTACACAACCACCTACCACATAAGCGGAATTTCCGTGATTTTGAAGTGTATGAATCAACTCATTTGCATCAGACGGAATATTTATTTTCATTCAATTTTACCTCCATATTTGGTACTTCCATAAACTTTGATAGTAGCCCTTCATGATAAAATACTTTATCGTTTTCAGTGATTTCTTCTCTATTAAACTTTCTCAACACAAATGGTAATGTATAATTGTTTAAGCATTTAAATTCATATTCTCTTTCAATAATATTTCTAACTATTTCCTTATAATATCCATCTGTACCAGTAATTTTGTGTAAGTAAAACAATTCAATCCTGAATGGAATATTAAAACGTACGTTAACTGCCATTTCTAATATTTTTTGTTTATTTATACAGTCTTTATATTTTTCCATATCAATAACAATTTCATCATTAGAGAAAAACGCAATATCACTAGCGGAATATCCTAATTCATCAATAAGAACTTCTAGCACAAGATCCATCAAATATTTTTCATAAGTTACTTGTCTTCTCGGATTACAGTTTCCCAAAATGACCTGTCTAATGTATTTACTGTTTACTATATGTTTATTCTCCGTATATCCTCCAATAAACTTTTCCCATGTATCAGCATTGCTAAAAATACTTTTATCATAAAATTTCAATGCTGAAAAATTTGCTTTTCTCATATCAATACTAATAAACAGTTTCCCGTCATTTGATGATTTATAAATATCTTTGCTTGGAAGATCTTTATATTTTACTGAATATTTTCCCATATCTTCTTCATTAAATCTGTTGTAACCATCTGACAATTTTATATCGTTTATTGCAGCATCCTTTACTCGATTATATTCTTCAAGATAATCTTGCTCACACTTATATTTCTCTAATTCTCTCACGAAAATGTTCCATTTATCCAATGTGTTATAATAGCTATCATATAATTGGAGTCTATCTGTAAAATACGGTTCCTTAAATAATCTCAATGGAATATTACAATCTTTACAGAAACGTTCTTTTAATTTTTCAGAAACTTCCATTAAATATCTCCTTTCACAATTCGTTCATTTACATACATTTTGAACTCTTCAATTCTCTTGTAGTCCGGCGCACTCGGTAATGAAGTATTCTCTTTGGCATAATCAAATTTCTTTTCATACTCATTTAACAAATCATAAAATTCAGAAGTTGGTTGTCTGTTACTATCTAAGTATTCTCCGTTTCGTATACTCATAAGTAAATCATGTTCGTTTTCTCGATAAGTAACGATTTCTTCTTTTTCAAGAATATCAATGCACATCATGTATAATCTGATCAAATGAGCCATATGCTTTCCAAGTTTGTCCTTGTTCATTGCTTTTTCGTTTCGCCTACCAATTTTGTTATAACTACTTACAATAGCTTTCATCTCGTTCCACATACCAGTCCAATCTCTTAGTGGATAATGCTTTAAATCAAGATCTATAAAAATTTCAGTGTCATAGCCTTCCTGTACTGCTTTATCTGTATAAAGATTGAGCGATCCATCATTCATTGGGAAATAACGATTTTTAAAATCATAACTTGCATTATTAATTGATTTTAAAATGTACTCTTCATTTTGTGCTTGTCCAACTAATCTAGCAGCTTTGTTCTCCATACGTCGTAATTGGCTTGATGCGTATCCTGCAAAAGAATTAATACAAATCTTGGATAAGAACATTTTTCTATTATTTAATAATTCTCTCCCAACATCAGACAAATATAAATAATGCTCAGGTTTGCATCCTAAAATTTCAATAGTGTTAGGATTGTTTGATTTTAGTAATTGTAAAATTTTATTGAATGAATAAACTGTCGTATCTGTATCAATCTCTACAACCTGTTCAAAGTCTTTTCCAAGAAGAATTTCTTCTTTGTTGTTTAAAGCAACTCCTCTTAAATCAATATCACTAACATATTCTTTTGTATTAATATCCATTCCATATGCGTAACTACCACCAAGCGTAAGTAAAATAATATTATTGCCTAAGTGTTTATTCTCTTTTAAGAAATCATATTCTTGTTTCTTTATCGTTTTCTTAATATGTTTTATATTCATACTCTTTACCTATTATTGTATTTCTCAACTAAATGATCTCTTTCTTCCTCTGAAAGATTCTCCATATTTACTGTAATATTATTCTCCATAAATACCTACTCCTCTTCGTTTAAATCAATTTTTACATTCTTCCATTTCTTGTAAGCATCCAAATATAATTCATTTTTATCACCATTATATGTAAGTTCGTAATACATACCGTCAAAAATATTTGTGCTTAATAATGCTTTATGATTCTGCAGTGTCTTACAGTACCAGACTACATAAACATCTTCCTGTGTGATAAATACATTGTCTGTTTTGTCTACATTTTCATTGAAATAATTCACTACGTTTTCTTTGCATAAAGTAATAAACTTTTCACTACTCATAATCTTATTCTCCTTTTTTCTTTCTAAATTTCTTACAATTTCTCTTGTGTCTTCTAATATCTTCTTTAATTTTAAATAAGATTCACTCGGTTTATATTCTTCATCATGATCTCTTGTAAACGATACACATTTACCATTAGTCTTATCTTCTACAATTAAGAATTCACCTTTATTTTTAATAGCTTCAAACTGTTCATGCCAAACTTTTACATGTCTTACATTACTAAAATCTAACCCTGATGGCACTGACATATTATTTACCTCCTACGAAACGAAAGTTTCATCTTAATATTTTTCTAAATACTGCATATAGCTGTGACACCATATGCAGCTAAATTTATTTACGTTTTCTTCCAAAAAAGACCCCAATGCAAGTTGCCATTACGATACACACAATAAATACCCATATATTTAATACAATCATTTATTACCTCTTTTTCTTTTCATTTCTTCAATTGTTTGTCTTGCATTTCGTTCTCTCTCGCTTGCTTCAAGTCTCATGTCTTGAGCTTGTACACTAGAGTCAAAAGCAATTCTACTTCCTTCTGCTCTTCGCCTCGTTTTCTTGGCTCCTTCTCTGACTCTCTCTAGCATTCTTTCACTCTCATTATTCATATTCATACTGTCCATACTTTGATGGAGTTCAATAATCTGACTATCTGCTTCCATCTGGAATAAAACCTGTTCTTTTTCCTCTTTTAATTTCTGAAGATCTGAACTTGCCTGATTCCTAATTTCTTCCTGATGCATTTTAGCTTGTTTCATTTCTTCTATCGTATCTTTTAATACCTTGATTTTGTTCTCTACTGTTTCTTTTTTCATAGCATATTGCATTGCAGAATTTTCATCATTATTATCTAAACATGCGTTAATTTCTTTTGTGATACGCATAATTTCTTTATTCGCATTGTATAAATCCTTTTCTGCGCTGTCTAATCTTCCAGAAATCTCCGCATATGTTGTAGATGCTTTATTATAAAACTCTTCTTTATCACGAATAGCTGCATTGTAATAATCTTTTGCCCCTTCTGGAGTAGACGCATCTTGTCTCATTACTTCGTCTGTTCTTCCTTTTAATTTCACTCTTAATTGTTTTCCAAACGAAGAATTTAAGAAAATAACGACTAAAATAACAACGATTGCGACCAATACAATAAACATAAAATTTGTCATATACTTATTCTCCTATTCAACATCAATTCCGTATGTGCGACATAACGCTTCAAGCCCACCGTTATAACCACTTCCAACTGCTTTAAACTTCCATTCATTGTTGCGTCTATAAATTTCTCCAACAACAATCGCTGTCTCAGTAGAAAAATCCTCGCTCAAATCATATCTTAATAGCTGTTCTCCTGTTTCTTCGTCTAATACTCTAATATACGCATTTTCTACCATTCCAAAATTTTGTAACCTATTGTTTGCATCATAAATTGTTACCGCAACGGATATTTTTTCACTATTATTCGGCAAATTCTGAAGATTTACTTTAATTACCTCATCATCACCTTCTCCATCGCCAGTTCTGTTGTCACCTGTATGGATGACACTTTTGGTTGAGTTTGAAAGGTTTCCATAAAACACAAAGTCCTTGTCATTACCAACTTTTCCGTTTGCGCCTGTAATAAATACAGACGCATCTAAATCGAAATCAGATTCTCCATCATAATGATTTGTATCCCATCCAAGTCCAATAAGAAGTTTATGTAATGATGGTCGACCTTTTGTTAGATCTACTCTTTGTCCCTTCTCAAGATTAACAGACATTTCTCGCACCTCATTTCTTATCTGTAATTTTCTGTTAATTCGCTAATACTTTTATCTGTAGTTCCTGTTCCAATAGCATTGAATTTCCACTCATTATTTTTCTTATACAATTCTCCAAAAATCATTGCAGTTTTACCAGCGTAATTATCGGACAAATTGTATCTACAAATTTCATTTTTGCTAGACTGATCTACAATTCTAATAAATGCATTTTTAATCATCCCAAAATCTTGTTTTCTTGCATTACATGCATAGATGTTAACTACAAATACAATTTTACCAACATTTTCTGGCATATTTTTTAAGTCAACTGTGATCTGTTCATCGTCTCCGTCACCATCTCCTGTTAAGTTGTCTCCATGATGTAAAATGCAACCATCACTTGACCGGCGTGATCCGTAATAAATAACATCCATATATTTATCTTCGTTGCTTAAAACAATTGCTGAAGCATCACAATCAATATCATGTGTTCTACCAAACAATCCTTTTTTCGCCGCATCCCAACCAAGCCCCACAACTACTTTCTCAAGACCATTTACTTCTTTTGATAAACTGATTTTCTGACCTTTTACTAAATTTACTGACATATTCTTATTCTCCTTTTTAATTCTTTTTTTTCTTTTATACATTCAATCCAAAGTTCTTTGCAATAGCTACAAATCCATCATTATATCCGCATCCAATTGCGTTAAATTTCCACTCTCCATTTTTACGATATAGCTCCCCAGCAACGATACCTGTTTCAAGAGAGAAATCTTCATCTAATTCATACTTAAATAGTTCTTCATTTGTATCAGCATCATATGCTCTAATATATGAATTGGACACCATCCCAAAATTCTGAAGCCTATCTTCGGCGTTATAAATTGCTGCAGCAAAACTGATTTTTTCAATATTCGATGGAATCTTATTCAACTCTACTTTCATTGTTTCGTCATCGCCAGCTCCTTCGCCGGTTCTGTTGTCACCAGAATATACAATTGCTCCACTTGGATGACATGGCTGGTTATAGAAAATAAAGTCCTGTTCACCAGTTACTTTACCGTTTGCATCTGTTAAAAATGCAGATACGTCAAGATCAAATGGTGCATTCCCATCATATTTGTTCGTATCCCATCCTAAACCAAATACAACATTTTTCAATCCGTCATTTCCTTTTGTTAAATCAACTTTCTGACCCTTTACTAAACTAATTGACATATTCATGTTCTCCTTTTTAATTATTTGTTTTTGTAACTGCTTTTCTTACTAAATCAACTGGTATTACCATAAACGCAAGAACTACAATAATTAACCAATGATTGAAATCTAACGGTGTTACCTTAATCAATTCACCTGCAAAATTGCAAAGTATTACAGTAATCATAAAAATGCTAATTGCGATATATCCAAATAATTTATTTTTTCTAATTCCTTTTAATAGATTGAAACTATCTGTTCTAATATTAAATCCGTTAAACACTGCCATAAAACATAACAATGCGAATCTCGCAGTCATTGCCTCTACATCCGTTAAAAACATTTTAGAAATAGGACTAAGAATGATTACTCCATATAATGCAATAAAAGATATTGTACTAACTGCAATTCGTGTTTTGGCTCCCCTTATAAATAATCCGGAACCTTTTTTAATTGGCTCTTCATACATGTATTCTTCTTTTGGTGGCTCTCCTCCAAAAGAAAGTGAATTCAACGAATCCATAATAATATTTACAATAAGAATCTGTACCGATGCTAGTAATGATCCAACTGCTACAATCGGATACAACACACTCAAAATAAGTAAAGAAATGTTAATCGGTAACTGGAACTCTAAAAACATCATAATGTTGTGCATAAATGTTCTTCCTAGTTCTACCGCTTTTACAACTGAAGCAAAATTATCGTCTGTAAGCACAATGTCTGACGCTTCTTTTGCAACATCGCTTCCTGTTTGCATTCCAAATCCAACATCAGAACGTTTTAATGCTGGCGAGTCATTTACCCCGTCTCCTGTCATCGCAACAGATCTACCAATCTCTTGAGCTAAAGTAACAAGTCTCAATTTTGTATTCGGAGAGCATCTTGAAATTACTCTCAATGATGGGATAATTTCTTTGACATCTTCATCACTCATATTTTCGAATTCATCATTTGTGAGAGCTACATCACCATCTTTGTAAATTCCGCATTCTTTTGCTACCGCAATTGCAGTTTCAATACAATCTCCTGTAATCTCAATAACTTGAATACCAGCTTTATGTGCAATATTCACTGCGTCTGGAACCTCGTCCCTAACAGGATCAACGACTCCAATAATACCAAGTAATGACATATCTTCCGGTAGTTTATTCTCTTCTAACTTTTCATTTTTAGAAGACAACGCAATACATCTCATAGATTTCGTTGTCATTTCTCTAAGTTTATTCTGAATCGCTTCTTTGTCCTTAGATGTAAAAGATTTTCTATTTCCTTCCTCATCAATCATAAATGAACACTTTTCAATAATTCTCTCAGGCGCTCCTTTATAATATGTAAGGTTGTCCTTTGTAGTAAACGCTGAATATTTATTACTACTGCTAAACACTTGCTTGTCTAACATTTGAATATTCTTATTAATATTTTTGTATTCATCTGAATTAACTAAGGACATCATGGCTCTATCAATTGAATTTCCACCAGTAATCATCCCATCTTTGTCAAATGTAGAACTGTTGTTCAAAACAATGTTGTTTTTCATTTCATTCCACAATTTTGAATTCATATCAATTTCTTTTGTATTTGAACCAATAATTATCTTTGGAGTCATAACACCTGTTGTTAATGTTCCTGTCTTATCAGTACAAATAATGTCAACATATGCTAATTCAGGAATTTTACCTGGATTCTTGGCAAGGATATTGAACTTCTCCATTGTTTTTACGTTCTGTTTGGTAACAAGTTTTACAATTAATGGAAGTCCTTCCGGAACTGCAGCAACAACAATGGTTAATGCAACTGAAAAATTCTGTGCAAATTTCTGAATTAAATTGAAAATGTCATCCGAAAAATATTTTGAAACACCAACTTCCATAATTCCAGAAACGGTAAGAACAATAAACGTAATTGATGCTGCAATCGTTCCCCACTTAGAAATAAAGCCACTTAAATTATCTAACGCAATATCAAGAGCTGTTTTAGGAGCCTCTAGTGTTTGCATTTTTACCAATGTATCTCCATTGACTGTATTTACACCAACATCTGTGACAACCATTTTTCCTTCGCCGGACATCACGGTTGTTCCTGCAAACAAACAATTCTGATTTGTATACGCATCTGTCGATGTTGTTTTCTTATGAATATATCCATCAATCGGCGTTTTCTTACACTCTTTTGTTTCTCCATTAATTGCAGCATTGTTAACTGAAATTTTACCTTCCATAAGATATCCATCTGCAAAAATCTCTTGTCCCATTCCTACACAAACAACATCTCCCACAACCAATTCATCTTTATTGATTGTTTGCAATTGACCATTTCGTATTACATCACAATACCTAATAGATGTTTTTGCTCTTAATTCTGCTGCTGATTTTTGTACACCCAACCCTGTCTTAACCGCGATACAAGTTACAATTGCAAGAACAAACATAATCATAAGCGGTTCAGATAATTCCATTACACCTAAAAACCCCAACACCATTTGCAACATGGCAATTGCAATTAAAATCATAGTGATTTTTTCACATAGAGCATCTTTTGCAAAATGATACCATTTTTTTAATTTCGGCTCTGGTAATTTATTAGAACCGTACTTTTCTCTGTTTTCCACAACTTGTTCATTTGTTAATCCGTTCATCTTACTCTCCTTTTTCATTTTCTTTATGTAAATCACCAATCTCTTTCATGGCGCGTACATACGCTTCTTTCTGAATATTAATTGCTCTTTCACGTTTTTTCTTATCTCTTTTTACTTTTCGCTCATGAGCAAGTCTCTTTTTCATTGCTTCTTCATGTTTCTTATTCTCTTCTTCAACAAGTTTTCTATCATGTTCTTTAATTGCCTTATCGACCATCTTTACATATTTCTTTTGGTAAGAAAGTTCTGTTGCCATATGCTCAATTCCTTCTAATGTATATTTGTCTTTATACATTTTTTTTGATAAAGCAACAAATAAACCTCTCTGTAAATCAAACTTGTCCTTGTCATCACAAACAACTTTCTCCTGTGTGTTATCACTAAAATCAACTCTAATTACTTTATTTGGAAATAAAATTTCAAAACTAGAAATTTCAATGTTATTATTATCTTCGTATACAGATGATTTAGAAATTTCTAATCCAATTCCACTGCACATCTCCTTACATAGATTATAAGTCGTCTTTACTTTATAAAAATCTTCCTTCATTCTCTATTCTCCTTTTATCTATATGTTTTATAATATCTATAACAAAAATTAGTCAAAAAATAATAAAGCTATATACATATTAAATTTATTTCATTTTATTTAATCATAATTCCGAAAAATCAAAGTGCTCACCGCAGCTACACTCAACTGTTCCAAACACTCCAATTGATGTTGGCGTAAATTTATATGTATAGCTTCCGCCAATTGCCCCACCATATCTCATCTTTTTAGAATATTTTGTAATTCCATGAACTTTTTCTTCGTGTTCATTCTTCCATTTCTTAATTCTCTCATTTTCAATCTTTGTAATTGGGAATCCGCGCCGAAGATCTTCTCTCATATTATCTAACTGTTGATTCATCTTCTGAATTTCTTCATCTTTGCTATATTTGTCTGTCAGTCTTTTATTCTCTTTTACAAGACGGTCAATGTGCATGTCTTTGTTTTTACATTCATCCATAATAAAATCAACTGCGTCCTGAACTGTCCTACAAGTTTTCTCTGATCTCACCAGCATAATTAGTCCTCTTTTTTCTTATTCTCTTTTTGATTTACTCCAACATTCGCTATTTTATAAAGAATATCGTATAACCATTCACGAAAGCTACACTTTCGTGATTCAAATTTATCAGCTATGTAACAAAGTAATATAATTACAAATATAATTACAGGTGAAAACCATCCGCATAAACATATACATAATAAATCTCTTACATTAAAATAATCCTTTAAATCTTCTTTGTTATATTCACTTTTCCTTAAAGTACTAAGAAGCAAAAACAGCCATGAAAGAAAACCTACAAAAATCCACGATACAATAATCACTAAAATCCACCTCCGTTCTACTGCAGTATAAAACCAAGATTTAATTCATTTGACTTGTTCATTTGTTCTTCCTTACAATTCAATATAATTCCATCTTTTCTTATCTTCGTATTTCCACTGGATCTGTCCCTGGTAAATTCTCGTCTCGATATTTACTACATTGTCCATACCTAGGATAAATTCTCTATAAGAATCAATATCTCTTTCTGACAAATCATGAATCGTTTTAAAAATATCTAAATTCTTACAAATATGTTCTACTGACCACTCGTAATCTGTTAATGAAAGCTGTCTTTCAAATTATTCTTGCACGATTACATTATTATCTTTAGGATTATCTTTTACATGTAGTTCTGCATAAACTTCATAGACATCCGACTTAAAGAATGAGTTACTGTAAACAAGTCCATCTAATAAATTCACCGCACAATTTTCTCCGATATCTGAAAGTTTCATATAGTAAGTTTCTCTGAAGCAAAATACATGTCCTGATTTAATATTCATTACATTTGTCATCATTTTCTTATTCGATACAATTTTCATATAATCAGTCATCCTTCCTATTTTTATAAATGACACCATTTATTTACTAAGTCCGCCTGCTTTTCTGTGAGTTCTGTAAGAAGAATCTCATTTAATAAATCAAGTTGCAATTCAGCCATCTCTCTACAAATCTCTCCGCACTCTGGCTCCGGTTTTTCGCTACATTTTTTACATGCTCCTGTACAAATCTTCATATTTAAATCGCTCCATTTCTTTCTTCTGTTTCTGAATCTTAATTGCCTGATCACAAATAATCTCGCGTAAAATTTCAATATCTTTTTTATGCATGTCAGTAGATGTATTTGCCATTGTATTTGTTTTTATCAATGAACAAATACACTCCATACATTCTGTCATATCATCAACAGTAATATCTGATTGACATCCATTTTCTACCATTAAATATAATTCACTCAAATTCTTGTTATATTGTCTAATTGTATCTAAATTTTCTTCAGATAACTTTCTCATTATTCACACCTCGCTTTATCACACTCATGAAATCTTAATAACATGTTATATTTTTCTTCGCCAAATATGTTTTTCCATTTATTTTTAGTTTTTTCCGTGTTCCAATTAAAAGGCATCATGTGATAATTAATTAAAAAACAACAATCTAACAAAAAAACATCGGTATTATATTCTTCAAATGGATTATACAATGTTGTTAAAACACAATACGATCCGACATTTTCATGTCCAAAATAATGAGCAATCCCATTTTCATCAATCGTCTGCGTGTACAATTTACCAAAATCATGTATTTTTGCACCAAGAAGAAAACCGCTTTTATATACATCATAAGGATGAGCCAAATCTGAAAACTTGTTATATGTAAAATCACAATGGTCTTCTAAATACATATTGTGGTGCGGATTTTTTTGATCAAATCCTGTCATTGATATCGTAACTGCATTTGGAAGGATTTTTCCAGCATATGTATATCCCACATCATGAATAACAATTTCACTAAATCCTTCTTCTTTAAAAGGAATTTGAAATCTTCTTAACTGCTTTTCGAGTACATATTCTGGTACTGTATGTTCTCTATTCTTATTATCTTTAACACAATCTTTGTATTTCTTAGGTACAATATAACAAATCTTCTCAACATCCAATTTTTTCACGTGCTCAACAATCGCGCGTCGTGACTTTATCGTGATATTCGTTGCATCTGCAATTACATTTTTATTCTTATTTAATGATTCTCTTATTCTCTTATTAAAAATATTAAACACTTTTTCATTATCAGATTGATTTTGGCATGATCCAAACAATTCTTCTCTAATTGCATCTGAAGATACAATCTCTGCATTATATTTGACAGCTAAATCTTTTGCAATGCTGGACTTTCCACTTCCAGAAAGTCCACACATAATAAATAATTTGGGTTGCATTTACATTGCTTCCTCCATTAATTCTTCAGCCTCTTCCATATCCGGAACATCTGAAGTGTCTTTAATAATTGATTCAATTACCTTAAACTCAAACACTTTGTCCTTATAAGCTGTAAATGATTCTCTATTATCAATACGTACAACCACACCTTCAGCAATATGTGTTCTTCCAATTTCATCTGCCGGCATACCAGATAAATATTTATTTACTCTTTCCATTAGATCTTCTTTTGTTGTATAAATAAATTTTTCTAATTCTGGAACATATTTTACACCAAGTTTATCACACCAAATTTTAACCACTTCCCAAGGAACTTCCATTACTGTTCCATCACCGGTTGTCATAGTCATACGATAAACATACATCTCAGATTCTCCTGGCTGACAACCATAAGAAAATGTTGTCTCTTTCCCAAACTTCTTTGTAAACTCTTTATCTTTGACTTTTGAATTTGATGCAGAACCCATAATTGGTGTAGTCTCATTTACATATCCTACAATTTCGTAAAACACTTCACATCCTTCAGGTAATTTATCCTTTAATAAATCGTGATATTTTTTTCTGAATGCATTATCAGAATAATATCCATCTGTGCCATTCAAATCTTTAATTACAACTCTTCTACTTCCAGACACAACAGAAATTTCTTTTGTCTGTTTCTGTCTCATATGTAATAATTCTCTCAACTTACTATTTTTCTTTGTAATTTTTAATGTCTTAGCAGTACGAGCAGATGTTCCATGAAGCTTACGTGTAATATAGACTGTATCACCAGGCTTAAAAGAATTTAAATTATATGCAAGCTGCGCAGTATCTTTATGTTCTTCAAAAAATGGATAGGAAATATTTTCTTTATACTTCTCTTTCTTTTTATTAGAGTGTTGATCAGCACATTATAATATGCCATTTTCAGAAAAATAAATAGTGCAGAAATAATACGGGGATCTTCCATCCCCGAACCCCTGGAATCCTTGTTATAACAGTAATAGAAAAAATTATTACCGTTATAACAAGGCTAAAAATGGGATATTTTAATTTTCCGAATTCTGCAAATTATGGCATCAAATAAAATGCGTTGTAACAATTAGAGTTAATATTACTTCTTTTATTTCCTCTTGGAATATACTTTTTACAAATTTCATGTCCTCTAAGAACTGTAATTTGATCTCCATCTTTCAGTTTATTAATATCAGTATATTTCGAAAGTGTATCAATTGGTAAAATCAGCCCTTCAGATTTTTCACCTCTTAATCTGATTGCAGTTACATTTCTCTTATTTGGATCCATATAACCACCAACGTTATTTCCGTTCTCGTCCTTTACTCTCACGAGTTTGTTGTCATTTGCATACTCTTCAGAAAGCTGTCCTTCAGACGGAAAGAATACAACCCTCTGTCCATCTTTATAACTCAAATCCACAATCACATTCTGTCCGAATACCTCTACACACTGTAAACGATCAGCATTGCTATGTTTTCTTAATCCTTTAAGTGTTGTAATATATCCACAATACATAATTACTATTCCTCTCTTTCATATTCGTCTACTTCTCTACATATCTCCCTATAATAATCAGATGTTCCATTTTCATATTTATCTCCATCATCTACATCTTTACAATATGGACATATATATCCTTCTCCGTTTTTAATAAGGATATCTGTTCGCATTAGCATCCCGCATTTATCACACACATCTACATCTTCAAATTCAACATCAAGTTCTCTTTTGATAATATCAATCTTATATCCTAGGATGAATTCTTTCTCAATTAAAACCCCAATTATTTCTGAATCAAAAATATCTGAATCATACCATTCCAGTGAATTTCTATAATCAAATAATTTCTTATTATCTGTGTCAATACAAGCTTTTCCAAAAGCTGCATACCACGAGCACGTTCCCGTCACATACTCAATTCCTTCGTCTGCAAAGTCGTACGGTGAAATTCCTGCAATTCGAATAAGTTGATATAAAAATTCATTCAAAAAATCATCTGTGATCAAAATTTTAATATCTGATGGAATTGTATATTCAATATGTACACTATCTACGCTTCTTACTATTGGCATAAATTGATTCTCCTTTTATCTCAACATCTCGCATATTCATCTACAAATTTCTTCATTACTCTCGAAACATGTGGCTGAGAACATCCAGCAATTTTCATTATTTCCACTTGTTTATATCCTTGTAAAAATAATGAGATGATAGGTTTATGTTTTTCTTTCATTTTATTAAATGCATTTCGAAGAGCAACTTTATGAATGCAATCGTTCTCAACATTTTGATCTGATTGCATTTTGTCAATAAATTCTACCTTGTTCCCGGATTCATTCTCGTACTCTGTGTTATAATATAGAATCTCATTTTTGGGGATTGTCCTCTGACGTAACTCTTTTTTCTTTTCGCTATACACTTCATTAAACATACATTTGAATGCATATGTAGAAAATTTGGACGTTCCTTCATTAAATGTTTTCGCTGCTTTACACATTCCAATTGCAGCCAAATCATACCAATCTTCCATATTTAATTTTTCTTTCTGTAAAAATCTATAAATCAAATTATGATTGTCAGTTACTAACTGTTTTTGATAATCGGTCATACTATCACCTCGCTTGTTTTATATGCTATTCAATCTACCACCACAGTTAATCCACTCTTTATATTCTCTTCTGGTTTACTCCACTCTTCATATTCCAAGACTGTATCATCTTCTTCATAGGTGTCTCCATCCATGGAAATCAGTTTCCCATCCTTACTCGCAGCGCAACCGATGAATATGGATTTTCCGTAATATTTTTCTTTATCTTTTGGAATCTTTAATCTATATGAGATGTAATCGTAATCTTTATTTTTAATCAGATCTTTAACTGTCAAAATATTCTTTCACCTCATCGAATCCTTTATAAGTTATTCCTTCTTCAATTGGTTTTAAAAAATCGCATAAAAATTTTAAAATTTTCTTACAGTCATCAACTGTTTTCACCTTATCCAAATTCAACTTTGGAGTATAATATGTTCTTGTATTGGACAAACCTTTTATATTCTCTTCCTCTATATCTTTGCTATGATCAAATGCTCTTAATTCTTCTTTTGATAACCATTTAATCCATGCACCACAATCACTACAATACAATCCCGTATTGTTACCCTTTTGATCAGTATATAAATCTGTGCTGCCACATTTTTTACAACAATTTTGATACATTTATTTTCCTCTTTTTTTTATGAAACTATTCTTTCATTCATCTTATTACAAAAAAATAATATCTTCGTATTCTCCTGTATAACATGGCATGATTACTGTATTAAAAAACTTTTTATCAATCCTCTCATCACACCACATTTTCCCGGATCTAAATCCTATGAATGATTTTGATGCTTCCACCCAGATTAATTTTGTTCCGTCTGTAAATTCTGTTCGTAATTCATATTTACTATGAAATTTTTTAGAAACAATTTTACCACATGTTTTCTCAATTCCTGACATAATATCAATCGCTCTATAATAATCAAACCCAACAACAGCCCATTTTTTTATCAAACATTTTTTTAAATCCTGGTTCATTATCTTACTACATCTCCATTACTTATTTTGGAATATCTTTGTTCCAACTCCTTCGACTTCAACTTGACAAACTGCTTGTCTTACAAAAAATTTATCGCAGCACTTATTAAACCATTTCTCAATTTCATCAAAGTTTCCATAATCTCTCAAATCGCCAAATACTGACACAGTTGTTGAAGCCATACATGATTTATCAGGATTATGCCATATGCTCATCTCCAACGTTCCTTCTGATCCCATTGGAAGATATTTATGTTTGTCTTTTACCTCATAATTCTCATCATATTCAATATTGCTCATACCTCTGTAATCAACTTGTTTTCCAAAGATATCAATAATTTCTTCATCTGGTATTTCGCCAATACTATTTAATCGGAAACTTGCATTCACATGTGTCCACTGACTCATAATTTTCACCTCTTAAAATTAACCTTTCATTAAATCCTTTTTACTTACACCAAGAACTGTTGCAATTTCTTTTAATCCACATGGACAAATCATTAATTCTCCTGATAATATTCTTTCAATGTCATACCTTGAAAAAGATGTGTTTAATACAATATCTATAACCGTTACACGTTTCTCTTCCATATATCTCATTATGTTACTTGCAATTACCATAATCATTAACCTTTCATATTTTCTATAAACTCTTTGTATTGTCGTGTATACTCATAAGAATCCTTAAATATGTTACAAATAGCCTTGTAAAGTTTTGGTTCATATTTTTGAACTACTTCTAATTCGTTCTCAAAATCTCTTCCAAATGGACATCCTGCACATCCAGTTCTTTTCAAACCATATTCTGTATAACATTTACTATGTGTAATTCCATACGCATTTTCATAATCAATCTTATCTTGATCTCTGTACCAGAAAATTGGTCTGTAATTATCATAGTCACCAGCGGTATCATCAAAACAGTTTTTGTATGCTGTTGCTCTAGCACCACCTTCAGATTTTCTCACACCTATGATATGCAAATCATATTTATTTTCTTTTAATATTTTATTCGCAACTTTCTTTTTTGCGTAAGCACAACACTTGTTTGAAATCTGAAATACTGGTGGATTTTTAATCATAAATTCTCTCAACCATTTCTTATTCTTTATATTAAATTGAGAATTTTCCCCTTTAGTATTGCACCACCATTCAAGAGCAGATTGACACTTAGGATATTTTTTTATTAATACATCAAAAGATTCATCTTCCCATTGAAAATTATGTCGTTGTAGTCTTTGTATAAATTCACTAATATTTTTAGAAATGAATGGTTTACCATGTTCTTTACAAGCAATAGGAATAGGCTTAATTGCTTTTTTGCGAATAAATCTTATATTATATTTTCTCTCAAGATATTCCAAATGGTCTTTTGTTGCTTGATATTCAAGTCCAGTATCAAACCAAACGTAATCAACCTTGTTGTCTTTATCACATCTCCAAATAATATCCAACATGATATCGCTATCAGATCCACCTGAGATGCTGCATAAAATTTTGTTATATTTAGGACTATTTATAATCGCCCATGCTCTAATAAGATTATCTAAAATAGTTTGATTTTTGGGACAATCTTTGATTAACTCTTCAATCGAACTTGCCTTTTGTGGAATATAATTTTTCAATTTTAGTTCACCATAGTAGCTGCGCAGCTTTACTCACATGTGAACGTTTGTCCTTCCTTTTGTTTTATAATTACTGTTTAAATATTCTCTTACAAATTAAAAAGTTTATAGTCTTCCCATTGGTATCCGCTTCCACACGGAACAATATTCGAATACAATTGAGAAATAGTCGTGTTATTAGCATCAATCCACGCTTTTCTCCATCTATATCCTCTTGCTCCGGCATTAGGATTAACTGTGATCCATTCTTCACCGTCACTGAATCTAATTTCTGATCTGATATAACATGATTTTGAGATGCCTTTAAATACCGTTTCAATTCCAGATTCGTTTTTATCCTTTTCGATTTCTAACAATTTATTTATCCCAACATCCATATCACTCGTATAGATAATACATTTTACAATTTGATTACTACATGCTCCTTGCATTTAATTCCTTCTCCACTTCTTCCCATGTAAACTGTTCTGTAATAAGTTCATGAGTATATTTTTCCCAAATTGTTTTATAATCAACACCCATTAGTTGGCTCATTTCGATTAAAGCATCGACAACTTTATTGATCTTAATTTCTACCATCTTCTTCTCCATTTGAAAGTGAATTTCTATTTTATTCTTTTTCTGTAAAACTAATCATTCTATTTCCATCTTTCGTTGCATATACAGTAATATATATATCTGCTTTTTCAATTTCCGTAATTAATTTATCTTCTAGTATTTCTACTTTATAAGTTCCATCATCATTTTGATAAGCGTGAACTTCCCTTTTGCTGAACTTAGCCAATTTCTCTTTATCATCTACTTTCGTTGGTGATAACCATTCAATATAACAATACGGAATAATTAAAATTTCTTCAGAATCTTTTAATTCAAAATAAAAATTATGCTCTAGTTTGCCTACAATTGATGCAGTAAAATACTGTTTAATTTTAGTTTTATATAATTCCTCCATCATATATCTTTCTTTAATCTTTACGTCATAAAATATTTTTTTACTTTCTTGCATTTAATCCACCTCTTATTTTATGAAATCCATTTCACCATTTTCACAGAGAAAATTATATTTATCTATCCACCCCTGTGCGGATAAATTGCCACATCTTTTCAATTGTTCTTTATAGCTTCTATTAAAGACAAGTCGTGATATTCCAAATTTATACTCTGCAATTGTTTGTATCATTTTATATGTAAGAATAGCGTTTTTATTAGACAGTCGTCTGATTCTAGGATCTGAATATGTAAACGCCTCAGTATTGTCTTCTACTCTTCTTTCATCAGTCAATGATCTATCATATAGTTCTGTTGTTGCTATGTAATAACATGTTAATTTAAAACATATATCCTCTATATCATCTCTGGATATTTGTTCTATATATTTAGTAGTTGGTTGCTCATCAATCGCTTCAACAATAAGATCTACTGGAAATGTTTCGCGTCCATGATTCATACTTGCTCTTAACGAATCAACCAACTTATCTGCATCAATCAATCTTGTTTTCATTTTATATCCCCCTTATGAAACGTGAGTTTCAATCAAATATCTCTGCAATATAATTATCTTTTTGAACTGTTGTTATTGTATTGCTACATCCGTCTGTCCTAAATGTATATTCTCTCATATTGCATCTGCGCTCTTTTATTATTCCGGATTCGTATTCTTTTCGTATCTTCTTTGCATATTCTGTTCTTTGATATTTAAGACAGAAATATTCTTTCCCACAAACAGATTTTACTCTGTCTGTGAATTTATAAAATTTCCGGAATTAATATCCTCATATAACCTATCAAGTGCAATCTCAAATGCGCCAACACCTGAGAAAAAACTACTCAATTTCAAATTATCAAACAAATAAGGCATAGCTTTATAAAGCTCTACATATATGTAATAAAGAACATCTACCACAATTGAATTGCCTGCCTGCTTATACAATTGACTATTTGAAACTCCTACTTTGTGTGCTGCGTCAAAATCTTTATCAGAAAATCCCATAAGTCTGAAGCACTCCTTTGGAGTTAGTTTGCGAATACGGATTGGAGATTCAATCTTACAAATACCAGTTTCTGTCGCAGTAATAGTTGGACTAATATTCCCATCATCCTGGACTCTACCTCTTCTCGTTTTGCTATCTGGATAAGACAAATCTGCAACACCACCAATTTCACATTCGATATATCCCTGTTTTGTTGCTTGTTTGATTGCAACTTTGTTTCCTTCTCCTTTATTCGTAGTTAATGTTGGAGACAATCCATTTTCCGAATAAACAGACCCATTCATACCATTACCAGATGGGTTGATATTCCCAATTTTTAGAACAGCAGTTCCTTCAGATTTTCTGTTGCTAATTCCTCTATCCTCTCTCGCTGCAATGCAATTTGCATATTCGATTAACTCTGGTTTATTATATGATTTATCAATTCCACATAATACATGTGGCTGTCTTCCACCACCTTGCATAGTCGTTAAAGTAGGACTAATATGACTATCATCCCACACGCCTCCGGCATATCCTGTTCCGAAATCTTCTCGATTTACATTTCCAATAAATTTAGGTTGGTCAATTTCTACAACTCTTTTATCACCACATGAATCAATTGTTCTTAATGCACCACATACATCATTTTTATAAGTTCGAAGCCCCTCATCTTCTCTTTCTTCACACACAAATTTATCATTTTGACTTTTCTCATATTTACTTTCAATACTCGATATAAATTTTTGGGTTTTCTCATCAGAAATATAGAACTTCTCATCGACTTCATCTTCCAATAAATCCTTCAATCTTAATCCATTATCAAAAGGTTCTGGAAATTCAAACTTACCATTATCCAAATCCTTTTTAATAAATAACAGATACACACGTTCTCTGTTCTGTGGAATTCCATAATTTTTAGCATTCAGAACCTTCCAATATACGTTATATCCATATTCTTCTAATTCATCAGTAAATAATTTAAATGTTGTGTCTTTAAACTGTTTTCCAACGATATTCTTTACATTTTATAAATTCCAAAATTAGGTCTATTTGATCTAACTACTCGTAAATATTCAACAAGAAGAGATGATCTTGTCTTTTCAATATTTTTACTTCCACAATTCGGACAACAATCTCTTTTACTCCAATGAACTGTTAATGGATTATATTCAAAATGCTTTCCATTATCATCCACACAATCTTTACAAGTCCACACAGAGCCTTTTTGTTTACCAGCCACACTGAAATCCTGGCACGGTGATCCTCCACAAATCATATTAAAATTATCTAACTCAGTTTCATCAACCTTTGTAATATCGCCAAGATTTTTACTTTCATCAACATTATGAATAGCACAATAACTTTTTGTTGCATATTTATCAAATTCACAAAAATTTACAAGTTCCCACTGTTTATCTGAATTATATTTTTCATTTGAATCAGATCAGTTGCAAATGGTCTTATTACATAGATATTTAAGAAAGGACAAATGAGTAATCCTAGGTAAAATGTGTGTACACACCTCTTATATAGAGGTAAATGGTAGAAAATAAGGATAAAAAATATATTTTATTTGACGTTCATGACCGTCAATATTTTATTCTCTGTTACTAATTAATACTTCCCTCCAAGCTCGTATAATAATAAATGTCTTGGAATAGTACATATCTTCGTTCCGTCCGGGAAACGCAAGAAATTTTCGTTGTTAATACTCCGCTCAATTTCTTCTTCTGACGCTTCCTTAATTTTAAAATATTTAAATTCTTTTAATTTACATTCTAAATCATCGTCCATACAATACCTAATAATCATTTTAATACTATTCTCAATATTCTCTTTTGTCGCAATAATATGAGTTTGGACGTATTTCCATTTACACGACCCTTTATATTTATATTTCATACCCACATAATATAAATAATGTTTCATATCTTATATCTCTCCATTCTTCTTGTTATTTATAACTTTTTGTTTTTACAGCTCGCAAAGTTTAAATTAATTTTCTCCCACATACTGGACAATAATTGATTTCAAGCTGCTTATTTCTCCATGGTTCCGGAATCATCCCCAATGGTCTTTCTATATCCAAAGCGTAATATTTCCTGTTATCCGTACCTTTGCATTCATACATGTTAATTTCCTTTAATTTTGTATTTATACGATTGCAAAACTCACAACACATTATTTACATCACCACATTTCTAAAATCCTGTCTGTTTTGTTTCAAAATTGATATTACCTCTTCCAACAACAATTACAGAATCATCTTCCCACTTTTCACCTTTGCTATAAAATTCTGTATCGTTTTCATATACACCCTCTGTATGAATAATTTCAAAATCAATTTCTCCATCAAAATCTTTAATTAATGTTGTTGTCCATGGACGCTCAATATGGTAGTTAAAATCTGGATTATATTTCAAAACTTCATCTAGCAAAAATACTCCAACCATTCCAGAATCTGCACAGAACTCTCCAAGTTTTTCATGTGTATCTGAATTGTAAGTTGTGCAAGACCAATCACCATACAACGTATCTCTACAGATATAGTTTTCGATTCCTAACACTTCCATATCTTCTCCATAGTTGCATAGTTTCCAATCAGAAACATTATTTTTTCTATATTCCTGAAGTGCTGCTTCATATCTTTTATTCTCTTCTTCATACTGTTCAGATTTATGAATCCATTCTTCTAATAAAAACTCTTCTGGAAAACCAGTATCTTCTTCTAACGCTTTAATTTCGTTTTCATCCATTTTTCTGTAATCTGGATAATATTTCTCTCTACTATGAGAAAAATAATCTTTTGCTTTAGGATATTCTCCTACCTCTTTCTTTTCTTTGCAGATATAACATGGATCTGTGATAATAATATTTTCTTTAAATCTCATCTTCTCTCCTTCTCACACCATTCAAAAAAGTCATACATACCGTGATTTCTAATACCATCTGATTTTCTTTTCAAAAACGGTATTAACTCATGCATAAAACTATTTACCCCACCAATATTCAATTCATAAACATAATTTGAGAGCGCATAAAAGATATACTCTGCAACATCTTTTCTACCGGCTGCTCTTGATTCCGCTTTCATTTCATCAAGTTCTTCTTCTGATAGCTCGTAAAACACCTTAGAACTAACAATATTTTTCTCTATCTTTTTCAAAACAAAAATTGCCTCAACATACTATTTGAAAATTGTATTTTATCTTATCAAATCTAAATATTTTTTCTTTATATCATCATCAGTCATTTTTGTTACTACATGACTATACGGATTATACAACTCATCATCTTTTAAATATCCAAATATTTCCCTACAAACTTTTACAATCTGATCTTTAGAACTTGTTACATCATAATTTTTATCAACTTCTTTTTGAATATGTAACACATTTCCAATAATACTAATAGAATTCAATTCATCTTTATTTTTAATATCAAAATTATTTGTACATTTTTTATCAATTACCAATGATTCACAAGATGATGCTCCATACTTAATGTCAATAAAATAAATCGGAACAATTTTTGTCACATCTTCAATCGAATATGCTTCTTCTATTACTAAATTTAATGAACTGTGATTTACATAAAATTCCGCATCATCCTTATTGTTAAAAATTGCTCTCGCAACATGTAATATATCGTTGTTGCCACACAATACAGACTCTAAAACTACATATTTTTCATCAAAATTAAAATCGAAATTATTCATCTCTTGTACTACTACACTTACATCATTATTACCATTCATCCTACTTCACCACCATTAGTTCGCATCCGCCTCAACCTCGTCTTTCAAAACGAACTCATAATTACCGTTCATATCTGCTCCAATGTCTAAATAATCATCTGCATCAATTTTAACTACATCTGCATTAATTACTCGCATTGCTTTTAAAATGTATCTATCATAATGTCCTCCTGGAGTAATAGTAGTTATAATATTGATATCATTTTTGTCTATGCTATATGGACATTCTTCCATTTTATTTCTTTCATTGTGCATATATCCATAAACTCTTATTGTATCTAAAATTAATCCTTCTACATTTTTTATAAAAAGTTTCCCGATAAATTCTTCGCTACTATAATTCACTTTTACAAGTTTATTTTTCTCTATTTTCATTTTCTACTCCTTTACATGAAACAGACAATTCATCACGATTTTCTTCAGTTTTATATCTGTCTGGATTACTATATTTATCTCCAACATCAAGCATATCAAAATGAAAATCCATATACTCTTCATCTTCAATATCTTCTAAACAAAAGAAATCTTCAATATTTTTCTTATCTGCAATCACAATATATAGGTTTCCACTTTTACTCAGATATATTTTCTGTGCTTCATTTTCATATTCGCTATCACCAAACCAAGTAGTATAATAATCATAATATTCCCTACGAGGTTCTCCCCCTTCTTTTACATAATCTTCTTCTAGTTCAAATTGGATACTTGTTATATCTCCATATTTTTTAAATCTATCAAAGGTCATTTCTTTAAAATCTTCAATATGGTTTTGTCCAAATGCATATCGTTCTTTATTCGCATCTTTATGTATTTCGATCGCTACAATATTTGCAGAATCCATCTTTTCTATTGAATTAGATGCAATTCTTTTTATAGAAGTTTTTAAATCATCAACCAAAAAATATCCTATGTATTTCCCTTCTATTTTTATGGAATCACAATTTTCAAATATAAATTCTATATATGTTAACTTCAACCTTTATCCCCCTTTCGCATATTTTCAAACAATCCTAACCCTTAGTAGCTACCTATTCTTTTTATCCTTTCTGATTTAATTTCTATTTAATAATTTTCTTTGTCGATATATTTGAACATTTCTGTTTTACCATCAAAAACAATTTTCACTAAATAATTTGTGCCGTCTGCATATATATATTTACGAGAAAGAAGATCATCATTTTCTATTCTGTATTCAATCCCAAAAGATTCTACCCATAGTTCCCATTTCCTTAAATCTGTCATATTTTTAATATCCGTCAATGTTTCAAAATTTCTACAAAGTTTCATAACATTCCATCCATCACTATATTCTCTTAGTGTGTATTTTTCAGATAAATTATGATACTCAAGCCATTCTGAAACCGATTCTCTTAAACCATCTTCGTTAATCTCATATGCTCCTCCGTTATCAGAACCATGTACAATAGCTTCTCGTATGACACTGTTAATTAATTCGATCTCTTTTTCTTCATTAAATTCATACTCATTTCTTATGCTCATTTCTTATTCTCCTTCATATCTATCCGGTAAGTCCATCCAAGCAATTACCTTACTCATAACTTTCATTTTTCTACCGCCAGTTCCATATGAAAACCATTTAATTTCATATGACTTTCCTCCATAATAAAATCTTTTTTCGCAATGTGCGACAAACATATCTCCGTATTTGGTCTGAATTAAAACCTTCTGGCTTTTATGTACATATTTATCTACTTCTTCTAATTCTGGCAGTCCAACTTTTTTTATTGAAATCCAGTTTTTATTTAATAAATCTCCTACATTTAATTCCATTTATACTTCCTCTTTAGTTCTTTATATTTTTTCATTGCTAATTTAATTTGTTATATTTACATAAAATACAATTATACTTCTCAATAAAATTCATTTTATTATTTCCTTTTTTATAACTCATCAAATTCTTTCTGATACTCAATCATCTTTTTCTCTAACCACTCAATTAATTCTCTTTGGAATCTTGAAGAAAGAACTTCATCTTTTCTAAGTGGTGTTGAAATTGTAATCCATGTTTTGTCTTCTTTTGCTTTGCGTAAGTGATAATTAATCAACCAAATATCATCGTTTAGTTGCATTGCCTTTTTGTATGTTTCTTTTACCATATACTTATTCTCTTTATAATACTTCAGTAAGAATCCTAAAATCTTTAAATGTGTTATTTTCAATAGTTACTTCGACTGGTTTATTAAGTAGCTCAGATACATAATTGACTTTTGCATCTTCTAATATCCGGTCAATGTATTCGATAGTTTTAGTGATCGCTGCTTCGCGGTTTAAATCTTTCCAGTTACATTCCGGACTAATATTGACTGTATATTTTCCGCCGTCACCAATTCCGCTACTTCCCATTTTAAAGCAGAGATGTAAACCAATTAGAAATGGATAATCTCTCATAGTTCCAAACTCTGCAAAAGTAATTTTACCTAATTCTTTTGTCACCACATTATTCTCCTTTTCCATATTCTCGAAGCCGAGTTTTTACATATTTGTAATAATCAATCTTTGTTTCATACTTTTCCTTATCTTCCCTACTCCAGAGCACTGGTCTCATCTCAACGCCAGCATCTCGAAGTTTCTCCCAAATTTCTCTAAATTGCTGACGGAATATGCGTAGTCTTTTGTTTCTAGGCGGCTCCGTAAAGTCAATCGGATTATCATACTGATCTTTGTCAAATAACATCTGAAGTACCTCGGCAGTAGTTCTTCCCATTCGTCTAAATCCTTGATGTAAAATATAACTCTTCTGATATCCGAATAACCGGAAACCTAGAGCTTTTTCTATAACGTCGAAATCTACTATCCCGTAATTCTCTTCTGGAATATGGTAGATCCATTCCAAGTTTTCGGTTTTCTTTTTTTCGTTTTCATAATCATCCAAGATATACGAAATACAATGTTCCATTGGATAATTAATACCTTCACACCATCCAGAATATGATGGACATCTGTTTTTGAATTTACAACCCATAATTTATTCACTTTCGCACCATAATTCTTTTATCCATTTATATATTTCATCAAAAGTTTTTGTATTCTCATATACTTCCACCAACCAATCAGCCAACTCTTCGTCAGACAACGCGCGAATCATATCACCATTTGTCATTGAATCCTCAAACATTTCGTCTGTCCAACAGAAATAACCTTCGTCTTCTTCCATAAGATAATATTCCCCTTCGGTATCTACTTCATTGATTGTTACAATCTGACCTCGCAAAGCATACATCTCATCTACAGCTTCACCCTCGCCATACTTAATATCTGTCCTTAAATCAGGACGAATTCTAACTCGATCTCTAACTTTATGTTTCATTTACTTCACACCTATTCCTCAAACTCTGTTTCATCTGTTACTGTTGAATTGTCGCAAATCGTCACGATTGTATTTTCATTTGGAATAATAGTCACTTCTTCGTCGTCTAATCCCCAAAATGAAATCTGATATCCTTCTCCATGCAGCAATTCACCATCCCACTCAAGAATTTTTGTTGATAATTTAACTTCCCCAGGAAGAAGTGTCATTAACTTTGCTCTCTTGCCTGTATAATCAATATTCTCTACCAATGACCTAATTTCCGGATAAATTTCACACACTCTTGTATACATATCAGGCATAAATCTTTTAAGTTGATCACAAAACTTTGGAACATATTCTTTCTGATAAGAAGATATTTCTCCGCCCATGAGTGCATATGGTCTATATTTAATAAGTTCCACAATAAATTCAGGTGTAAAATCTTCTTTCTTAATCATGTCATTATCTACAAAGAAATCACTATTTCGAATCGGATTATTATATCCATTAAGATGTGGCAATCCAAGATAAACATAATCTCCAATTTCGCATACAAAATTTAATGGTTTTAACGCATATTCAACATCTCCGTATTTTCCCTTATATTCACTTACTAAATATCCGCATTTACGCGCTGCTTTTGTAAAACCTTCTTTCTTTTCAATTGTGCCGTAAGGACACTTATGCCACCATAATCCATTCAGCATCACACAACATTTGCGCTTATAAGCATCGCAATTTTCGCAATTATTACACTTATAAACAGAAATACGTTCTCTGTCACTTTTCCCAGATTTAAAAATGCTGGTTCTCGGATTATAATATGTAAAATTAATTGGCTTGTACTCTCCGATAATAATCACTCCCACCTATATTTAATTTTCTCAATTTGGAAATCCATGCTTGACTCAGCACAAAAAGATATGTAATATATTAGTTGCGTTGGATTCCTAATTGTCCAATGTATTGTGTTTTCAGACACCCATCAAAGTTTGGTCGCGGAGATGAGTGTCTGTTTTATTATTCACTTATTCTACAAGCAATTTCTGCAATTCTTCTACTGACATATTATGTAACTGTTCATCCTGCTTCGCAGCAATAATAGACATAATTTTCTGATTACGTTCTCTATCCAAGAATTTCCTTTCTCTTGCTTCCTTTTCTTCCTGTTTTACCGCAACAATATGTTTAACAATTTCAATTTTTAGTTCAAGCACTTCATCGTCCTTGCTCTTTGTACTCAAAAGACTTTCTTCTTTTGTTTTCTTCATCTCAGAGTTAAGCGTCTTGAACACATTGTCAAGACTCTCTACACTTAAATCCCATAAATCTTCGGTAGAAATCACACCTTTAAATGGAAATCTAAATTTGTTTCTAGTAGCAATTTCAAACATGTTCGTACTCATATTACTTTCTCCTTCTTGATTAAAACTTAATTTTTAAAATTCTCTCTGTTGCACCTTTTACTTTTACAACCAGCTCTGCTCTTTTTGTCATGCTAAAACCAATTCCAGAAAGCTGATCCTCAGAATCTTCTACATGGCATTTTGATCCTAGAGCTTCAAATACTCTTTTATGCTTTTCTAATTCACTCTTTAAGAATTCATTATAGTATCCATTTGGTTCTTCATCATTTTTACATCCGTTCAACATAAAGAACAAATGTCTATGACCAATACCGTCCTGTTCGTCAAAATAATTTGGGCTATAACAAACTACCGATACCGGCGTAAACTCATTTGTTGAAATTCCCCAAACTGTTCTACTTGAGACTTTAGAGTTCCCGGAAATTTTTTCCTTGATTGTAAATTCCCCATTAGTATCCAAAATTACATCAGCTACATAAACATCTTGTCCCGTTCTCATTGAATTGCTATAATCAAAAGAATAAATTTCTCCATTGAATTCAATCTCTGCTCTAAATCCATTTCTAGCACTTCCTGAATACTGATTTACAAAAAATTTGTAAACACCTGGTTTCATTTTTGATTTATCTGACCATGTAATATTTTCCACAGCAACCTTGCCATTTGGATGAATAATATCTACGTCAAGCTGTCCAGTCATGGATGACAAAGATGGTTTTCTACAATTACTAAAGTAAATTTCATTTCTATTTGGTTCAATACAGTGTGCGTCCAAGTCGCAATTATCTCTTCCATCTTCATTCCATTGAATAGAAAATCTAAGAACACCGTCTACATTTCCACCTGCTGCTTTTACATTCTGTTTCATATCAGAGTCTGTAATATTTCCAGAATAAGCCCAACTCAATCCATTGTTCCATTTAAACATTGATTTAGAATCTTTATTACAAGGAGCAATTAGAGAAACAAAATTATTCGAATGCTTATTCTCTACCAATACTTCTACCTCTTTTGCTGATGGTAAGACATTTTTAATGAAATCATTTGCAGTAATTTCTTCTACTCTTGAAAATTTTCTTGGATTAACTACAGCCTGTTTTTCTAGTTCTCCAAAGATATCAGATGAATCTGAAATTCGTTTCGCTGCATCTTTATTTGAGAACAAAATATTATTCACCGTAATATCATCCAGAGTTGCGAATCTTCTATTGAGAGAATCCATATATCCTAATTCAGAAATTGTCTTCTTTGCATCTTCTAACATTTTTTTCGTAAAAATTGCTTTAGGTCTTTTATAATTTGTTGGTGCTACAATCTGTTCATATTTTTTTACCGCCGTATCAAGATCCATTTCATTGCTTACATTCACAAGAAGTGTTCCAATACTGTGATTTCTGATTCGACCAATTGCAATACCTGCTTTTACAGAATTCTCCCATGTATATAAATCACGAACATCATCAGAACTTAATTTTTCATATTCTTTCTTATATCTCTTAAACTCCATCAGGATAGTTTTCCACTCTTCTCCTTTGTATAGAGTGTTGGAATTGATAAGCTCAAGTACTGTCTCTAACGCATCCATGGAAATTTCATCAAGTGATCTTTTAAATACATTTTTCGTGTCTCTAAATCCACCTTTAATATCTCCAATTGATCGAGCAGTTTTGTCCACAAATTTATCGTCTAAAATAATCTGAAAGTGTTCCCACTTTTTCATTGTTCCGTTCTCATACTGCTCGTAGTTATATTCTGTTCCAACCTTTTTAAATTTGCTTACATATACATCTGTTACGCAGTGTCTTCTTACAAAATCAGACATAGCTTTTGCAACCGGTTCAAATTTATCATCATGAATGCCTAAATCCCAAATTGTTTCTAATTTATTATTTTTAATTACCACAGCACTACCGATTTGCTTGACAAACTGCCTACAACAACTGCAATCATATTCTCTTCTTTTTCTAAAAATCTCATTTGTTCCGGTCGGAAAACTATCAAGGTATGTATTCCACATTTCATCCTTATCCACACCAACTTCAAACAACCTATCAACATCTTTTGTCATTGTCTTAAAATGATCAGAAATCATATTTCTAAAGTCTTTAAATTCCATACTTATTACCTCTCCTTCTTATTCACTTGTCTTCTATGTTTCATTATGTATCTTCCTCTGATTACTTCTCTCAGAGCATATCCATCATGCAATCTTCTGTAATTATTTGTAATACCATATAACATTTGATAGAGTTTCTTTGTATTCAAATACTTAGGTTCAAATGTGAAAGTAGTGTCTTCAAATTCTAATCTTCTAAAATTTGACTGATTATTATTGCAACCTATTTCTTCATTTTCAATCGACACAGAAGCATTACCTACATTTATTTTCTCACCAGTTTCAAGATTTACAAAAAATGCATCTCTAATTTTATACGTATTAATATTTTTTACCTCTATTCTTCCGGAAATATCAATGTTCTTCCGACAAATCGTTTCAGTTGCTCATTAATGTCTTTAGAAAAGCAGTTATTCTTCGACATAGTATCAGCGTCAATGCAACACTCTACAATTACATTTCTATCATCAAATTTAATACATCCAATTGTTGATCCTGGCATACGAATTACAATTGTGTTGCCCCAAATGCTTCTTGAGTCATATATGTAACATAAAGAATATGGATGAACATCTCCAAAATTATATCTAACATTGTTGTTAAGATATTCTGTAATTTCGCATACACATTCTTCAGCAATTATGTTTGGTTTTCTTTTAGTTAAAATAATTTCATCACCGATGTTACCACCTCCAAAAATTGAAATCACGGTTTCATATTTTAAACTTACGAATATCATGAATACCATTTAGGAACTTCTCTGTATGCTTTTACAACATCTGCATATCCTAAATCAGATAATAATTTTAATAGTGTATTATCCGCGTGTTCCTGATATTTTATTGATCTACATTCTTTTAATATCTCCACATATTTGTCAGATAACTCCTGTACAAAAGTAGACTTTTTGTTTTTACTAAAATACCCTGTTTCATAATCAAAAATCCATTCCCCGATTTCGGTAATGTCATTGTATGAATAAAATCCTAAACAGTCTGCGGCATATTGTAAATCAGATAACTCTTCTTCTGAATGAAGAATAATTTTTTCACAATTATTATATGTATCTTCATCCAAGAGATCTGTCATTTTTTCTCCGTCTTTATTGTACGCTTCAATTGTTTGAAGATGTGGATATTTTAACTCAAATTCATGATGTTCGCATTCATACTCATCTTCAAACTGTTTTCCATCGTCTGCAATATATACTGTTCTCATATTCCCTATTCTCCTTCTACCAATTCCAAGCATTCTTTCAGAAAGTTTCTTACTCTATCACGCCCACTTTCGCAATATATACCTGTATAACATACCGGCTTATTCCAGAACGCCATCCATGCTCTTTTAAATCTTCCAATAATTCCTTTAAAATCTCCACCGCTATATGAATCCTCAAAAGAGATTTCAAAATCAGTTGAATTTTCCGTTGTATATTTAGAAAACACAACTGCTTCTGCATTATCATCGCATCTGATTGTGGCTGTTTTTACATTGTTTTTCTTCATATATTAGTTCTCTCTTTCTCCGTTTGAAATTCTGCTTTCATTATTTAACTAAGTTATCAATATTTACAGAAAATCCATCAAACTTTCCTGTTAATAAATATTTCTTTGTATCAAAAAACATTATTTTCTTTTCTGATAGCCCCATAGAAACACCATTATCTATCAATGATTTTCTCAATAAATCCAGAACAATTTGCAACTGCTGTTTTGTATCTTCTGACATGTTATTTCTCCTTGTATGGTTTTGGAAGTGGCTGCCATGCAGTTGGCTCACCATAAATTCTTCCCCAGCACCAATAGTCATATTTTGATTGTCTTTGTACTTTAGTAACTCTTCCATTAGAAGTAGTGACTAATACATCAATAGCCTTTCTACCTTTGTATCTTTCATCTTCTTCCGGCAATCTCTCCTCTACCGGAATCCAACCGTCATTGTCACTAGCCACTTTAGTTTTTCCACAAAACTCGAAGCATTCGTTAAACCAACCAATGACATTATTTAAATCGTACGATCCGTATCCGACATCATACTCGTCTTTCCCGGTTTCCTTATATTCAATCTCATAATATGACTTTTCATCAATTTTACGTGTTATTATCCTTGCTCTTGATACCTTTTTTCTCTTCTCCATGTGAGAACGTATGGTGTCAACTACATATTCCATTGCTCTTGCATATCCTTTTACTTCATCAAATTGCAAAGGATTTCCTCTTGCACATCTTCGCATTTCTTCATGCGCTAGTTGTGATTCATTCTCTAACTCTTCCAAGATCTTCTCTAGTACGTTCATTTATTCCATCTCCTGTTTTTCTTATCCATAACACAATAACCTTTTTCGCAATAACATTCTGTTGATTTATAGTAGTTTTTATAATATTTGCATTTAATACACTCTTTTTTCATTACTACGCCTCCAACAACTCTAGTTCCTCGATTTTATCCATTAAATCCATCTCAGGATAATTCTTTTTTGGATATCGTTGATATTTTGCACCTATGCAGCTTTGGGAATTTGCATACAGTAGGTTATATTCTAATGCAAGCCTTAGCGGAATATCTTTGTGTTTTCCTGTTAATGTAATTTTGCTCTTATCGTCATACTCAATAAATATTTTCCACATTGTTACCCCTCATCACTTTCAATTCTCTCTAACCTTTCGTATCCATTCCATCCATGTTCTGCTCCGCATTGTTTGATACAATAATAATCTTCGCAGCAACAATGATCGCATCTATTGCAATCTGGTTCTTCGTCATCTACTGTGTAAATTATTGTTTTCATCACTCCACCTCCAACAGCTCTGGATTATCAAAAATGTTTCCGATAACTTCCGTTCTATTTGGATTCCGATTATATTTAAAAACATCGTTATTAGTATATTTTTTATTTCCTCGTCCACATACTGCCCATGATCCCCTCCATTCACTCCAAAACACAGCACCTACACGATATTTTATCTCTTCGCCATCTTTTAAAAACGGACTTCCATCATAGTCATAGCTATATCTAAGAATATCATTCTCCCAAATCTTCCGACCACTCCAATCTTCAATTTTATTTTTTCTGTCTTCTCTATAATTCCAATCGGAAAGAAATGATTCTTTTTCTGCTTCGGTAAGATCTCCCCATTTTGTATTGTCACGTAATCCTGTGAACTGGCAGAGGGTGACTGGGTCAATCAAGTCATTAAATATATTAGTTCCGTTACAAATCAGATGTCTTATCGGTTTGCCATCTTCTGTTAGCGGATTGGTAATATATGCATATTGACCTTCCCCCCATTCACCATTATCTATTCTCTTCGCTTAAAAAAGGATTTCTCTACTCATTTTCCTTTCCTCCGTTCTGTCGCATCTGCTCTATGTAAATATTTGTGGCGCATCTTACAATCTCTGGTTTCATTCCATCGTAAACAGTTCCTTGTGTAAAATGTTTGTCACACGATCTTTTAATCATGTATAGGATATCTTCAAATGCCTGTTCTTTCATTCTTCCACTCTCCTATTCCACATTCCCCTAGCCGTAGCTTCTAAAGCACAATTTCGTGTTGCAACTCCGCATTCTTTGCAGTACACAAAAGCTGATATAACTTTTCCATCAAATCCGTAATTGATTTTCAGCATTGCTTCTCCACCACAAAATGGGCATTTCTTTAATTCTTCCATGTTACTCACTCCAATCTAATCTCTGTCCACAATGATTGCAGCAATCAGAATCCCAATAACAAAACATTTCTATATCTGCCATATTTCCAAACAGTCTTTTGCATCTAGGACACGACGCTTGTCCATTCCAGTTTTCTACTTTTTTCGGCAACTGCTTTTCCAGTGCTTTGATTGCTGTTTCATACAACCCAATTGCCAAATCCAATGTTTCATTATGTACAGGATTGCAATATTCATCGTATTCTTTTTGTGCATCTAATGTGCGAATTTTTCTTTGCAGAAACTCTATCGCTTCTTTAACTTTCTTTTCGTCCACTTTCTGCACCCTTTCTAACCCTAACAACCTCTTTGTCTGTCTCTTTTACTACTCTTCCACTTGCACATTTCACGCATTTTATTCTCCAACCGCCATTGTGTCTTTCAAAGTGTCCAAATCCAGGTTCTATCCATTGACCACAACAATAACAACGCCCTGCATATTTATTTCTTGCCATCTTCCATCACCAAAATCCCTTCATCAATCAAATTATTTACTGTTTTCAACAAGTCTTCCTGTACTTTTAAATCATTTTCGTGCTCGATATCTTCAAATCTAAAAAACTTGTTAAATTTATAAGTACTCATTCCTCCCAAACAATTACAATAAACACGAATTCTACTATTGTAATATGGCTTATCATATATACCTATCCAAAACTCGTTATCAGTGCCGTACTGTATATCTTTATCAGTCCCAACCGTTCCACTAATACACCATGCATTGATAACATTATTTCTCCAAAACAGTGGTTCCTTAATTTGGGACTCATCACCAACTTTGAGTTTTTTAATTTTCTTCATTGTTAAGTTGTATTTATTCTCCACTTTAGGTTTCCTCATTGCTTTTCCCTATTCGTAGGTTTCCCACCTAACAAATTTCCTTCTTCGTCTCTGTCATATTTCCACATCAAATAATCACACCAATTATCATTGTTAAAATCGCTCATGTTGTAAAACGGATCTGGATTATCTATAACATATTCTTTTTCAAATCCTTTAATTTTCACATTTACATCATCTACAATGATTCTTTTCGATAATCTACAAATCCACTTCACAAATTCTTTAAAAGTTTCTTCAAATTCTCTATCACGTAATGCACCATCAACAACAAGAATATATTCGTCTTGTGTATGTAACCAACCACGTTTATAACTTCTTCTTCCTCTTGAATCTCTTAAGTTATTTGTTCCCTCAAAAAATTCATCGCTACTGCTTGAGCTGTTATATCCTCTTTTTTGAATCACATATACTTCCATATCTCTTTCTGATCCAGTTACAACCGGAAGATGATCAAGAACAGTTTCAAGAATATACCTTTTCTCGTGTTGTGTTCTGCCTAATGGTGATACAACAATTGTTCCATGTACATATGTCCAGCTACTCATTTTTACACCTCTTTTAATATTAATCACATCGGTATTTACGATCTTATATCACATGCTGTTCACAAATATTTTCAAATAGCGACAAATGAAATAGTTTGTTGAATCAACGTTTACAGTTTCTAAATATTTGATTTACTGCAGGTGATATTTGATTATAAACACCGATGAAAATCATATGCAGAACTTTATGTATCTTATTTTATTGAGGGTATGAAACATGTATAGAAATTTATTCCGCATATGAATTGTGAATAAAGGATTCGAACCTTTTCTAATGCTATATACCGCATCGTGCTACCATTTACACTAATCCACAACTATCTTTTAATTAAAACTTCTATAGAAATCTCCTGTCTTATCAATACTTCTGCAAACCATGGAGTCAATTTCTCGTTTCATTTCTTCACCACATTCCGGACACATATGTCCTTCGCCTGTATACTCTTTCATCGACATTGTAATAGTTTCTTTGTGCCCACATTTCGGACAATAGAATGGATAATTCATACTGTTTATTTCTCCTTTTCTGACTTTTTATTCCCACTGATGTCGCTCACAAGATTGACCAAATATAATAATTCATCAAGTTTCTTGTCAATCAAACGATTGATTCTTTTGATTTTATCAATACGTTCCTCTTCATCTTTGCGCTTTGCATACGCTTCCATATTTGCAATGCCGACCACCTGCGCTGTAGGATTTTTACCATACTCTTCTAAAGATAAGATCTCTTTTACATTTCCTAATATTCTCCTATCTTTTCTTCTTGCATTAACAACTACAAGTGTATTTTCTAAGTTTGCCGTTCTAAGTAATTCGTATTCTTCCTTATATAAAGCAAATCCATAATCTTTTTTATTACGATCTTCTAGTAAATTCACAATTGCTACTAAATCATATCCTGTCATGGTTTTATTCTCCTTTTTCTATTTGCAAATCACCTTGTTATTAAAATCCCAGCTACCGGATATAACTCCATTCGGATGTATAATAAATTCTCGACACACATTGTCCGGTTCATTCTGCTCTACTTTGGACAGCATATCCATGTTTGAGTAGCTAAATGTGATATTTATTCCATTGTAGTTCCAAATCTCATAGACATAATAGTCTTGTATAGTCTGCTCCACGAATTCGAAATGATTATATGCATAATTGAGTATTTCCATGTATAAGCTATCATTGCTTTCATAATTAACACCATACTTATCCGGAAGTTTCATAAGCCTTCTAAATGAAACATCATCAGCAAATCTAAATGCATCAACAAAATCTATAAATTTAGAAATGCTGTCGATATCATACATAACACATTGAATTCTAATCTTTGTACGTTTTAGCCATCTCTTAATTGTTTTTAACTCTTCGATAGTCGGAACATCAGCTATAAATATATTACGGTTAATGTCATCGTCGATAGCGTGTCTGCTTATATCGATAAAGTCAAATAATCCTTCAATCCTATCAATATGGTCTTTCAAATATGTTCCATTCGTATTCATAGTAAGAAACTTTATATCGTGTTTTCTTAAAACATCACATAATAATGAAAAGCCAATAAATAGAAGAGGCTCTCCTCCAGTTAACGATACTGAATATAAAATTCCTTCTCTTTCCATTTCACTTAACATGCGATCCACTTGTCTTACGAAACGCGCAGCATCTTCGTGACACTTAGAATTCTGTTCCACGCAAAACGGGCAACTAGCATTACAAGCGTTGGTAAGCTTTAAATGTAAATGCCACAACCATTCATTTTTCTCTACTAAAATACTATTGCCAAATAAATTTACTTCCATTTTGTCTTCATAATGAATAGGAAGTTTCTCCACATCAGCAGCGTGTAAATACTCCTCTTTATTAGTAATTGTTTTAAACATTAGTTTCTCCTTAATATTTGCATTTTGTATTTTTTGTACACCATATATAGTATTTAAATAAGTTGTATATTGCTATATATTGTGTTGAATTACGAATAAAATCGAGATTTTAACTTGATAATATCTCATCTATCATCTTATCCATCTCATATGTAAATTTGACACAATTACCATGTGAAATATGATTCTTCCAAGATTCATAAGATTCTAGGAATTTTCCTTTTGATAACTTATTCTCTTTTACCATCTTTGCCATTTTTCGATATTTCTTTTTCGCTTTTCTCTTTTTTTCATTTGTAAGTTTTCTAATTACTTTTCCATCTTTTGTGACATATGTATGAAAACCACAAAATTTAATTCCGTTTTTAAAAGGTATAATCTGAGTTTTGCCGTTCAATTCAAGATTTAGTGTGTTTACAAAATCTTCTATTGCACACAAACAATATTTTGCATATTGCTTTGATTCCACAATTAAATAGAAATCATCCATGTATCTTCCATAATATTTGACACCCAACTCTCCAGTTATAAAATGATCAAAACCAGACAAATATAATAAAGCAAATACCTGACTAACTTGATTTCCAAGAGGCAAGCCATTTCCGCTTGTGCTATCAATAAATTTTTCACATAACCAGTACGTATCTGGATTAGATATAAAATATGAAACAATATCTTTCAGAATATTATGATCAATATTATAGAAAAATTTTTTAATATCACCTTTAATAATCCAACAATCATATCCGTATTTCTGATATGCTAAATACATTTGATATTTCAGACAATCCAAACCAAACAATGTTCCTTTTCCTATTTGTCCGGCATAATTCGTATATATAAATTCATTACTTAAAATAGGAAGAAGCACATTATCACATAAACTGTGCTGCACAATTTTGTCTTTAAAACTTCCTGCTTCTATAATTCTCTCTTTCGGTTCATATACTTTAAATCTGTTATATCTATCTACTTCATATTGCTTTGATTCTAAAAGTTTCTTAATTTGATAAATTCCATCAAGAGCAGATAATTCAAATTTAATTCTACTTTTCGTAAAACCTTTGCCACTTTTTGAATCTCTGTATGCTTTATATAAATTTTCAAAATCAATAATCTTATCAAAAACTGTGCTATCTTTTATCATGATATATTTTACCTTTGTATTTATCCTGTCTAGTAAAAGACAGGAAAGGTTGTTTGCTCTTTTGATATCGGGACTCTAATTTCAGCGTTTCTCTTACTTTATTTCGTCTTCCGACCCAGAACGGACGAACTCCATAATCGTTCCAATTGCAATCGTTGTAGTTCACGTTACCATTACTGTTAACAATCTGAACATAGGAAGTCATATAGCAAACAACCGTTAAGAATCATCTTGTTTTATCTTTGTTTCTCCAGGCTATTGTCATATATTTAATATCACATATCTTCTTCTGCCAATGTTCAACTGTATCAGATCCTATAAGATTTAGATTCATTGACAATTCAACATAACAAGATAATTTATCACATGAAGAAATAGATCTAGTTTGCAAATCTAATCTCTTCTGTTTTTCTGCATTTATTTGTATTCTATTTGCGCTCATCAGGAAATCATATATATTCATACATTCATTCTGAATTCTTTCTATAAGCGTTTTGTATTTTGCCGGATATCTCTTTTTATTCGCTGTCACGGAATATGTATATTGCATTAAGTCGATAGCTTTTGTAATAACTTCCATATAAATCACTCCAATCTTGCTGAGTTTTGCTCTTCGAATACTTACGAACAACGCTTACGCATTGTTCTGTCTTCATCTCCACAAAACGTTATCGACAAGATAAACAGATTTAAGATTCGGTGATAAAAAACGGACGAACCCCATAATCGTCCCAATTGCAATCGAAGCAGCCCACGCGACCACTACTGCGAACAACCTGAACACAGGAAGAATCTTTTCTTGATTTCGTCTGATTTGGAGTTGACAGCCAGTGTGGATAATTGATTAGTGGAAGTTTTTCACCACATTTTCTGAATAAATCAAAAGTCGGAATAGACAATACATCATCTTTTACAACACCATAATCATTAAATCCATCCATACTAAGCAAGTTATTTTCAACTGGAGTAATACTATTTCCATATTTACATTTAATGTCTTTTGCAAGCTTGCACTCTTTAAGATATTTTCTTACAGAAGATTCTGCGTAATTATTATTGCTGCCAAAACTCATCCTCGTAAGAACTCCATACATAAAATGATATATCTTTCCATCCATTCGAATGTTTGTCCAATAATATCCAAATTCCTCTTTAAAGTGCTTGTTCATAAAATCTTTAACGGATTCTCTAAATTCATCTTCATATCTCTCTGGATCGTTACTATACCATTCTGGTACAATATCCTGATCGACTTTATAAGTCCACTTTGAAATATCAGAAGTGATAACATATTTCTCTGGCGGAATTAATTCTGCTCTCACAAATTTCTTAGAAGCATTAAATTCATTATCTTCTATATCCAATTTTTCAAGCAAACTTGAATGACTTTCATTCTCTAAGGGTGCAAGTTCCACCCTATTCTTAAAAATAATTCCACTTTTAAACTCACACATAATTTATTTCTCCTTTTCCTTATTTAGACAATTTTAATTTCTTCTCCAATCAGTTCTTCTAACTTTTCGCGCATCTCTTCTACGGTCATTTTCTTTAGTTTTTTTCGCTCCCAGATGAGTTCGAGGTTGTCATCATGCATGATACTGCTAATTTTTTCCATGCATTTAATCTTATATACCCTAACTATTTCTAAACCGCTTGCCACATTTTTTAAGTTTTCGTTATAGTCTCCCAAATCCGAATATCCATCTTCGCCAATCAAAAAGCCGCCTATAACAAGTCTTTTCCCGAAATAGTTATCATTATATTCGACCACCATTCCGTCTTTTAAATCTGACTTTGTAAATTTTTTCTGCATGTAATCACTCCATTCTAAAATTTTGTATTTATACTTCTCGGAGTAATCATAACTTTGATACCCACCATTTCCAGCGTAACACGTTTTATCCCTGTATACCTCATAGCGTGTATAACTCAAATAACTACACCCAGATGCCCATACCATGCCATGCTTATACATCTGTTTACAAAAGTCTATTGCTTCTTCCTCAGTCTTACAGTGCACCACAATCTTATTGTCTGTATCCTTAAATTCGTCCCAGTTAAATCTCATCTTTTTTTACCTCATTCTTCCTCTTTTATATATTTTGCTACAAACATCAATGCCCCAACTCCTAATACAAACCCGTAGAAAAATGCCTCTTCTCCAAGTTCATATAATCTGGCACCGGCTAAACAGGATGTAATCAACCCACCAATTGACATTATGTTCCAAAAAGTTTTCTCCATATGTAATTCACCACCTTATCCTACAAGTTCATACTTGTTCCTTAAAAATTCACCAATATCATTTACCATGTATGTATAATTTTCTTTTTGATCTTTAATATATGTAGAATTTCTGTTAAAGAAACTTACCATCCACTCCGGAATTTCTAAATCTATGTTTGTTTCAAAGCTGTACGCAACAACAGCAAGTAAAGAATTCATGTTTTCTGGTTCGAGAAGTTTAGATGAGTTATCAACCTCTACTGTCCAGTCTTCCAACTGAATTTTATATAATTCGATGTCTTCATCAATCACATCTTCTTTAACATTTTCTTGGATAAATTCAAGAGCGTTCTGGTCTGAAGAAACATTATCTATTACATTATTCTCTCCCACTTCGACAAGACTTTCTTCATCTTCTTTAATATGTAAATACTCTTTCATGAGAGCAGTTAAGATGTTAATTTTCTCTTTTAAAATAGCCTTACCTTTTGTATGACGATCCTCATTTAATTTGTCAAATGTTACTCCATTTACATCTTTTTTATATAAAGACTTTTCAAATTCTTCTACAAAATCCTTAAACTTAATATCATCTAATCCAAATTTAGCAAACTCTTTAAACACAGGGATCCAAACAATAATATTTTTGGGCACAAACACTTCTGTGAAATTATCTTTGCACACAGATTCAATCCTGCTAAAATATTCATTTACAGTATCAAAGTGTTCTTCCGTTGCGTTCTCATTTAGATATTTGCTCATGTTCTTTATTGCACTTTTCCAGTTATCAAAGAAAAACGTTGTCATGACAGATTCACATACAAGTCTTTCTCTAATACCTTTCGATTGCTGCTTACCGGAACAAGACATACAATTTTTAAAGAATTTATTTTTTTCAGATATTGTCCTTATTTTTCTTGCATGTAAATCAATATAAGTAAATGCTTTCTGAGATGTATTCATTCCCAAATGATTGTTGTATCTTCTCACCAATTTACTAATCTGTGACATCGTACAATGCTGATGTATTGTAATGTCAATCTGATAATCATCAAACATTTTTTTCAATTCTGGCGGTAACATTTCATATGTTTTTCTTCTCAAATCATATTCAACAGATTCCCAAATAACTTTTCCGTATTCATCTTTACAGATTTTATTATTTTCATCTTTCTTTTTTCTCTGATATTGGATAATCGGATCTTCTAAAGTAGCTGTAATTTTATAGTTTTCATGCTTAAATTTAACCAACGCAGAACTTCTTTGCATTCCATCAACAATGTATTGCTGCACAACGTCTTCGTCCAAATCTTCTTCTCCTAAGATAATTGGTGGAATATAATCATCAGTTAATACAGTTTTGATTAACTCATTCACCATTCCATTTTCCCAACAAAACAGTCTTTGAACGTCCTGATTATCACTAATATCTTCTTCCACAATCTTCTCTAAATAAGAATCTAGCGATAATGTCTTTTTTCTAATTTTCTTTGCCATGATTATATTCCTCCAATTTTTTATTCGCACAATAACACTTTTACATTTTCATAAAGACGCATAGTCCCAAGTATATTGTCTTTATATTCTCTTTCTGTTATGTTTAATTCTTCAATAATTTCATCTTGAGTGTATCCATCGCATATGAGATCGACCGCCTTTTGTTGCTTATAAGATAAATTGCTCTTATACATTTCAATTTTATCTGTTGTGGGGTGAAGTCTATTTATAATTTCCCCTTCTAAATTAAATCCAGAAGAAATGCCTTCTTCCAACGTGTAATCTTCATCTGGATCAACTTTCATATGTATGGATATATCTGGAATAACTATAGGATTTCCGTCCTTATCTCTCATAATTTTTCCTTTACTATCTGTTACAAGATTACATCTTTTAAACCTTATACAATCTCTTTTCCACGTTTCTTTTCTTCTTACAAGGTTTCCATAGAAATATGTACTAAATTTACAATTTTTCGACTCATCATATGTATCCATACTCTTCAGAAGAATATCGACAGCTTTATCATAATAATCATCCCAATACATTTTCGGGATATTTGTTTTGGAAATGATTTTGTCGCATATTTTACGAATTTTTTTCATATCATTTCCGATATAGTCTTCGAGAATTTTATTCTTGTCCATCTTTATGACCTCTCATACAAAATATTTAGATATCTAATTTTTATATTCGCTTTTATGAATACAACATACACCACATCTGAATATTTGTCAATAAATATATTCACATATCTGAATATTCCTCCATTGACATATGAATATATAATGTTATAATCTAAATATTAGGAGGTGTAATATGTTTTCATACAAACCTTTGCTGAAGCTGCTTATTGATAACGACTTAAGCAAAACTCAATTTCGTTTAGAAACCGGAATAAGTATGGCTACATTAGCCAAGATTGGTAAAGATGAATATATTTCTATGTCCACTCTTGACACCATTTGCAAATATTTCGATTGTAAAATTGAGGATGTAGTCAAATTTATCAATGATGATAAGTAGTTTCATACAACCTGATTCTATTATTACTATGAATCAGGTTGTAATTCATCAAAGAAATCATCGTCTTCAATGATTCTTATCTCAAATCTTCTAGTACCAAGACGATTAAAAGTCTTTTCAATATTCTTAATCCCAATCGTACATTTTGTATTGTCCAGGACAGATTGAATAATTACCAACTCATCTTTAATCTGTCTTCGTTTTTCAAGAATTTCTTTTTCCAACTTATATAATTTGTATCCATCACAACCTGACTTCCATTTTTCTAATTCAATCTGATGCATACAGTTTGACAATTCACGATCAACATTTGCCAATTTTTTATGTAATACTGCTCTTCTTCTCGTAGCGTCTTCCACAAATTCGCTACACTGTCTTGATTTTTCGATCCACTGTACAACCTCGTCGCACGGTATGTACGAATCTTTTCTTATGTATTTCTTCTCTTCTGATTGCACATTATCTGTTTTTGTTTTGTTCTGAGGAACTTCCTGTTCAGATTGTGGAACAGGTTTTACTTTAAAACGAAAGTTCTTCAATACTTTTGGAAGATTCTTTAGAATATTATCCGCCTTGTCCTTTTCAAATACTTGAGCGTTGCGTTTAGAACAAGTTACAGGAGAACCATCAGAACTTAACCTAATGTACAATTTGTCGTTCGTCACGACATAATTCATTTCAACCACCCTTTCTTTTTTACTTTTCATTGCGTTATTCACTGTTTATTTCACTCCTATTTAAAAAATTGCATCAGAAATAAACGTTTAGAAACTTGTCCACACGAATAAAAAGTAAATTTCAATATTCAGTTTTCCAATATTTGGAATTTTTAGCTGATACGCTTGACTACTTTGAAAAAAATATGTATTATACTAGTAGGGATAGCGCAAGCTGTTCTTAGCACTCCCATTTTTGGGAAATGCGTTTTTTGGTTTTAGAAGAGCCGGAACCGGAGGTGTTGGCGCACCTGTGATGGATTTCCGTCTCTTCTTTTTTATTATGTTTACAAAAAGTATATTAACACGAACACTTGTTCTTGTCAATAGTTGACAGAACGTTTGTTCGATTTTTTGTTCTTTTCTGTTCTTCTGTATCCGGGAAAGGATCATGAACTAATATTGTACTCATAGTTCCGATAGGTTTTATGTTCATCAAATCTAATTGTTTTTCAGAAAACACTCTTAGCTGGTTTAAAAAGTCATCACAAATTTTTGCTATTGTTTCAGATCGCTCGATAATATCCTTGCATTCCTGAAAAGTTTTTCTTTCAAAACCTACCACCTCATTATTTTCAAGGTCTTGTTCTGCAACTAAAACTTTTTTCCCTTTACAGTGCTTAACAGCTTCTTCAATGTCCATCAATACATATCTCATGCCACATCATCTCCCCACATAAAATTTGCGTCACATGCAATCTTTATTGCACGTTTATCGTCCATAGATGTTATCTTTCCAAGGTATTTTTCTATTCTTAATTCTGAAATATTTCTTATGCATTCGCACAAAACAATAGAATCTTTTACCAACCCTGTACCTCTTCCCTTTTTGATAAGAGTATGCGTAGGTTGGTTTATCTTTTTTAATTTTGTACTAAATGGTATAACGATGGTTGTTGCAGCGAAATGATTTCCTATATCATTCTGTACAATAATTGCTGGTCTTTTCCCGCCTTGTTCACTTCCTATAGTGTTATCTCCAAAGTCAACCATTACAATATCAAATTTTTCAAATTTAATTTTCATAATTACGCATCCTCCTTTCTCCTAATCTATGTACTTCTCTCTTTCGATATCATAAGTATATACTCTTTACAGTATATTGTCAAGAGTATATTCAATAAAATATATTTATTTTTTAAAGAATATATGCTAAACTATATACTGTAAACAATATATAACGAACAGGTGGTGAATACATGCGCTTAGATATTAAAGATCTGGTAGATAAAAAATTTCAGAATAAAAATCAATTTGCAAAAGCGATCGGAGTCGGGTATCCTGCGGCATGTAAACTTTACGATGGAGATACAAGCAAAATAAATTTTGACACACTAGAAAGAATATGTATCGCACTAGAATGTACTCCAACTGATTTATTCAAATCTGAGGATCCAGCGTTAAATAGACTTCTTTTATATTATTGCAAGTTACATGAATCCAATGAAAAAGACGATACAGAATAAGTATCGTCTTACATATATTTATTACATCTTTATTATTTCTTTAGCTTTTCTAGCTGCTATATCCCAGTTTACTTCTATCCCGGAACCAATGCTATACCATGTATCTTGGCTTTCACTGTACTGCAACACATTCCAACACCATAAGTTTGACTTTTCTTTGTGCGGTTCTAAAACTACTTTTCTCATAACATTTACACCTCCCAGATGAAAGTTAAATTTCATTGTTGATTTGTTCAAACAGAGCTGTACTGAACTCTTTTAATTCTTCAGACATACTGCACTGTTCGCAATATTCATCAATATCTTCAAAATAATCATCTTCAGTTTCTAAATGCCAATCTTCCCATTCTCCGTCCACAAGCATTTGTAATCCACCTGCATTACAAAAATCTGGTTTAATATTATTTTGCAGTTGGAACATATCGTATGCTGCTAATAAATCCATCATTTTTTTACCTTCTTCTACACTCTGCACCGGAATGTAGAATGTGTCACATGATAAACTTACTTGTGGAATCCACCATACTCTTAATTTATTATCCATAATTTTACCTCCATATTACCTTATAAAACCTATAATTCAACCGGATTTTTTAATTTAACAAACTTATCTCTATTTTCCACAAGAGCAGCTTGAGCAATGCTATTAATCTTATTTTGACAAAACGCCTCGATCTCTCCTTTTGCTTCAAGAGCTGTTCTATCCATCTGTTCATCAAATTGTTCAACACAAAAATCTAAATTACTTCCAATATTATATTTTACTTGTCTAAGTTGCGAAATAATTTCCTTGCGGTCTTTAACTCCAAGATTCTTTTTGTTGTCAATTGATTCCTGGATCTGATTTATTTGAGCTTGAACCTGTTCCATTGCTTTTGATATTGTATTACTAAATTCATTTCTAAATTGTTCTCTTTTCGAGTTGTTTTCTTTGATATAAGGAATATTTCCGTCTTTTCCGTAAATCGAATTGTACATGGAACTCCATCACCAACATTTAATGTAGAAATGCATTCTGCGAATTGAGAATAACTCATTTCTACCTTTGTTATTAAGCCACGACCATAATACCAATCATCATGTAAATGCCTGTCCTGTTCTCCATGTTTTAATGTCATAACAATTCTATCATTATGTTTAATACTACTTCCAAATAGTGTGTTTTCTCCACCACTTACTCTTGAAAACCCAATCATTCCAAACGCAGGATGTTTAAATGTTTCTCTTTCCAAAGAAGTTCCCTGTTTCTCTACTGTTCTTTCTATTTCTTTATATTCAATCATAATATCTCCTTTATATTATTCCATAATAACCAATCCTACATTTCTTCCATTTCTTTTACTTTAATAAACATCTTTTTCGGGAGTATTTTATTACAGTTTATACACCTTCGTCTTCTACTACAAAATTCTGTAACATCCTCAGTGGCTCCACATGGCTCATCATTGTAATCAAAAATCAAACCCCTATGAACAACTTCCATCATGTAGTATCCCTTTTCTGAACCACAAAACGGGCATATTTTTTGTTCTTTCATAATTCTCCTTCACTTGAAATCAATCTTTCAAACCATTTAATATTTCTAATCGCTCATAAAACATATCGATATATTCCGGAAAATACTGAAACCAGTCACGATTTACTTCTTTTATTTGATTCAATCCAATTTTCCCAACAGCTTCTAATGCAGCATCCTTCTGACTAACTCTTTTCCCAAAACAAGTTTGACAATTTAAACCGTCTACTGTGTCATACGAGTTAAATGTCTTATTGAAATCCATCAATGGGTGAAGAGACACTGGTTTATTATTCGCATTATTTACCAGAACACCCCAGTTCCCCCAATGACGATCAGTATTCCCAACAAGATAGTCAATAATATTCATCATATCTATCTTTATGCATTATTTCGAAAATATTATTATTCATGTTGTTCTATTTTCCTGTCAAAATTTCTGTTACTTGCTGCACTGTAACTCCATATATCTTTGCCACTTTCTTCTTATCTTTATACTTCTCAAATTCTTCTATAATATCATTCTCTGTCCAGTTGTATTCTACTGGCTCGTTCATAAAATTTTCCATCACATTTTCTCCAAAATCCAATTTTCCAAGATGCTTTCCACAGAATCATACGGACAAAACAATTTCCCACTACGCACCATAATCACATCAACCTTTTTCTTATCTCTGTAGATTTTCGTAAGTTCTGTGCTTATCTCATATGTTTGTCCTGTACGAAACCCCATACTTCCGTCTCTTCCAATATATTTTCCTCTCAATTTTATTCCTCCATTGCATATTATTTTAACACATATTACAAATCAAGTACAGCATTTGCAATTGTAGACTCATCCATGTGTACATAATATCTAGCTGCGGTTTCAAGGTTTTTATGTCTTAATTGTCTCTGTACAATCATAATGTTGTTAGTTCTATTATATAAATCTGTTCCAACCCAGTGTCTAAGCATATGTGGATATATTCTCCCATCAGAATATCGTTCAAAAAAACTTGTTATTGCCCCTTTGCTCATTCTCTTGTTTTCGTTTGAAAGAAATAGTGCCTTATTAGTTATTTTTCGTTCTCTAATAAAAATATCTCTCATGGTCAAATATTCTTCAAGATACATTTTTGCACGTTTTGACATATATACTTTGTCATACATCTCTATATTTCCTTTACCCAAAATCATCATGTATGGGCGATCTTCTTCATATAAATGTAAATCATTAATATCCATATTAATTAGTTCTTCTGATCGAATACCGCTTCCTTTTATTAATTGTACAATCGCAATATTTCTGATAACATTAAATTCATTCTTGTTTCCATCATTAACCCTTTTTAAGAATTCTTCCACTTCTTCATCTGTTGGAATTTCTACTTCTTTGAATTTTTTCTCTGACTTATACAAATTTTTAGGAATATACGCAATAACATTCTCATCTACACATTTGTTCTGTCTTAAATAATTCCAAAATGCACTAAATACATTTTTCTTAGTATTGATTGAATCCAGCGAATTGGATCTGCCTAATATACCATTCTTCAACTCATTAAGATATTTAATCACATTATTACTCGTGATGTCGTTCATATCTTTTACTGTTATGTCTGAAATACTGTCCTTCTTGATCCATCCATTTGATAACATCCAATTAAGCATGTCTCTAATATAAATCCAGTTAATCTTTTTTGTTGCTGATGACTTGTATCTATCAAAAAAATCTGCGATAAAATCTGGAACGTTTTTAAATTCATCAGCTAATTTTTGTTCAATTTTTCTTTGCTTTTCAACTTTGTAACACATACTTATTCCCTTCTCTATAATACATCTAATGCTTCTGCCAGATCCAATTTGTTACCCAAATACTCTAATGCATCCATTCTTTTGCCAAATTCTTCTGATTTTTCATTTTCAAAATGACTGATTTCCCATAATTCCCCATCATCTGTCCTATAATATCTCTGTTCATCTGGTTCATTGTTCCTTGTCAAATATTCGTATACACTCTTATGACATAATTTCTCATATTCTCCTACAGGGATATCTTCTCTACTGAGTTCTTGTATATACAACACCACCTACTTTAAAATTTCCACCCATGAAGAACTCCTTCTGATTTTATTCCTGGAATACTATTATCATCATCGCATGATAACTTATAATTATTCCAAGTTGAATTCTCCATATCTCTTATTCTCTCTTTCGTTTTTCTGCTTTGCTTCTTAAAAAAATACTCCATATTATTTCTTCTATCCATTACCTTCTCCTTTTCTGCAATAAAAAAACAATCCGAAAAAATCAGATTGTCTCTTCTTATGGATACTATAAAAGTCACCAGGATAATCTGATGACTTCTAACTACACATAATTATCTTCTTTTATTGATCTTTCTCCACTCATATTTCCAGCGTTCATCTTCTGTCATATTCTTTGTCTTTTGATTTTCGGCGAATGTAAACAAACCTCCAATAACAAGAACAATCAACCCAAAAATAATTCCACCCATAATGTTTACCTCCAATTATTTTTTTATTTTAAACTATCACTAAGATTTTCCAAAAAAGCACATAACATCAATAAGAAAATCCCACCAATTAACGCTCCCATATATATCCCTCCTTCATTATCCATTATATATGTAAGCACACTTATGTGCAACACCACTCTGTGTTCTTCCTAACTCTTTTGCAACTTCTCTATAAGACATTCCTCTACGCAACATGGATTTTGCATAGTTTATTTCCATATCTGTCCAGTATTTTCCTTTGTTTGGTCTGTCATATGAAAATTTTTCACACCTTACCCACGCCGGTTCCAAAGCCAATGTCATACAATCATACCTAGACCAGTTGATAATATCCTTATGTTGTTCAGCCCATTTCCAAAAATTTTCAAGATCAATCATATATTTTGTGCAGCACGAACATTTAAATTTCCGACATGGAAGATCATATTGATTTATCCACTTCATAACCACCTTATGAGTAACATTGAAACACTCGGCAAGTTTATTCACGCTTAAGACATCATGCACCTTGCTCAAACCTATATCCAAAGCCTTTTTAACAACTGCACGTTCTGTTCTATTAAGTCTTTTTGCTGTAATTGACACAGCCTGATTCAAATATTTTGATTCCAAGTAATTTATTTCTCGTTCTGTCCATCTTCTAGCCATATCTACACAATCTCTCTTGGGATATAATTTGCTAAATAATCCACCTGTCGTTCTCCAAAACGAATTTTCAATTCGCCAACATAATGATATTTAATGTTATGCTCCTCAAGAAGTCCTTTGAAAATGTCTCCAATCGGTTCACACACATCCGTACATAAGTGAAACCTTCTTGTTGCTTCTCCGGCAAGACTCTCCACATCTCTCTGTTTGTCCATCGGAATCTGATATACCTCTGGTTTCAGTCCATAATCTTCGTCATGTTTGTTACCATAAGTTCCGTCAAAATCTAACACAAACAATGTCCACATCATAATTTCAAACTCCTTTATTTTAATCTATTATCTTTCTATTATCTTATCAGCATAACGATCAAGAAAATCCTTTAAGACATATCTATCAAGCTGCCAAAATTTCCTCTTTACGCTGTTAAATGTTTCTTCCTTCATTAGATATAGCTTGTCTGTTATCTTCTGATTTCGTAAGACAATCAGACAATTTTCATATTGTGCTCTGTATCTTAGATAGCCTTTATCGTCTACTTCTTCTTTATCGCAAATATTGCATATATGTAAGTTTCCGCTATTACTGTTTATGTAAAAAATATATGATATGTCCTTCAATTCGTCATACATATCATCATACCTCCTTTCTCACATTAAAATAGCACCCAAAGATATATTCTCTGAATGCTTTTAGATCATTTTATTTTTTTTATCTGTTAAAATGTGAAGTTCATCTACCTATACATTACAAAATTCATATTCTGTTTTTGTAATAATACCTTGTCTTACCATATCTTCAAGTGTTCTATATACAGCCCTTGCTCTCCATGCTGCATAACAAAATCCATCAAACTCACCAACCGAATAATCATAATTTTCTTCAATTTGTTTCTCTAAGATTTCTGCCAACTCACTTTTATGAAAGAAATATGCTTTATACATTGCAGTTTTCAATCTGTATTCTGTGATAAGCAAATCTTGTTGATCTATCATGTCACTTAGTTTTTCTAATCCTATGACAAATTCTCTTGCCTTATTTACAGATTCCATAATATGTACCTCCAATCTATTTATTATCTAACACATCCAGTAATCCTTTTCCATTCTCCATTGACGTTAGTTTTAGTTCAACATCAGTGATAGTATTTTCAGCAACCAATTTAACAAATTCGATAGGTAACTGATTTCCGTTTTTTCCTGCTGTTATTTTCATTCCTTCAACTAAAGATTCTATTCCAACCTTTACTCCAGCCAAATAAGCTAATTTTAATTCATCCATAACATTCTTCCTCAAATCTTTAAAACAAAATGCGACTTTTATCTGTTATTTATCAATTCCATTCTTCTTATATACATTTCCAAACTGATATTTCCGGCGCATCTTTCGCACAGATCTAGCCCTAAGTTCTGACAGTTAATGTCTGTAAATGGTTCTCCATAATTTAATTTTCCCATGCGATAATATTCTCTTTCAATTCCAAAGATATCTTTCTTTTTTACTTTTGGAATTTCTTCTCCGCAGCAATCACAAATTATTTTTTCTATTTTCATGTGTATTACCTCTTTTGAAATATAACTTTTATTTAATATACCAAGAATCTGTTTCTATAAACTCAATATTCTCTAAACTAGGATTGTATTCTTTTAATTTTTTCTTATATTTATCTAACAAACTTCCGCCTTTTCCGATCATAAATCCAGGTTTATCTGTGCAAACCTTAATTGTATCTCTTAATCCTGGAAATACTCCAAGGAGAATCACTCCTTTTACTCCTGCTTCTTTCTTCCATTCTTTAAAAATGCTTGAAATTTCTTTTCTCATACTATATAAACCTCTTTTCTTGAAATACGAGTTCTAAGTCTAAATTGTTTCCAATTCCATTTTTAATCTGTCTTTAAATTCCATAAAGTCTTTATTTGTGATAACTTTATCAAAGAATTTGTTAATAAAACTATCAATGAAATTATGCTTTTTCAATCTAATTTCTACTTGATTTTTCCAATACTTAATACATTCTTTATCATCATCTTCTGTTGCATAACATAACTGTTTCTCTGCTTCTTTTACATCATAATTGGAATTACAACATAAATAACTTGATAATTCTTTTTCCTTATCAATTTTTGTATTCAACCATTTTTCATGTTCTAACTTTCTTTGCTCTTTCCAATACTCTTTTCTCTCTAAATAATACTGTTTCTCTTCTTCTGATAGTCTATAGAAACATCTTCCATCCGTAATTGTATCATCATATACAATTGCATCCAAAAGGTTCCCTGACTGCTTTAATGCCGGTTTCTTATTAAGATAAAAATCACTTGTTTTGGCAAAATAGTCTAATGCAAAACCAACTGCAACTCCCCCTTTGAACCATGTTCTGTGTTTAAATCTCTTTTCTAAAAAATCTTTCATTTAATCAACCTCCATTTTCCTCCATAAAATTCCGATTTTATTCTAATCAAATTCTAGTTTCTGTTATTAATTTCAGAAATTGTATTACTCCTCCAACTCTTCTATTTTTTTACATAATGCAATAAATGCAGCTTTAATAGAACTATCTGACGGAATTTGTGACAACTCATTATACAAAGAAGCAACAGTTGTTTCCTTATATTCTTCATCATCATATCCATCAGATATACAATCAAAAATTCTGCTTGCTAAAAGCGATGAATTTAAGTTTGTTTTCTTTTGTTTCCCAACTCTATCAATCATATTTATTCCTCCACTTGAAATCCTGATTTCCTATTATTATTTTATTTTTAATTCTGTTCCGCATATAGGACAGAATTTTACTTTATCCATATCTGTTCCAAAATCATAACCACAACAAGAAGTTACACCGTCTACTAGATATGAAAACTCATTCATTTCATTTGTTTCGAACCATGAATTTGTACAATTATATGGTGCTTGTCTACGTCCTTCAAAAATATCATTCTCTACAATCTCTTCCGCTTCTTCTTTACTATTTGCTTCTACTTCATATGATTTGCTATATGTTTCATAATAATCTACAATATATTTTGCCATAATCATTTCCTCCTATAATCCCATCAAATCTTTTCCGACACTAACACCATAAGTTTCTTCAAACCACTCCCAAATTTCCTCTCGGTGTGTTCCTGCGGCAAATCCGTTCCACTCTTCCTCAATACATTCTGTTTCAGGATTCATTGGAACGTCTCCGAATTCTAACCACAAATTCTCGATATATTCTGCACGCCTGTATTCAAAGCTATCGTTCAGACCACGATTAACGATACATGCTAAATCAGCATCTGTGATTAAGAATTTCCGTTCTGTGCAATAGTCCATTATCGCATTGTATTCCTTATCACAAAATTCTGTATCATCTTCAATCTGATCAATTTTCAGTTCTTTTAGATATTCTCTTAATGACATACTATTTTCCCTCTTTCCAATGTTCCATATCTTCATTTTTCAATGCGATCATTTCCAACATTTGCAGCGTACTGAAACATTCATTTTGTTTTAAAATTTCCAGTTCTTCTGTGATACACTTTACTTCTTCATCTTTGTATTCTAAAGAGTCCGCATAATCCATATCTAAAGACAGATTATATAATATTTTCGCAATTTTCTGTGTGTCCATGTTATTTCCTTCTCTAAAAATCTGTATTTCAATTAGAATCGCTTATTGCACACGAATCAGCTATGAAAAGTTTCCCATACATAACTTACTATATCCTCCATACAAAGCGTTCTTTTATTGTGTTACTGGATATAGGCAATCAGATTATTTTCTGTTTCGTCTGCAATCTGATAATCTAACCACCATTCGTGTATGGTTTCTTCTAACTGCTCTTTAGACATTGTACGCTTTAGATCATCCACTTTAGGCTTTAATTTTTCCGTTTCATATTCAACTACGAGACGTTCCTGTTCTAACGTCATGTCATCATATGTAATAGTTTTTAATAACGATTCAATTAGTTTTGTTTTAATTTCTTCCATAGTAATGTCTCCTTTCAAAAGATAAAGCAGCCGTTAAGCTGCTCTATCAAGTTGTGTTCTAAAATTTATAATATAACTTTCTTCAGCAATATTGATCGGAAGAATCAAGAAATTGTACTCATTTCCATCAATGTACATTGGAGCATTTCTTTTGCTTCCTCTGAATACCGGATTCTCTGAATCAATAACTGATAATACATCCACAAGATAATGTGAATTGAATCCAATAAATAAGTCCTCGTCCATTACAAGATTTTCCGTTTCAATCTCGTCAAAAGTTTGATATCTGGAAGTCTGCAAATATGTGTAAAGTTTTCCGTTCTCACTATGAAAGATAGTAGGCTCCTTTTCTTCTTTTACCATATCTGCGTTATACTTCATGATTTTTAACATTTCTTCTCTATCAGCATTGAATACAAAATCTCTGCTATCACACAACATCTGTTCAATATTGAAATATTGTCCATCAATTCTTCTGATAACGTATGTAAAATCTTTTCCGGAAATTCTGATATATTTCTGATCCTGATATACTTTGACTTCCGCATCTGATTTTTTATCCATGATTTTCTTGAATACCGGCAAGCATTTCACATGGAGTTTTACAGTGTCAAATGGATTTTCCGTTTCTGTGATAATTTTCTGATTCTCAAGTGATCTCGTCCCAATTCTGCGATTGTCCACAGCCTCTACACGCTTCCGCTTTGTGTTGAAGTTGAATACGTTCATCATTTTATTAGCGTCATCTCCTGCCACAAATAAAGAAAGATTAGCGATTGTTTCCAATAACCAACTCTCCGTTGTTGTAATAATATGCGCTTCTGTATCATCCATTGCTGGAAGAAAAATATCTGTATTCGCACACCGTGGAATAGTAACAATCTTTTTTCCGCACTTTATGTTTATTCTCTGCTGCATTTCCGTGCTAACATCTTCTAGCGTAACATCTCCGCTCATTTTGGAAATGATCTTGATATCGTCAATGTCAATCCCCAAAACACCTGGACTTGTGTCAAATGCATTATTTGTTCTTATTTCTGCAAAATGTTCCATATCGGTACCACACATTTTCACCGTTCCATCTTCTTCGACCTGCATATATAACTTTTTCAAGCTGTCAAGTGTTACTTTCTTATCAATGGCTGCCAATCCTTTTTCCATCATTGCTTTTAATTCTTTTGCGTTCATTGTAAATTTCATCATTGTTTTATCATCCTATTCTTTTAAAATCGTGCTTTCATATGCTCTCTATATAATAGATATATTATTTATAAAATTTCAAAATGCATTCCCTCGAAAAGTAAAACACATCCATTTTCATCGTTTGTCATCCATGTTTTTGTTCTTCCATCTTTATTACTTACACCTGTGTACTGTTCTTTTTTCCACTCTTCTTTTCTGAAAATATAATACTTGTGAATTCCTGTTTCACATTCTGGGTATTTTCCCTCTAAATGTAAGGCAGCTTTTTTTGCTTCTATTTCTGTTTCATGTATGGATTCTTCAATCCTTTTCCATCCACATTCTTTATCTTTCATACAGGCATATGCCTTAAATTTAATAATCATATTCAAAACCTCCTCTTGAAATTATCTTTTCATAGGTATCAATTCATCTTTATCAGCCACAAATTGATTAGCATTTTTTCTGTCGTTACAGTTTGGAAAATCATCAACAGACACTTTTACTCTATCCATTGTTTCTAGCCCAATAACAGTAACAATTTTCCCGCAATGAGGATGTTCTACTTCAACCTGCTTCGTTGCTCTATTCATAGGATGCCATATAAATTTCATTCCTTCTTTGTATTCCAAACCATCTTTCATGTACTCTTTGCCTTGCCACTTATCAAAAGGAGTCCAATCATTTACTACAAAACCACATCCATAAAAAGAACCTTCTGATACAAGATAATAATTTCCAGCTTTGCATACTCCAAAATCTTTCTTACAATAAATAACTTCACCTCCATCAATGAAAAAAAATTTTTTTAAATCCTGATATCCATAATCTTTTCTTTTATTACTAAATCTATAGGAATTACATTCCCAATTTTTAAATCTTTCCATCATTATTTCCTCCCGATAAAATCATTATTTGTTTCCATAACATACGGAACAGCAAAAAGCTGTTCCTGACTGTTCCAAAGTTCTACGTTATTCAACTGATACACAGATTGAAGAGTCTAAAGAGCAAAACGGACGAACTCCACAATCGCCCCGACCGCAACCGCGGTAGCGCACGCCACCACAACTGCCAACAACCTGAACACAGGAAGCCGAGCATCCTTCATTTGTACTGTCTGGTGTATCTAACCAAAACGGTTTTTCATTTTCTGTCCTAAACATACCATTCTTCCTGGCTTTTCTGTAATCATCAAAAGTTCCTAAATGCACCTTACAATCACATGTTCCGTAAGTGTGCAACCCATCCATAGATAGTAAATCAACTGTATCAATCAATACATTTTCTTTTCCAAACCCTTTATAGATATCAGTCAGAATATCCCCATTTTCATCATTCAACACATTCTTGATTTCAGAAGTTCTAAAATCATTTAATTCACTGTCGAATCTATAAGTTCCGTCAATAAGCTCTTTTTTCCAAACTTTGGTTCTATTGTTCTCAATATCCTGTTCCACCACATACCATTCATTTCCAATGTCGTCTACAATCACGTTTCCAACCTTGCATTCATATAACTGTTTCTCTTGCCTCATTCCTAAAGACTTCCTTAGTTCTTCTGTTAATTCGATCACCAGGTTATTTCCTTCTACTTTTACATTTGTCTTATTTACTTCGATATTCATAATATTTTCCTCTACTTTCTTTCTAATAATTCTTACTTACAAAATGGTTTCCAGTACACGATCAGCGCCACACCTAATACAGTAATATATACTTTTGCATCCGTTTCTGTCATAAACAACGCGATAAGAAGCAAAATCAATCCAGAGAACTTTTGAAAGTTCAGTCTGCGCTTCCACCGTTTAAACTTCTGGCTCGTAGCAGCTATAACATATCCTTCTAACCATTCTTTATTATGTTTCTTCCATTCTTTTTCCGTCATAACTGTTTCAATCACATTCATTTCTTATTTCCTCCATTCCTCATATACTTGTTCACTACGTTGTTATACTCCCATTTTTCCACCACTGATACACTGCCTTTTGTTCTTACAGTGCAATACTTCTTTCCGCAAATTGTAAATTCGCTCAAAATCTCCATTGTATTATTCTCCTTTTGTTGTTGTGTTTATTTGTTGTATTTTTTATTTCCCTGAAATCATTCTGCAAGCTGTGACACTCACAGAACGTAATATGTAAGTTTTTCTTATGCAGTCTTTGCTACTGCTTTTCTTGATGTTCTTTTTCGTGTTGTCTTAGACTCAATTCCCGGAATATCAATATTCCTTTCGATCACACCGGAAAGGAAATCAAATAATGAATCTTGCCACTTCTCTGATAAATTATCATTAAAATATTTACTTCCTTTACAGTTATTCAACAGAACCCTTTCCATGTCTGTCTCTCTTCCTGCATAATAAGAATATAATTTTCTAAATACTCTTAATACTTTCGCGCTGAATGCCTTTCCTTCGCGATAAGTTTTACCTCCGTTCCATTGTAGTTTTACGATAAGTTGTAAAATTCTGTCTAATAAATCCGGACAAACTCTCGACATCTTTGCACCGTCAGAGACAGAAGTTAAAATACCAATAGGATTTTTTACTGGGTTCCTGTCTCCCTTAACAGCAATGTGGTTTCTGTCACAGATAGATTTTAATGTAACATATTCTTCTTTTTTAGCTACAAGCGCCGCACTGTAGATATCGACAGGAGTCATGGTTTTTCGATCGTCTTGCTGTGACAAGAATAAGTCAACCGCTTCTGCTTCTGTAATTCCGATCAATACTTCAACCTGAATCAATTTCATGTTTCCAAAATAAGCGCCAATGATTCTGTGCATACCGTCAACAACATAAAATTTATCATTCTTGCACATAATCTTAGGCAAATCCCACTTATAAGAGCTAAATTCAGATCCGATTTTCTTTGCAATAGATACCCTTAATTCTCTTTGCCAATCTGGAACATGAATAAGCAATGGATTAATGCTGATAATTGCCTTTTCTCTTCCATCATGTTTCGATCTTGCTTCTTCCATCTTGTCAGATACGATCATTCTTTCTCCAACTTCAATGATATTGTTTAGCATTCTTGCTTCATTCATCATTGTTTCCACTTCCATAGGTTCAAGTTTTCCGTTTCTACTCATTTTTCTAATCTCCTTTAATATGTAAAGTTTTCTATAATAAAAAGCACCTGTATAATTACAAGTGCTTTCTATACGTATACATCTATGTTGCATTGTCGTTCTTCATTTTCGATATGAACATCTATCCATGTTCTACCGCGTCTGTATGAACTGCTTCCCAAAATATCCAGTGTTACGAGAGGATTCTCACGAATCTGCTCACACTCTTCATTCGTTAGTATATTCTTATCCAAGGCTTCCAATTCCTCAAACGTATAATCTGCTAAAGATTTTCCTACTGTTATCATAATCATGACCCCTTTCCTTTTGCTTCGTTCCACTTCTTTCAACCGAGATCAGCTCAATCTGGCGTTTCCTCTGTGTGATATTAATTAACTGTATCTGATGTTTGTTATAAAAATTTTCCATCATGTCTCTTCCTATTCCATTCTTTCCGCTTTCGTATTTGTTGTATATGGCTCTTTGCTGATTATCCAATCACCTACAGATAGATATACTTTTTCATCATCGTTCCAGGTTTCCCAACCTTTTATATCATTTACATTGATATATCCGCTATCCGGTGTAACGTCTGTTTCGATATAATAGCCAGTTCCGTCCGAAAAATTTAACTCAAACCCCTCTGTTCCAATAGTAACGCTTTCGATTTCTTCTGTGTCAATATATGTTTCCGGCATTTCTGCGACTGTTTCCTGAGCTTGTTTCGGTGTGTTTTCAACCGAGTTTCTTCCTATTATAAATGTGGTAAAAGAAATAATTGCAACAGCACCGATATATAATATTTTCCGCTTCATCATTCAAACCTCTTTCTATAAATCCCTTACGTTTCCGACTACTTCCCAATCTGTTAAAGCATATGTTGTATTTAGCTTTTCCAGTGGTAAACGCTCAATGTTTCCATTTCCTGTATTGTATATGTATCTGTTTGTCTTTGTGTCTACGATTGATTCATTTACTACTCGTTTTAAAAACTGTTTTGTCATGGTTTGTTTCCTCCATTATCTACACAAGATCAATCCGCTTTTTAACATATCCGAAAACCATTCTTGGAAGTCGTGATACTCTGTTTTGTCGATAATGTCTCGATAAACTTCTTTTAGCTGATTTTCTGAAAATGTTTTTTCCATAGCGTCTGGAAGTGATTCTCGATTATCTTCTGAAAAGTAATATCTGTTTTTCATTGTTTAGACCTCCTTATTCAAATGCTTCTTGTCCACAATTTAATTTGACATCTGTTAAAACATAATCCCAGCTTGTTCCCAATATCCAATTATTTCCCATGTCTTTTGAATAATATCATTACTCATTACTGCATCAAATGATTTTACAAAAGTAGCATAATCAAGATACCCTTGCTCTTTTGCGTAGTCACTCGCTTCATTTCCACAAAATGTTGTTCCATATAATTTGTTTCTCTTCATAATTTCCACCCTTTACCCTTTCTTTATGTATATTTTCTTATTCTCTTCTAGTTTCGCTCCTGCTCATCAGTATCGGACTTTTACCGATAGACTAAAAACATCATACAGCACAGCCTGTACATTACGGTTTATTCCCTTCTTTCACTTGCTGATTTTCCGCTTATAAGAGTTCTGTACTTAAACAGTGTTATCTGCTCGTATAAGCGCGCTGTATTTGATTAGCTATATGAAATTGACAAGGTGCTATTTCCGAAAACTTACTAATCATTACGTTTTCGTTATGCTTAATATAGCATGAAGTTTTCGGAATGTCAATATGTTTTTAGAATTTATTTTACGTTTTCAGAATGTATGATTGTAATAAAAAAGACATCATACAAACGTATAATGTCTTTTCTTAGCCTATTCTATTCCCATTCGGGAAAACAAAAGCAGATGTATATTTACATCCCATAATACTAGCCATCTTCTCTAGTTCTTCTTGCGTAAATTTTCCAGTTTTTACCCTTTTGGAAATAGACGCTTGACTCATTCCCATTTTTGCACCCAATTCTGTCAATGATATTCCAGCCTCATCACAAGCAACTTTTATTTTTTGTTGTAAAGTTATTTCCTTCACCTACTTTCTCTATTACCTCTTAATATAATATAGCAAATTTTTAGTTATGCTGCAATATATTTCTTGACAGAACCGGAACGTGTCCGGCTATATTTCTTTACCATCTTTAAATCGGAATACTGAAATATATTCCGCATCCAAAATAGAAGCAATTTTTTGAAGTTCTTCTTTCGTGAATTTACCCGTTTTTAGCCTTTGACCGAAAGCTGACGGAGTAACATTCATTTTTTCAGCAATTTCTTTTTTTGTAACGCTTCCAGAATATGCAATTGCCATTTCTATTTGTTGTTGTAATGTCACTTTAACCACTTCCTTTCCTTATTATTATAAAGGATTTCCTGTTTTTAGACAATAAAAAACATAGATATTTTTGGCTGGGCGGTGTATCCAGCATCTCAGGTACTCTTTTCAGAGTGTGTCGGGAACCTTTTCCGACCTCAAAAACATCTATGTTACTACCAATTATATCAGTTTGTACATATAATATACCATATTACAAAAAATATGTCAATGTTTTTACAAAAAACTTTTTAATCTTCCACTATGTAAACGTCTATCTATTTTACTTTGATGTATGTCCATCATCGTAGAAACATAAAGATAATTTTTTCTTTCATCATATTTAATCCCAATCATTACATTGTCTTTGTATACCTTTATCAGCTCTAATGATTTTCCTTCTTCATTCGGATTAATCCCAACATAGTCAGGACTATTTATAATTTCAGATATATTGTTAATATATTTTAGCGCCTTGAAATGTTTTCTTTTTATCATGTGCGTTTTAAGTCCATTTGATCTATATATTTCCAATTCAGGCAGATTGATTCCTAGAATATTATTAAATTTTGTATTGTATTTTCCAACGATTACAAGTTCATCCGTATCACTCAATGTTATATTCTCCTTCAATTTTAATAATTATAACATATTTGTTCTTATTCATCAAATACAATACATTAATTTTTCTTGACAGTGCCGGAAGGTGTCCGGCTTATTCAATTACTTCCTCTATCCTGTAAACTCTAACTACTTAAAAGTATACAATTCGTGGTATGCCATAGGTATTTTCATAATGTTCACTCTTTCTTAATATCCAAAAGCCAACCAGTAACCAACCATTCCGACCGTAAAGACAATCGGCATTAACAGCGTTGTAACTTCGTGGATTCTATTTTTTAGGTTTCTTTTCTTGCTTCTCATTTTGATTACCTCTCTCATTCTTATTTGATTATTTATTCTCTATTTAAAATATCTGTCAGAGTCATGAACTCACGCCGGACTGGATATCCGTATACCGATAACAGATATTAAGCATAATTTTAAGCGGTTTCAAAGTTTGTTGTAGATTATTCTACACCAGTGACTAAGGCGTGACTTAATTTTTGCTTATTACATCCATATTCTATAGGATTGATAAAGTTTTTACGTGTTGCCTACTAAAGTACTCACGGTCTGTTTTTAGTTCTATTTTAGGTACAGATACAGACATCATGTCAATTTTAGACTTCCTGCTCCAACTATTTTAGGATAATAGTTACTTACGATAAACCTTGTATAATCTGTTTTTAAAAGGAGATATACAAGCTCCTTAATGTCAGCACAACTATGCGGCATTGCTGATCTTGAGCCTTTCGGAAGTATTAGCCGTTCCGATGCTTTTTGCAATTCCTAGTTATTTTTGTGTGTACTCCTTGCCACCGTCACACGTCTTTCACATTGTTTTTTTCTTCCTGGAAAATCTTAATACGGAAGTATTGCACTTGATAGGACTTATTCTTGTCGTGCCTATACAAGGTTTTATTTTTTGTTATTCCGTATTATTATTTAAAGGACTTGCCGACTTGACAAGTCCTGATTTACAAGTTACAATAATTTATGAGTTGTCGTGTATATATTCTTTTGCTTCTTGTTCCGTTGGACACTTTACAAGTTGCTTGTGATCAGAATTGTACACGACTGTTTCATTATCGTATGTTATATAGTACATAATTTTTCACCTCCTTTCTGTTGGAAGTGAAAAATTATGTTTTTAATTTGTTTATTTCTAAAGTCATTATGACTTTCTGCGGATGTATCACTTTCTTTCCATTATGTGATGTTTAAGCCGTTCCGCAGTACACTGTTCCTTTGCTGGATTCTCTCAGCGGGGAGTATATAAACTGCACAATCGAACAATAATAAATTTTATTCCTGTCTGTATCTACAATATATACCCTTATCAACTACCCCAGCCACCTCTTTCTGGCAGGCAACCTTGAAACTAATCATATCTAAAATACTTTTGTTTAACCTATATTCTTTACTCGTAGTTACTCCCTACCCTCTTAGCTCATGTCCTCGCTGTTCCGAAAATATCTATTGCAGAATATTTCAGAAAACAGTTACCCGAATTACTCTCAGGAGTCTTGCTTTCAATCTTATAAAATAATTTTTAAAAGGAATTTTTCACAAGAATTTGTGAAACACGACTTGAAAAGTGAATACTAAAATGTTAGAATATATATAATCACTTTGCAAGAAGTGTGTTTTGTTGAGCAGTTGTTTTGGTTGGTAGCCTTGTGACAACTGCTCTTTTGTTTTCCTTTTGTGATTATATAATATCATATGTTTTTATGTTTGTCAATCGTTTTTTGATTATTTTTTTAATCTTTTTCGATTATTATTTTTGCTTTATATCCTAATGGGTTTATGATGTCGTTTGTTTCGTCTAAAGATAAATTTTTTTTATTTATTTTTCGATTCAAATTTTGATTTACAATACCCATTTTTTCAGCAAGCACTATTTTTTTTATGCCTGACTCTTTAATTAAATTATTGATTTTATTGGATAACTCAGCATTATTATTTATATCCACTATATCACCTCCTGTTAGGCTATATTATACAATATACTATGATAAAAAACAAATGTTCTGAATGGTATATTTTGTCAATTTATGTTACCATAAAAGAAAAAGGATTTTATATCATGGGCAATTATAGAATACAGACACAAGATTTTTATTTCGGCGCTTGTATGTTTTCTTTTTTTAAACATAATTCTGATACAACACCTTCTATAATAGAAAGTACCGATGAAATTCAGGTTATCAAAATGACAACTAATACAAGCGAAGACTTTTATATTATAATGAAATACACGAAAAACTGTCAAAATAGGAAAACCATTTATAAAAGTTGGACTTTCCCAATCACAGACAAAGACAGAGAAATGATAAAAAAATATCATGATATTTGTGAAAATATATATTTCTTTTTTGTCTGTGGTGAATCGTCAATTTCAGGCAAACCTAAAAAATTAGAAAACGGCGATTTTTATGTTGAAGAAATAAAATCCGGTGAAATTGCTATATATCGCTATTGCGACTACTTAAAAGTAAAAAATAAAACAAATATAACAATAAACATATATAAAAGCCGAGAACATTATTTTAGTTTACACACTGAAAAATCTCGTGACAACATTATAAAATCAAAACGTAATAACATCGAAAAGAAAATCTCAGACATTGTTATTATATGATCTAACATTTCACTATTCACTTTTCAAAGTGCAAATTCCTTTTGTAGTTGGGTATCGCTCAGCCAGAATTGACTTTGCTTTTCAGATATGCTACACTTTAGATGCTTAAATTATTATGTATCGTGCAGTAAATCTGTACACCCTATGCAAGTTTTACGGCTGACACTTTGTTTGCAATCTCATTTGTTATCTGTGTATCTGTCGTTTAACTTGATTATATCTTATCACTTTTATTTATGTTTGTAAATAGTTTTATTTATATATTTATTGTTTTAGTACATATTTATAATCAAACACGCTATTGTATTGCTTTATTTTAGTAAATATGTATAATTATATTTATAAACAAAATATGGTATAATAAAAGACTTTAAAAGAAATGAGGTATAATCCATGTTAGAATATAAAAATACAGAACAGTTTTTAAGTGATTATAGAAGTTATTTGATCGAAAAGGGAATCACTAATGCTCACGTTGCGCGGAAAATAGGAATATCTCCTCAGCAATTACAAAATGTTTTTAAAAAAAAGGAATTAACTGTCAGTGATGTAATAAAGCTATGTAATGCGATTGATTATAATTGTAAAATTATGATTGAGTAAGTAATGTTAGATGTATAAAGTTTTTTGACCGCATATAATAAGTAGTAACACGGTTTATGAGTGTGTAGCTTTTATTTGATTGTGATCTATGGTATAATTATCTGTAATAATAAGTAAAGGATTTATAGATAGTATGTTTAGATATAAAATAGATATATTAAAAGCACTCGCAGATCGTGGATATAATGCTACTAAAATACGCAAAGATAAGATTATGAGCCAGGCTACTATGCAAAACATACGACAGGGTAAAGGTATTACTACAGATACAATCAATACGATCTGTCTTATTTTAAGATGTCAACCGTCGGATATAATCGAGATTGTACCGACGGAAGAGGAAAAGATAAAATACTTCTGACACTAATTTTAGTGCTTGACTTTGCACTGTTTTTAGTGTTATTATAATTATAGTCAGTAATGACAACAATATTGAGAAAGGATGATTGTATTTGATTGATATCGAAGTTTTGAAAAGGTTAAATGTGCCTAATAAGATAGTTTTAACAAGACATGCGAAAGAAAGACTAATAGAAAGAAATATTACTATCACGGACATTATAAATGGTATTGAGACAGGAGAAGTCATAAAACAGTATGAAGATGACAAACCTTTGCCCAGTTGTTTGATACTAGGATTTTCGGTAAATAATAAATATATTCATATTGTGGTTAGTCACGATTGTGATTACATTTATTTGATAACAGCATACTATCCTAATACAGATCAGTGGGAAAGTGATTTTAAGACCAGAAAGGTGTGATATTATATGTTATGTATTGAATGCGGCGCAGTCGCTGAAAAGGGATATACAACAGACGTTACGGATTTAGGAAACTGTCTTGTTATTATCAGAAATGTACCATGTTATAAATGTACAGAATGCAATGAGATTATTTATACCGGTGACGTTGTACAGGAAATAGAAAAGATTGTTAATATGGCTAAACAATGTTTACAAGAGGTGTCAATTATCGATTATAACAATTATAAACAAGTAGCATAAGTATGATAGCGGTGCTGATATGGCGTCGCTATTTTTTGTATGCTATCGTGTCAGTGTGTATGTTAGTGTATATTAACTTGTGTTATGACTGTATAGTTATAGTATGTTATATGATACACATGTAATACTTGTGTAATAATAGTGAGTATAGTTGTGTGTTTGTGTGGACTGCATCACGTTGTTGTGTAGGATGTTTAGGTAAACTAGGAATTTTTACTATTATTAGTGTAGTATTGTTTTGATGTATATTTTTTGATGTATATTTATACACAAATTATTGCATAGTTATACACATGATGTGGATAAGTTTGATTTTAAAGAATGGTATAAAAGTGGTGATGTGGTACTCATTTGTAGGTTATTTTGGATTGCAAGTGGGGAATATGTGTTGGTTTTTGTTTAATTTTGTGTGTCTGGTGGGAAGTTTTGTTTTGAGGTAAGTTTTAAGGCAAAAAGTTATCCACATATTATTTTGAGTTATCAACATTATGTTGATAACTTTTTTATTATTAAAAATTTTCACCAAAAATCCGAACTTGTCCAGAAATCCATGAATTTGAGTCTAAAATCCCACCTGATGCAATGTTTCATTGCTACGTAAAAGACACACACAAAAATCAACAGATTGTCCATAAAATCTCTATATACCGCCCCCTGTTTTCAGATCTTTACAATCAAAACTTTTGCACTTTTCATCAATGTGCCAAAAGTCCCTAAAGCAACATAATAGTGTAGTATTATGCTATTCCATAATAGGGGCGGTATTAAACATTTTTGACGTATGTTATGCATCAAATATAGCAGGTATGGGTTCTATCCACACCTCACTACCAAAATTTCGACCTCCGATTTCAACACCAAAATTTTCATCTTCCACTTCAAAAATCCAAAAAATTACCTAAAAATACTTCGGGAACTCTCTCGACCAACAAAGCATAAACACTGCATTTCTACCATTCTAAACAGTCCAAAAATAACCAAAATCCACCACAATATCCATTCAAACCCCAAACAAACTCTTACCGTTACTGCATTTTCCCGAACTCAACTTATATTCCAAAAAATTACATATAAAACACACTATCAAAATCCAGAAAACCACGTCACCTTACCCCTAAGTGTACCCACATAAATACTGGCATCCCCCGGTATAAAAACATCACACAAAATTACCTCTCTACCGAAGTACCTTATTTTCAAAATTACTGACACAAAAAAGCAGCCAATTCCTAAGATAAGTCCTTAAGAACCAACTGCTATTATTTATAATCACCCTATAATCATCCAATACCGTGAACTACCCACGAGCTAAAGCTAATGGGATTGCGAGCCTAATTTTTTCAATAATATTTATTAAATATATCCCCATCTATATCACTAATATCATGAACCGGTACCTCAGTTCCATTTTCAAATATTACAACATTTCTGTATTCGTGTACCTTCTTCACTCTCCCACTCATTGTAATATACTTTCCACCATCTTTCTTTAAATCTTTTTCAAAATATGTGATTCTGATATCCGGATCAACATCACCGTCATCTAAGCATTTTCTTAAAATATTCAATCTCTCATTCAGCCTATCCAAAACATCCTCATCAAATTCAATCCTTTTATCTGTCAATCTTGCAGTCTCTTTAATTTCTGCATCATAACCTGTCAATGCAGCAAATGGAGAAAATTGAGCAGCTCTATCTCGCATACTCATTTGAGGATATTTTTTAGAGACAAAATGTGGCAGATCAATAATATCATCGTATTTACCCATAACACACCCCTATGCTTTATGTCCACCAATTTGATTATTCCTATCTATTGCAGTAGCTCCTTCTTGTAAACTCATACCTTTTAAAATTGCATTTTTCCCAAATTTTTTCTTGATATCCAAGATAGCTTTCTGAATATCTTTTTCTTTTTTAAGTTGTTCCTGGTCTACTGCATCTTCCTTTTCAGAAATCATATCAAATAAATTAAGCTGTTCATATCTATCCTGTTTCGCTTCCTTTTCGCTGATCACATGATTTGCAGACATATTGATTCTTCTGACAAGTAAATTTTCGTCTACAATTCTACTGAATAAATCAAGCACAGCTCTTACAATCACGCTAGTAGAAGACGTATAACTATCTAAATTTACTGTTCCATGAGCATGTTTTGGAATTTTTCTCCCATATTGATCAAAAGAGAACTCTCCCTTATACTTACTCATTCTGGAAGAATCTAATAGATTTTCTCTATCGTAGCCAATCGTTAATACAATCTGATCCGTTACAAGATTCTTACTAACCAAATCTAAGACCAGCATCTCAGTCATTTCACGCACAATAATTTTCGTTTTATCAAAATCAGTTCCACAGTGTAAAACCTGTCCGCTTCCAATACTATTGCTCTCCGGCTTATATGCTTTTATATCTGAAATTGTAACCGGTTCATAACCCCATGCATGGTCAATCAAAAGCTCTGTATTTTTACCAAACATTCTACGCAGCAAGTCTTCATTATAATAATCTGACTCTTTTCCAAGAGAACATCTTGCGATATCGCCCATTGTATATAGTCCTACAGATTCTAATTTTTTAATATACCCTCTACCTACTCGCCAAAAATCAGTCAATGGTTTATGTTCCCATAGCTTCTCTCGATATGACTTTTCATCCAATTCTGCAATTCTCACACCATTTTCATCTGCAGGTATATGTTTGGCAACAATATCCATTGCTATTTTACAAAGATACAAATTAGTTCCTATTCCTGCGGTTGCAGTAATTCCAGTTGTATTCAAGACATCCAATATCATCTTCTGTGCAAGTTCTTTTGCGGATAATCCATACGTATTCAAATAAGAAGTCACATCCATAAATACTTCATCAATAGAATATACATGGATATCTTCAGGAGCAACATATTTCAAATAGATATTATAAATCCTTGTGCTATATTTCATATAAAAAGCCATACGTGGTGGAGCCACAATATAATCAACTTTTAAATCCGGATTTGTATCAAGAATTTTTTTACTATATGACTGTCCGGGAAACTCATTCTTTTTCAATCGATATAATCTTGTTGCATTAATTTCTTGCACCCGCTGCACAACCTCAAATAATCTTGGTCTTCCAGATATACCATATGATTTCAAAGACGGCGTTACTGCAAGACAAATTGTTTTCTCTGTACGACTGTTGTCTGCAACAACTAAATTCGTATCCATTGGATCCAAGCCACGTTCTATACACTCTACTGATGCGTAAAAACTTTTTAGATCAATCGCAATATATGACTTATTATTCATGCAGCACACCTCCTACTATATGTATCATAACAAAAAATTTAAAATTTATCCATATAAAATCGAAAGTATGTTTGCTTTGTTATGTGTCTGTATCAAATAAAACAAAAAGAGCAGATTAGAATTCTAATGAACTCTTCTGCTCTTTCTGTTTTTAGCAACTATAAAATAAATTATAATTACTATTTATTACTACTCTAAAACACCTACAATTTACAATTATAATACTATACTTTCATATTTTTATCAAGATATTTTTACATATTTCGACAAAAGCTTCTATTTTTCTAAAAACACATCAAATTAATCAGAATGTATTACTATATTTAAAACTCAATTCTACAATGCAACATTATCTTTAATGGTTTATACATTTTTGAATGAAAAATTTGCGGATCAGGAAGATCAAATTCTTGATCCACTCCTAAATCTGTTTCTCTAAGTACAGTTCCTACAACCTTCATTGACATTCCATTTTCTTCAGCTAATTTATTTATATGATGAACATAGCCATCATAATATCCGATTCCTTCAAATTTAAATTGTACTTTTGTTTCTATCATTCTGTTTTCAGAAAATGACAAATCCTCTACAATAGGACGAGAAAATTTATTTAAATAACATTCCTCATAGAAAGAAATAATCCTTTTGCCATCTTCTGTAATATACTTACCCTCTTTTGCCTTTTCTTTTATATCGCTTTTAACTTCCATGAAATCATATTCAGCAAACTTCATACCATATTGATAATCATCTTGATACTTTTCTGCAGCAGCTTCCTCCGGTGTTTTTGATATTTCATTTAGTTCATCTAAAAAACTCATAACGCTACTCTCCTACTTCTTTTGATATTTACATAATAACACAATACTATGAATTTTTATAGAAAATTTTAAATCGTTAAGAGAATTAATACATGAAACAAAGAAACCATTCAAATATTTTTAATAATAAAGGGAGAAATGATATGAGCAAATTGTAAATAATGATTTAAGAAAATAAGGATTTAATGAAGAATCATAAAAGAAATTATAAAAAATTTTTTCTATTTCAATTTAAATTATATCTTTGCGTCAGCAAAGACTTTGCGAAGCAAAGTGAAACGGAGACACGAAGAAAGGGTCGCTTGCGACTCTTTCTGAAGTGGATCCAACATTACCTAGATCTCTCTATATATAAGGAATTACGAATTTATATCAAAAAAATTATTTATAAAGAGAGAATTATTAACTGGGGGAAGGAAGACCAAATTCATAAGTCTTACTACGCACCTTGTTCGCCAAGGCTCACAATCTGCTAGTGCGACTAAATGAATTATGCTCTTTTTTGCACTTCCCCCAGACCCCCTTCGCGCACTATAAAATGGATAAAAATTTCAATTAAAATTCTCGTAAGCCCTTATAAACACTGGGTTTATGACGAAAAACATCATTCAAAGTCTCCCTATATTATATATATATTAGGGAGAAATGGAATGATGCGAAAACTCTGCAAACCCTTATAAACACTGGGAAAATTGGCGTTTTAGGTGTGCAAAAACGATAAAAAATAATAAATTTCAAGGAGAAAACATATGAACAAATCAAATATCAAAAAAGGAATAATTACAGAAAAAAAGTTAGTAGATTTATACGGAAGTGATGCACAAAAAAAAACTTACAAAGAAAATGGTAGATTCATTGGTAACTATAAAAAAACATTACTTACCAAAATGTCTCGATATTGTAACATTGAAGATTTAGGTGGCAGAACATATAGAATCACAAAAGTATATGACTATCCTCTTCCATCAAATTTCAATAAGATGACAAAATCATTATATCAATATATTGTTCCTCTTCTACTTACTAACTTAATTAATGGTCACGACGAAAATAACAAAATAGATATAACAGTTGGAAAATGGGCGAGAGAAATTAATATGGTAAATAAAAATTATAATCTTGTTAAATACAACAGAGAAGATACGAGTAAAGAAACGCAGTGTTCTTTAGATACTATAAATGAATTTTATGACAAAGCTGATGACATGATTGAATGGTACATAACAAATGCACTTGATTATTTAAAATCTGCAGGATTAGTTATCTGGAGAGAGGTTTATAGAGTAAACGAAGAAATATCAAGCGGCAAAAATATTATTGATGAAAACGGGAATATACACGTTGATATTTCTATTGATAGTCATCAAGCATCTGAAGATGAAATGAACTACTACTCTCATTGTGTTTCAATTGCTGATAAAGCAGCAAAAATAGAAAATGCTGGAGAACGATATTATAGTAAAAAATCAAAATTATTTGGAGAAGTATTAAAGAAAGAACTATATAAAAAGAAAATCAAATGTGTTTTCAAAACATATGAAGCATATTATGTAGATCTTGACAAATGCAATTTTATATTAAAACAGTTTGGTAAATTCAAAATGAATAATTTAATAAGTGAATTCAATAAAGAGTTTACAGATTTATTGGTTGGAAATGCGGAAAAAAGGTTTGATAAAAATCCGGATAAATATTTTTCTTATGCAGAAAAGGATGATTACAGCTTATGTTTTCAAAATTTATGCGAAATAACAATTGATAAAAATACAGAATATCTTGGAAACAGAATAAGAGAAAAAACAATTAATGATGATTATACTCTAAAAATCACATCATCAAGGAAAGGAAAATAGACATATGAATTTTAATAAACAACAAGAAGAAACCATTAATACAATAGAAGGAAATGTGGCGGTTATTGCCACAGCAGGTTCCGGTAAAACAACTGTTCTTACCCATAGAATTAAAAAAATGGTTGAAGAACATAATATATTACCATCTTCTATCCTGGCAATTACTTTTAGCAAAAAAGCAAAAGAAAATATAAACGAAAAACTAATGGAACTTAATATATCGAATGTATCTGTAGAGACTTTTCATTCATTTGCTTTGAAGATTATCTCCTCTGTGTATGGAATCAAAAAATTTAAAATATGGACAACACCATGGGAAAAAGAAAAAACAATAAAATGGATTTGTAGTGACTCTTTATTACTTTGCGATTCTGATAATGTCCCATACAACGAAATTACATCGTTTATTGCGTTGCAGAAAAATAACATGAAAACCCCAAATGATGATTTAATTTACACCCCGGATATCCCATTTAAAGAAGAGGATATGAAACAAATATATAAAACTTATGAAGAGTATAAAGAAATCAATTCACTTATTGAGTTTGATGATTTTTTGAACATGGCAAATAAAATTTTTGATACTGATTATTATACTTTAGAAAAGTATCGAAATATTTTTCAGTATATATTAGTTGATGAATTTCAGGATATTTCTATTTCTCAAGCATTACTTTTAAGAAAATTAAACACAAAAAATACAATGATCGTCGGAGATCCTCTTCAAGCTATTTATTCATTTAGAGGTGGTGATAGCAGATTTATTCTAAATTTTGATACTGATTATAAAGACGTAAAAGTTATTAATTTAAATACAAATTATAGATGTAGTAAAGATATTGTATCTACAGCAAATAAACTTGCGTTAAGTATTCCTGATTCTCAACACAAAAATTATGTAGAGAGTATTTCAAATAAAGAAAATTTTCAAATTCCTGAGTTAAGACATTTCCCTGATGATTATGAAGAATGTTTATGGGTTGCATCAAAAATAGGAGAATTAAAATTTAAAGGATACGATTACAACGACATTGCCATCCTCGCCAGAACAAATGCTCAATTACAAAAACTAGAGTCAACGCTGCATGATGAAGATATAGCATTTGAAATTGTTGATGGTAAAACTTTTACAGAATTACCAGAGATCAAATTGATAATTTCTTACTTTAAACTTGCGTTAAACACAAATGATAATGAATCGTTTTCTTATCTATACAATAAACCAAATCGATGGTTAGATAAAAAATTTTTAAAAGAAGTAACAGATAACAGTTTTAAAAGAAATATATCATTATACAATTCAATGTTCACGATTGATAGGAGAAATTGGAGATTCAAAAAAGGTATCGATGAAATCATTGAAGTAATAAATTATTTACAAAACAATCAGAATTCCAACATTTCAGATTTGGTAAGATTTTTGAGAAACAGATTAGACATTGATAAATTTGTTACAAAAGGAAAGCAATCAGATGATGGAAGTTATATTGAACAAATCGACAACCTTAACAGTTTTGAAAATATTTGTTCCAAATACTCTTCCATTAAAGAATTTGTTTCATACATAGATGAGTTAAATACAGAAATGGAGAATAAAGATAATGATAAAGTCAAATTACTTACAATTCATAAGTCAAAAGGTATGGAATATCCTGTCGTGTTTATCATTGGATGCAATGAAGAAATCCTGCCACACTATAAGAATGAAAATGTTGATGATGAACGTAGGTTATTCTATGTCGCAATTACAAGAGCCGAAAAAGAATTATATCTATCATATGTTGATTTATATAATGGTCAAACAAAATTGATAAGCTCTTTTATTAAAGATGTTGAAAATACAATTAAAATTATAAAAAACGAAAAAATAAGTGGTGAATAATAAGTAATCCTACTTTATGTATTTTGTTTCTAAATGGTGAATTAAAATATGTCCCACATTCAATAAACATCATTTAGGAATTTGTAACTTGAAAATCAAATTTCATTTCATTTAAAGAAAGGAGTTATATGAATGAAAACATAATTATATTTTCTATCACATTAGAATTGCAGCGAAGATATCCCTAGAAAATATCTTCCATCGCACAAGTTTTTGTGGATGTTTCATCCACGGTTGGTTTGGATTATTGCGGTAAGTCAGAATCTAACGTTCCAGACTGCTGCTCTGATCCAAAAGAAATGATGCAATTAGTTAATAGTCAAATTTAAATAAAGAGAATAAATATATGAAACTTATAGTCATCACTCAATTAAAGGAGCGAGTCCAATGACAAACAAAAATTATGAAAACAGAGGAGATTTAATTTATGAAAACAAGTACATATGTAACACCAGGAAGCCATAATCTTCAGATTCCAAATCGGAGCGAATTTCACAAGTATCTAATTGAAAACATTACAGTTGGTGATTTTAGTACAGGTGGTTGTGCAGATGGTGGAACAAAAATTAAGAAAATTGCACACGCAATCAATTGGTCAAAGGCTATGCATAATAAATACTATATTAAGAAATTTTCAGAAGAAAATAAAAAATAAGTTTAACTACATAAGAATGAGGTGAGTAAAATTAGTAAATACGGAATTAAGATTAAAAATATAAAAGCAGGTATGATTTATGATGTAAATATTGGAGTGAGAGACTATTTCACTTACACTGAAGCGATGTTAAATAATAGCTTGTTTAGCTATCACCTTAAGAAAAATGGTATAAAAATTTATAAAAAACCAAAGTCTGATAAAGAATCTACGCGTGATATAATATGTTTAGACTTTGATTTTGGAAGTCGTTCTTACGAAGAAGAGAAAAAAAGACTCGAAAAATTAGAAAACAATGCAACGACAATAGATGATAAAAATAAAATAAAATATTTACTAAAAGAAATAGGGAAAAAAGAAAAACTATACAATGGTAAAAATAGAGATAAAATCAGAGAAGATTTTTATCAGAATGGAGTAGATATTTCATATAGACACACCGATAAAAAAACAAAAAAAGAAGTTGTTGAAACAATACATTATCTTATGCTATTTAGAACGAGTGCAAAAGCTAAAGTTGGACAAGTTATTTTTATAAATGAAAACTTATATGATGATGCATACGATTGGCTTACAATCGGATTAGGAAAAAAAATGTCTTATGATAACGCAAAAATAGTTGAGATGTCTGCTTATGCACCACTTACCACATCTACTATTGTTGGAACATTAAAAATTCCGGTAGAAGACATTTTAATATTAAAAGATCAGGATTCATTTTTTTCTACATTTACGAGTGTAGTAAAAGCTGAAGAGTATATTGATAGTTCTGGAAACAAAAAGAAAAAATGTATTGTTGAATCAGAAGAAAGAGAAGTTAAAAACACACTATGGGATGGTATGGGTATTATTGAATCATCAATTTTGCCGGGATGGATAAATGGGATGGCTTTATTACGAAATCATTTATTTAAGATGTGCGGTTTTAAAGGACATGTACAATTATTCTTTAAAGATTGGTGCAAAAAAAATAATCATGACTATAATACATATCAAGTTGAAGATATGTTTGGATGTAAACATTATTTAAAAGACATCAAGATTATCACAACAGATAATTCTATAAAGTGGAAAAAATTTATTGATATTATGGGCGGAACATTATCTTCTGCTTATGAATATTGGTGTGATAAAATTCGCGAAGATGGCAACATATGGGGAGTTGTAAAAACAGATCATCAAAGTAAATTTGAAAACTCGCAGCAGTTAAGTTATCAAATGATAAACACTCTTCCGTGCACTAAAGAAGACGTGTATGACATCGCATCAGATACAGTTAAATATATCGAAACATTGAAAACAGATAATGTTGAATTTGAAAAGTTTTTACGAAAATATGCAAATGAAATAAACCATTATCAAATGTTGGCTGATTTATACAGACATAATCCTGATTTCGCCAATTGTGGATGGTTCAGAAATGAAAAGAAAAAAATTATTTTTGAATATGTTAAAAGAATGAGAAAAGGCAAAATATTAGTAAATGGAGATAATTTGACTGTCTGTGGAAATCCTTATGCTCTTCTACTCTATTCAGTAGGTGAAAATTGGGAAGAAGATCCTACATTTTCAAAAGAAGAAAATAGTATTCAATGTTATACAAGAAGATTTAGTAACGATGAATATCTATGCGGTTTTAGGAATCCACATAATTCACCGAATAATGTATGTCACTTTCATAATGTATATAGTCAGGAAATGTCTAGATATTTTGATTTTAGCAAAAATATTATGGCTGTAAATTGTATAGGAACTGATGTCCAAGATAGAATGAACGGGGAAGATTTCGATTCAGATTTTAATCTAGTCACTAATAATCCAGTGATGGTTAAATATGCCGAAATTTGTTATAGAGATTTTCCAACCATTGTTAATGATCTCAAAGAAAGCGGAATCACATACAAGAATACATTATTAGAATATGCACGTATGGATAATAAATTTTCTAAATCCAGAATTGGCATTGGCTATTCCAGTAATCTTGCACAATTAGCCTTGACTTATTATTGGACAGAGTTGCAAAAGGATAATCCTAATGAAGAACGATTGCATGAGTTATATGATAATTTTGTGATTTTATCTGTTCTTGCTCAAGTTATAATTGATGGATGTAAAAGGGAATACGAAATTGATGGAATGAAAGAAATCGACAGAATCAGCAAAATGCCATGTATGAAATTAACAAAGCAAGTAGTTGATGAAAACGGTAGAATTAAAAGTGTTAAATTTGATTTTCCGAAGTTTATGAAATATACAAGAGCTATAAAAACAACAAAAAACGGGAAAGAAATTCCACAAAAGGAAATACACGAAAAAAAAGTGAAATTGAAAAATAGAATCAACCCATCTCTTGTTTGCCCTATGAATTGGTTAGAGGAATGCTTAGACACTATCAAACCTGCGGCAAATTCACACTCAACCCCTATTAGTGATTTTTTTATAAAAATGCCTGGCAAACCTAATAACAGACAAATGACAAAAATTAGGAGTCTTATTGAAGAATATGACTTATTTGTTAAAAATTTACATATAACAAATGACGATGACGATATAATAATCGAAGAAATGATTTCTAAATCCGAAAAATTATTAGACAGCCTATGCAAAATTAAAGTTGGAAATATAGTAACTATAAATAGAATGATAGAGGTGGCTCTAGGTCTCGATAAAGGAATCGGAAATGGATCCAAAATGAAGAACATAAACTTAAAATATTCAAGAAAAATTTTAAATTATTTACACAAAATGGACAAAGATAAATTTTTATTGAATTTTAAACCAAAACAAATTTAGTGTTTATGCACAAAAATTGCCGAATTATTTTGTCAAAAGTTACTAAACCCCTTGTAAATAGTGGGTTTTCAAGGAATCAACTTCGTCCGTAATATGGAAGGATGAGAGTTTTGCTTATATTCAAAATTCTTGAGATGAAATCAAGACTCTTAAGACGACAAACGCTATTGCCAAAGCGTTTAATAAATATGGAGATATATCTATAATAAAGCCCCTATTGAAAGGGGCTTGGGCTTTGCCCAATATAAGCACTTGCTTATAAATACAAATAACTCAGTGCAGATTGGCTTGTCACCATGCTGAGAATATATGAATAGTGAGTTGCGGTATAATGCGATAGTTTTATACTGCAGCTTCTGGAATGATGTGAATCATAAACAGAAAGACGGAAACCGTCAAAACTAAATATATGTACAATAATATATTGCCGTAAAACGCAATTGCCAGATCGCTGACATAATAGACGACTCCAGTGGAGTAATAATCGTGATGCCTGTATCGGTGGAATGTTACAGAGAGATAAGTAGCGAAAATCCAAATAAGTCAGTTGCGTCGTTGATCGGAAGAAATTCCAGTATAAGATCTGTCGAATGTACGAGTAGCCCAAAGTGACGTGAGATTAATACATAAAGAACAAAAAAATTAAATCTTATTATGAATTTTCTTAATACGCTGAATGACATGGGTGAAAGTTTCTCGTAATCAGTCGAGGCTACAATTGCTGTTTATCAGATGTAAAGGAAGTCTAAGGGTAGCTCCCTTATTCTCAGCCCTTTACAAGTAGTGGCGGAATATTATGACGATATATTTGAGTAGGAAGAAGTTCCATTTGTATTTATAATCAAGTGCTTATGCGCGCACTTGACGATTTCTAATCTCCTTTTCAGTTAGTAATAGCATTGCTGTTCTGGTAGTGCTGTTGCTAACATCTTAGGAGTATTTTAGCCCCATCGCCAAGCGGTAAGGCACAGGACTTTGACTCCTGCATTCAGTAGTTCGAATCTACTTGGGGCTGCTATCATCCGAAGTGTTGCGCTGACCGTCAATCAGTGGCGCATAAAAACCTATCCCAGTATAAATCCAGGTGACACTGGCTTATATGAAGATACGCTCTAGGTTTACTACGTTTTATATAACTATTCACATAACAATTATTTTGTCGTCCTTGTGGATGGGTGTTTTGGACGAGCAAACAATAAGCTGCATTAATCCTCTGTGGTAAGGGGTCGATCTTGAAAAATCGATAGTAGCCGCTTATGCGGTGTCTAAGTTCAAATCTTAGGTGCAGCGTTATATGCAGGCGAGTGGAACGGATTACTACGTCAGACCCATAATCTGAAAATACTGGGTTCGACTCCCAGGCTCTGCAATACTCTCCCACTGTGGAGAAATATACAACGAAAAGAATATTTTATCATAGTTCTTATTACAGACAAAGAATGTAAATTTTTGTTAAGCAAAGGATGGAAATGGAGAGATCATATTCATCGCACTGTATCCGGAGCAAACAAAAAATATGCAACAGAAAATTATCGATTGATGCAAGATTTAGAAAATTTTAGATCACAGTCGATTAAAGAAACAATTCAGATTAAAAAACGTAAAAAATAACTAGAATTAAACTAGAGGAAAGGTGGTTCACCTTATTGGAATGCACATTATTCCTTGATACGAATGCATTACTTAGTCTCGGCGAAAATGCATTTAAAGAAAAATTTATTATTGCACAAAAGACACTTGAAGAGATCGAGAATATCAAAGTGTCTAATTCTAAAGATGGAGAAGTAAAATACAAAGCCAGACAAATTTCAAGACTATTGGATAAACATGATGGCGAATATGATGTGGTTTTATACTCTCCAAAAATTAAAGAAATAATTGATAGTTATTTCTTATCTGAAACGCCAGATAACATTATCTTGGCTTCTGCTTATTATTACAATTCAAATGTATCGGAAGTACTTGTATGTTCTGATGATTTAAATTGCAAATTCATATCTCGTAATATTTTTGGACTTCCTACAAAGGGAGTTTCGGATATTAACCTTGTCAAAAATCTTGACGAATATCTTGGATATAAAGAATTAACATTGTCTGATGAAGAAATGAGTTACTTCTATTGTCATACAAATGAAAACATTTATGATTGTATTTTGAACGAATATCTCATTATTAAAAAATCAGATGGAGAAGTTGTTGATTATAGAAAGTGGGACGGTTTTGAATATAAAGCTGTATGTGAAAAAACAGTTCGCTCTACTATTTTTGGAGATAAAATTAGACCGAAAGATTCATATCAAGCCTGTGCTATTGATTCAATTTTTTCAAATACAATGACAGCTATTACCGGACATGCAGGTAGCGGGAAATCATTGATATCACTAATATCTATGATGAGTCTTATTGAAAATGGAGAATATGATAGAGTGATCATTATGTTTAACCCTAATAAAGCAAAGGGTGCTGCAGATATGGGTTTCTATTGTGGTAATGCTACTGAAAAGGCACTTCAAAATTCTATAGGTTCCATGTTAACTACAAAATTTGGTGATAGATTTGCTGTTGAAATGTTGTTGCAGCAAGATAAAATTCGATTAGTATCTATGGCAGATGTACGAGGAATGGAAGTAAGGGATAATGAAATTTTATACATTAGTGAAGCGCAGAATACATCAATCGAATTATTAAAGTTGTGTTTATCAAGAGCAAGTAGCGGATGTAAAATTGTTATCGAAGGTGATTATGATAGCCAGGTTGATTCTTATTTATTTGAGGGAAATTCAAATGGTTTTAAACGCGCAATTGATGTGCTTCAAGGTGAATCAGAATTTGGATATGTACATCTTCCGAATGTTTGGAGAAGTAAAATTGCAATGTTAGTGGATAAATTATAGAGAGGATGTTTGTTATAAAAGCTAAACCTATTTTTAATAGTTTTAATATAAATAACAAAACATTAAACCTTGGAACGTTTGCTAAAATTGAAGATGCAATTGAAGCGAGAAAATCAACAGAAGTAAAATATTTTGGTGAATTTAGATTTGATATGTCCAACAAAGATATTATAAATGAAGCTAATCTGGAAGATCATTTAATTTATAAAAAATGCAGTTAATTGCAAATTCGAGTCTAAAAATTACAATTTAAATTTTATATTGCAGGTAACGCATATGAAAAAAAATAAAACATTATTATCATATATATTAGGTGCATGTACAATCGTAATATTTCTTCCAATTGTAGAAGAAATAGTTAATGTAATTCTGTCTTGGATTGAATATCTGAAAATTCTTCCGGGGAAACTTGTTATAAAAGGCAATGCAGAATTACAAGAGTTGCAGTCGGATTTTGAGGTTGAATCGACAGATACATGCGCTATCGGGTTTCATTATGAACCAGAAACTGAAGAATATTATGACGGGGAAGAGTAGTCTAATACTGCTCTTCTATTTTTAGTTTAAAGGAGATAATTAGAAATGATTAAAATTACAAAAACAAAAGAAAAATTAACGCCGGCAAAACAGAATATCCAATTAGATGGTATTTATGTAAAAGATCTAAAATTTGTAGATGAAACAGGTGATATTACACAGCAAGTTATTGAAGCTCTTCCGGAAGGAACGGAACAGGTTGGATTTAAAATCACTGTGGAATTACCACTGGACTCTGAAGAAGAATAGAGAGTAGGTGGACGATATAGTACATAACTATAAAAGATTTGATGGTGAAAGTGATGATGAACTCATCCTGAGAATCTGTAATGATAAAGAAAATATCGGTACATGGAATGATGTTGCTGCAGTTCTAAACTCTCTTCTTGACTGTAACTACACTGAATCGGCATATAGAAAGAAAGTACAGTATTTCCGAAAGGTTCTTGATGCTAATCAGTCTAAATTCACAGACGGTGCAGCACAATTAAAAGAACTAAAGGAAGAGCGTATTCTTTTAGAGAAAGAACGTGTCAAAACTCGTGATGAACGAAATGAGTATCGTAGATTGATTCGTGAAGAAGCACGTAAGGAATCTTATAAAGAACAGATTTTAAGATCCATTTCAGAATATCACGGACAACCATTAGATTATGATAAAAGAAAACAGTTTAATGGAATTTTAAAATCAGATAATGATTTAGTAATTTCTGTAACAGATATTCATGCAGGAATTGAAATTGATAACTGGTTTAATAAATACAATACAGAAGTTATGTATGATAGATTTAGACAGTACCTGGATAAAATTTTTGAAGTCTATTTACGGCACGGTTCTGAAAATATCCATGTAATTATAAGTGAGTTGGTCTCAGGATTGATTCACAACTCACTTCGGATTGAAAGTAATCAAAATCTAATTGAGCAATTCTTATCCGTATCGGATTGTATTTCACAATTTTTATCTGAACTTAGTTATAAATTTAATGAAGTTCATGTTTATGTTTGTCCTGGAAATCATTCTAGGTTACATGCAAAAAAGGAAGAATCTTTAAAAGGTGAAAATATGGACTGTCTTGCTATTCCATTTTTGCAAGCCAAATTGCAGAACTTTAAGAATATCGAATTTCACGAAAATAAAATTGATGAATCAATTGCAATGTTTTCTGTTAGAGGAACGAAAATTTTTGGAGTCCATGGAGACAAAGATGACCCTAAAACGGTTGTGCAGAAACTATCGCTTATGACACAAATACGTCCAAATATTTTATATATGGGTCATCGTCATGTAAATGCGATGTCTACTGTTTATAATGTGAAAATTTTACAATCAGGTTGTATTTCTGGAACAGATAACTATTGCTTGGATAACCGATTGCAAAATAAACCAGAACAATTAATTTCAGTTATTAATAATGATGGATTAGATTGTGTGTACGATGTTAGGTTTCACTAGAGGAGATTGTTATGAATATAAAGACGGATTACCAGTATTAAACTTTGAAGAACTGGTTTCTTATATCATGGAGGAAAGTCAATATCCCAAAACAGATATTGAGAGAATTCTGGATTTAGAAACAGAATATATGGAAAAAATTGGAATTATTTAGAAAGAAAGGATATCGGCTATCTGAAGTGTAGAAAGAACTTTTAACGAGAGAGTTCAATCCGCGGCTCAGGATAAGCAGATTTACAGATTACCTATGTGGCAATCTACGCCAGTGCTCACGTACATGTTCCCACTTATTAAAGCGGAATCTGTCGTATGCACTGGAGTGCACAGGAGTTTCTATAGAATAAAAACTTGCCATACGTATCACCTGCCTTCCAAAATAAACTACATCATCTTGGAAAACCGATATCCTAGAATGTGGAGAAATCCACGGAATGAATTATATCATAAATTATAAAAATTTACAAATTAGTTGATAGAAAAGGAGATATTTTAAAAATGACAAGATCAGATTTAATTAAAACAATTGCAGAAAAAGTAGACGGAGTAACACAGGAAAAAGCAAAAGAGATTGTTGCTGTAACTCTTGATTCAATTGCAGATGCACTTACTGCTGGAGATAAAGTACAGTTCGTCGGATTTGGAAGTTTTGAAGTAAGAGAAAGAGCTGGAAGAACTGGACGAAATCCACAGGACGGAAGCGAAATTTATATTGAGCCATCTAAAAATGTAAAATTTAAAGCAGGAAAAGAATTAAAAGATAAAGTAAATGCTTAAGATTGGCGGTGTATCTATTTGGAAAAAGAAATGATTAAGAAAACATATGATAATATCTATGAATTATGTGAAGATGTTGTAGATACATATGATGTACTAGAATCAAACTACGGCAATAATATTGTTTCTATTATTGCTAAATACGATGAGACAAGTCTCATTGTTTCGGAATTATGTACAATGGACTTCTCCCTTTTTTTATGCGAATTACATGATCCGGAGTTTGCTGGATATACTGATGAGTATATAATTGATATTATTGAAGATAAAATCTTTTGTGTGCCGGCAAAACGAAACGGTGAATATATTTGTTCTGATAGTTCCATTGTGTATGTATTAGATGATTGTAATTCGAAAGTCATCTCTAAATTTGAAGCAGACTATGCATATGAAGTACATTTGTATGATGAGAATGATGAAGATGATATGGAATATGATTGTGATGGATGTATCTTCTGTGATGAGTGCGACGAGTATGATGACCATGATGAGTATGGTTTTTTGTTGGATGATGATTATGTGGATAACAAAGACCTGCATGGCTTTTCTGCTAGTAAGACTGATGATTATGGTTGTCACTCCGTATCATTTTATTCAACAGAGCAAGTTAATCATGATGATATGATGGATTTACTTCGTATTTTTGGATTATAAATTTTCTGTTATATATGTACATTTCAAAGATCTGTAGGTGTCAAAGCTTACGGATCTATTTATGTGTTCTCAGTTAGGAGAATAAGAATTAGAAACATCAGCGAAAGGAATGTGTCGGGTAAGCTCCGACCGCGCTGCATGTTCCAATGCAACATTGGATTTTCAGGAGAGATACGGTGGATTAGCTACCTACCGGATAAGTGTAACCTCATTCGCACTTCTCTCCTATTTCTATGGAGTGAGGAGAAATAAAATATTTGAATAAAAGGAAGTGAGATTATTGAGTGAAGAAATTGCAAAGCGTTCAGAGGACATAACTGATGAGATTTGGAATCAGGTTAATGAATTCAATAGAGAAATGGTTCAGGATTATCTTGATAATCAAACTGACCTTTCACTAAAGACTCGTCCGGCGTATCGCTCTGGATTAAGAGTCTTTTTTGTATATGTAAAAGATCACTTGAACAATAAAGATTTTACACAAATAAAGAAAAAAGAATTTCAAAAATATCTTAATTGGTTGACTAATAGAGGTTTATCTGATTCAGCAATTAAATTTAAAAAATCATGTGTAAGTGCATTTTGTAATTATATAATGTTAATGTATGAAGAAGAATATCCTACATTCAGAAATTTTACTGTTGGATTAAAAGTAGTACAAACAGGATATGTTCATGAGAAAAACCCGCTGACACCGGAAGAATATTTAATGCTATGTAAAGAATTAGAAAAACGTGAAGAATGGCAAAAATTAGCATATTTAGTTTTTTCTTATAGCACAGGATGTAGACGAGCTGAGGCACGTCAACTTTTGAAAGAAGTTGTTGAGTATAAACCAAAAGAGAAAGAAGCAAAAATTAAAGGTGAAGATGGTGTAGAGCATGTTGCAATTTCTCGCCAATACTTAACACATACAATTAGATGTAAAGGCGCATCGTTGGTTGGAAAACAACGTAAACTAAAATTCGGAGAAGATGCTATGTATTGGTTAAAAAAATGGATTGAAGCGCGAGGAGAAGATGAATGTCCTTATATGTTTGTTGTAAAACAAAGAAATGGAGAAACTCGTCAAGTTGGCGAGAATACGTTTAATGATTGGTGTAGTGGACTATTTACAGAAATAGTAGGTAGACGCGTACATCCGCACCTGTTTCGAGAAAGTCGCGCAACTAATCTAGTAGTTTACGAAAATAAATCTCCAGAAGTTGCTCAAAAACTTTTAGGACATAACGATGTTAGTACAACTACAAATCATTACATAATCAGAAATGATGATTTTGACGAGTCTGATGAAGCATTCATCTAACCATCTTTAATTTCCCATAATTTACCAGATCAATACTCTTCTATTCTGTGTTATACTGTTTCCGAGAATCATAGCACCGGAGGTTTATAGAATGGAAAGACTGGTAAAAACAGGATACGTCAAAATGATTGCAATTGATGTTCATGATTTGGAGTCAAAAATCTTAGATGAACGGAATACAAATTTTCTGTGTGATATAGAAAATTTTCAGAATAAGTATTCTAATATATCTACAGTAAAATGTGTGTACATACATATGGACGATAATTATGATATCACTTTCTTAGATTATAAGAAAGTCCATCCACATATACATCCATTTGATTATATGAGAGACATCGTCAAAAAGCATGATGGAAAGTTAATCAAGGGAAGTGATTATTTGCGGATCACACACGAAGATGATTATGTAGAATTAATCGAAATAGATTTGAGAGATTAATGGAGAGCTGTGCTGCTCTCCTATTTTTGTATACAGAAATAGACAGTGAGTATCGATTGCCATGAATTTCGATTAATAAATAGTATGATTTTTAAATTATTTCGGATGTGAACTTACTTATACAAGTATACCGCTACTACTCAACGGCGGTTTAAAATTTACAAACAACTTATTGAATTAAAAGACAGTTTTCACAAAGAGGCTGTCTTTTAATTTTGCGTGAAATGTGACTGTCAACTCTATTACAGCAATCAGTAACCGTCCCTTTGTGGCAAAGGCGATTTGTTCAATTTCAACTTCACGCACTATTGATATAAAGCTAATTTTATAAAGGAGTGATTTTTATATCTTTAATAGATTCTTATTCAGATGAAGAATTTGTCAATATAGTTAATAATAGTTTTTCTATGCGAGAAATATCTAAAAAAATTGGATATACATCTTGTAGCGGAGACAGTTATAAAATGATTTACAAAAGAATTGATAATTTAAAATTATCTTGCGAGCATTTTAAAAGAATAGCTATGAAAAGCACTCCAAGAACTGACGAAGAAGTCTTTTGTGAAAATTCTGTAGTTGATCAAACAACATTGAGGAAAAGATTTTCTAAAATAGATGATATTGAATACAAATGTTCCATTTGTGGACAAGAGCCAGTATGGAATGATATGGAACTTACTTTAACACTAGATCATATAAATGGTAACAATCATGATAATAGAATAGAGAATTTAAGATGGGTTTGCCCAAACTGCGATAGACAACTACCTACATTTGCAGGTAAAAATTTAAAAAAATTAAAAAAGCATTTTTATTGTGCTGATTGTGGCAAAGAAATTTCTAAGGGTTCTGTGCGATGCAAACCATGTAGTGTTAATCATATACACAGTATTTTAAATGATAATGAGTTGAATCGAAGTCAATTAAAAACATTAATCAGAAAATATACATTTACAAAAATTGGAGAAATGTACGATGTTACTGATAACGCAGTTCGTAAGTGGTGTGATAAATATAATCTACCAAGAAAATCAAGAGAAATTAAACGTTTTACGGATGAAGAATGGGATAAGATATGATAACTCATATATATAGAAAGCGAGGGAAAATAATGGTAACATTACAGAAAATTGGTGGTGACATGAATCGTAATGTATTAGAGATTACTGGATTATCTACAGACGAAAAACCTGTTGAATTTATCGAAACAACATACATTACCAATGGAAGCACATATGAAGAAATTGATACTGGTACAGTGTATAAATATAACGAATCTGGCAAGAAATGGATAGAGCAACCTGCAATTGGTGGTTCAGGCGGAAATATTTCTCTTGATTATACTGCATTAACAAATAAGCCACAAATTTCCGGAATTGAATTAACTGGAAATAAAACCTTGGATGATCTTGGTATTCAGAAAAAAGGTACTTATATTACAAAAGAAACTGATCCAACTGTACCGGCATGGGCGAAAACTGAAGCAAAACCGACATATACCGCAGACGAAGTTGGAGCCTTACCAAAAACTACGACTACACTTCCAAATCCTAAAAAGATTAAATTTACAGGTGCAGTAACAGATGAGTATGACGGTTCTGTCGAAAAAACAATTAACATTCCGACAGGAAGTTCTTATACTCTTCCACAGGCAACTGATCAGGTTCTTGGTGGTGTGAAAGCAAAAGCAAAGACAAACGAAACCGTAGAAGTTGCAATTGATACTACAACAGGCAAATTATTCGTCCCGGCTTATCCAACTGGTGCAGGAGCTGAACTTGACAAAACACTTGCTGTGGAAGGAAAAGCTGCGGATGCAAAAGCTGTTGGAGATGCATTGAAAACTAAGATTGGATCCGATGCTCTTGCACCATATATGAAGACAGTTGATGCAGATAAAAAGTATGCATTAAAAACTGAATTACCACAAAAGGGAGTTGCTGTCGCAGACGCTGGAGATGCAGATGTAAAAGATAAACTTAATGCTTTGTTGGCAAGCCTCAGAACTGCTGGGATTATTGCTCAGTAAATATGTATAAAACAGGACGGCGCTACTGCCGTCCTATTATTATGCTTGGATAGTTTAATGGAAAAACGATTGACTTGTAATCAATTGTTCCCAGTTCAAATCTGGGTCTGAGCTTTTATTGATATATAAATTAGTTGAGAAAGAAGGGATAAATTTTGTCAGAAGAAAAATCAACAAGAAGTCTAACGATAACAACACCAAAAGACACGACCTCTGTTAAAAAAATACGATATTCCAAAACAGATGAACCAGATTTTTATAAATGTACAGTTTGTGGGACACCGTATAAAAACTTAGATGGCAATTTTCCTGCATCTCAAAGCGAATTATACTCTGGATGGGATTATCATATTTCAACATGTAGAAAATGTCTTGACAGATTGTTTGAACATTATACCGAAGCTTATGGTGGAGATGAAGATATGGCAATACGTATAATTTGTCAAAAATATGATATTTATTACGATGTAAGCCTATTAAACGCAAGTAGAAAAATTACAAAAACAAGATCTCGAATCCATAATTACATTTCGAAATCTAACTTACGACAGTATGCGGGAAAAACTTTTGATACAACATTAGATGAAGAAAGAAAGGGCAATGTAATTGAAAACATTGATGATTTAAAAGAAAATAAATCAAAAATAAGAATAAAGACTGTAAAATTTTGGGGAACAGGTTTTACAGATGATGACTATGATTATTTGCAAGAGCAATATGACGATTGGACAAGTCGTCATGAGTGTAAAACTAAAACACAAGAAGAAGTATTTAAAAGAATTTGTTTCAAACAGCTAGAGATACTAAAAACCACTCGTGCAGGAAAAGATACAAAAGAACTTGATAAAACATTTCAAAATTATCTTGATACAGCTAATCTAAAACCATGTCAGAACACGAATGCATTATCAGATGCACAAACTCTTGGAACGTTAATCCAAAAATGGGAAAATGAAAAACCTCTTCCGGATATTGATCCAGAATTAGAAGACGTAGATAAAATTGGATTATATATCGATGTATTTTTCAAAGGTCATTTAGCAAAAATGATGGGATTAAAAAATGGATTATCTAATTTGTATAATAAATTTATGAAAAAATATACCGTTGAAAAACCAGAATATAAAGATGACGAAAATAATGAAGCACTTTTTGATGCTATTTTCGGAAATGATGAGAAATTTGAGGATTTTTAAATGGCTACATCGAGAAAAATGACAGAACAAGAAGTTGCAAATGAGAAAGCAGAAAGGTTAATGAACGGTGTTGCTTATTGGGCAGCTTTTTACAGAAAAAACCCACAACGTTTTTGTAAAGATTATTTAAATATAACTCTCAAATTATTCCAAAAGATATTGCTATATGCAATGATGTGCAATAATTATTTTATGTATATTGCCTCTCGTGGACAGGGTTTGTAAAAATATCACGAGTGGAGGAAATAACAAATGAGTAAATATGTTTACAATAAAGATTATTTCGAAAAAATTAACACATCAGAAAAAGCATATTGGCTAGGTTTTTTATATGCAGATGGATGTATTACAAGATTTTATAAGGGAGAAGTATTAAAATCTATGTCTTTAGAAATTACTTTAAAAGACGCAGATTGTGAACATCTTATTAAATTTAAAAACGCTTTAGAAAGTAATATTCCTATTCAACATAGAATTATTACCGGGAAATATAAAGCAGATAGAATAGTTGTTAATTGCACAAAAATATGTAATGATTTAATCAAAATTAGGTTGTACTCCGACTAAAAGTCTAACATTAGAATTTCCTAAAAAAGATATAATACCTCAAGATTTTATAAGAGACTTTATTAGAGGTTATTTTGATGGAGATGGTGGTGTATCTTATACTGAAGGTAAATATTATAATAATGCTAGAAAAAAATATTACAAACAGCATCACTATCGATGCTATTTTTGTGGAAACATACAATTTTTAACTGAATTAAAAAAAATATTGAATTCTAATGGAATTAAAACATCTGATCTAAAAAAAAGACAATAGAAGTAATGCAATTAATATTTATATATATGGAAGAGAAAATATAGAGAAATTTAAAAATTATATATATACAGAGGGGTGTGTGAACTTATCAAGAAAATTTGATAAGTTCTTTTTTATTTCCCACAATAGCGATCTTCATATAAATAGATAACGCCATGTTTAGCCCTGTCTAAATTGGGGAAAATCGGTGAAGACTAAATTTATTTAAAATATAAAATAAATATGTTAATACCGAGATAACTTAATAGATTTCGTAAGGCTATTAAGCATTGTAGAGAGTAGAGATTGAATAAATATAATATCTCCAAGAGTCCCCAACTACATTATTGTAGAAAATGTACTCCAAGCTGAGTTGGAAATGACCAACTGATGAAAATGAAGGAAACTTCCAGAGCATAGGATAAAAAACCTATGGTTAATAACATACTGAAAACATGGCTTACTGCTCTATTCTGCGTCGTTCGTTGCATATTATTCCCAGGAAGCAAGATATGCATTGCTTCTTCAACAAGACCACAAGCGAATCAAGTCCTTTTGAAAATAACCGATGATTTTTGTAAAAACTATGGATGGGGTTCAGATAATTTGAATAATGAAATAGGGTACAAATCAGTTGGTGCGAATAATGCGGTGATTGAATTTAAAAATGGGTCATGGATAAGGGTTGTGACCGCATCTGACAGTGGACGAGGCGCACGTGCAAATATTCTAATTGTAGACGAATTTCGTATGGTTGATTTAAATGTTATTAATACTGTTCTTAGAAAATTCTTAACAGCTCCGCGCACCCCAGGATATTTAAATATAAAAAAATATTCTCATCTAACTGAGCGTAATAAAGAAATATTTATGTCCAGCGCATGGTATAAATCTCATTGGTCATTTGAAAAAGCGAAAGCATATGTCGTAAATTTTTTAGATAATAGTAAAAAATATTTTATTTGCGGACTACCGTATCAAATAGCAATCAAAGAAAATTTATTATCAAAAGAACAGGTTGAAGATGAATTTTCTGAGCAAGACTTTGATCAAACATCTTTTGATATGGAGATGGGATGTTTATGGTTTGGTGATACGGACGGTTCGTTTTTTACATTTGATGATTTATCTAAATGTAGAAAAATAAAAACACCGATGGAGACACATTTTTTCAAAAATAAAAAAATACCAGACTTAGCCCTTAATGAAAAAAGAATTATGTCTGTAGATATTGCATTAATGGGTTCTAGTAAATCAAAGAATAATGATGCAAGTTCAATTTTAATTAATAGTGCTCTTCCAACAGAAAGCAATGAGTACATTTCAAATATTGTATTCTTAGAAAATCATGAAGGACTTACAACTGACGAATTAGGAATTATTGTCATGAGATTGTTCTATAGGTATAAATGTACAGATTTGGTAATTGATACAAATGGAGCCGGTTTAGGTGTATATGATTTTATTATAAAGAATCAGTTAGATCAAGAAACAGGTGATGTGTATAAAGCTCTTACTTGTTGTAATGATAAAGACATGGCAGAAAGATGTAAAGTCGAATCGGCAAATCCATGTATATGGTCGATAAAAGCCAATGCTGCTTTTAATAACGAGATGTGTGTTATGCTTCGTGCAGGAATACAAAATGGAAAGATCAATCTTCTTGTATCAGAATTTGAAGCAGAGGAAATATTAAGAGACAAGATTAAGTCATATTCAAAGATGCAATCTTTTGAACAATTAAAATATAAAACACCATATATTCAAACAACATTGCTGATATATGAACTCATAAATTTACAGCATAAGATAGAAGGAACAAACATTAAAATAAAGGAAAAATCTGGTATGAGAAAAGATAGATATAGTTCTTTGGGATATAATTATCACATATTAAGAACATTAGAAAAAAATCTTAACACAGATTCTTATTCTTCAGATTTTTCAAATTTTACCCCATGTATTTCTTCTATATCATTTTAGAAAGGACGGTGAATAATGTCAGATAATATTAACGAATCACAAGTTGATGACATTAAAAACTATAAAATATCTTTCGCATCAGATATTAAAGACAGCATCAGTTCTGACGATGAAACCGTCATTGTATCAGGATTTGATGTTCAGCTATCAGAACAAGAGACAAATTGGATGCGCGACGCATTGCAGAGATTTGACAAAGGTGGAAGTCAATATTCTGTTGTGTTAAACGAAGAATCATCATCCGGAACAGCAAAAACCACAACATTAGATGATATTGATGATTTAGCTTTTAACGCGCAAAGTGATATTTCAAAAATACAAAAAATAAATGCATTAGTACGGCAAGCATCAAATGAAGATGATATAATTGGAAAAGTTCATGAGGCTGTTGAATCAAACCTTAATTCTAACGTAAGAATATCTTTTGATACACTCCCATCAGACTATGACGAAGGAATAAAACTCGAAGCAGAATCAGAAATTGAACGTTTTCACAAAGAGATAAATGTAAATGACATCGTAACTATTGCAATTACTACAACATATGATGAAGGTAATTGTATACAATACTTGAGATCAAAAAAATCTAAAGGTATTTATCATCATGTTGTTGATAGATATCCATTAGGAGTTGCTTTAATAAGCGACTATTCTATGAACACAATTCCTTACGTGTTGATTGACACATCCGAGCTAACAAACAGACTGCAGAAAACAATGCTAAAAAGCAAAAAGAATAAACCTTTATTTTTCAAAAATACTGCAGAAGAGATCAAAAATAATTATCCAAAAGAAGTTACGAAAGCTTACACATCGAAAGAAAAATACGCCATTCTTGATGTTCAAAGGACTGGAGTAAATCGATTTGGCAATATGAATCGTAAATATGGAATTTCGCCAGTTTTTAAAGCGTTGAAGCCTAAAATTATGCTTGATACATTTGATAAAACAGACAATGTTAATGCTAAAGCAAAGGCAAAAAAAATAATTGCCCAATATCTAAAAAAAGAAGTTTTAGGACAGCGTGGCGAAAAAAAGGGACTTGAGGATATGGCATATGCCCATGATTGCCTTGTACAGGCTTTTAAAAATAAAACTGTGCTGTATACTCCACCAGGCAGCGTTGAAAAGATTGAGTATGTAGAACCAAAAGTAGAAATGACTAATACAGAAACGATTACACAATATAGGTCTAGGGTTACATCTGCATTAGGCATATCATTTTTGAACACTGACGGAAAACAAACTGTAAGCACAGCAAATATTTCTATTAAACAACTCATGAAAACAATTAACAAAATTGCAGAAAGACAGGAAAAAATTTTGCAACGTTGGTATGAAGTTGTCTTATCTGAAGCAGGTATACCAATAGAGTATTGCCCTACTCCACATATTTTAGATTCAGAAATGTTAGAGTTTGAAATCAAAAAGGATCTTGTAGAATTCCTATTTTCAAAACTCAATTGCTCATATCAAACAGCGTATGAATTTCTTGGCATGGATTTTGATAATGAGGTTGTTCGTAGAAAATCCGAAAAAGAGAATGGTTATGATTTAATACTGACTCCTCATCCAACTTCTTACAATACATCTGGCTCAGATGAAATTGGTGCAGGTCGACCAATGGGAGGAACAAACGAGGATAATGATGTGAATGAGAAAAAACAGGAATATGATAAAAATTATCGAGAATCTAAATAGTCAAATCTAACTTATATTTAAATATATGAAGGTGAAAAAATGGTTAATAAAACAGAAATATTTTCTAGTTCACCTATTTCTATTGCAAGTCATGACAATTATAAAGAGGCAGTTTTTTTAATTAGCGTCTTAGACCAGCCAGACAGGATAAATCGTATTATACCTGTCGAATCAGGTAAAAAATACCATAAAACAATAATTGGATATCCGCTTGTTGCAAAACTAAAAAAAGCAACTTCTGATTTTGGCGGTCATGAAATGAAAATAACAAAAACAAAAAAAGGAAAAAAGTTTTCTTTTGATACATTCCCTATTGGAAGCATCACAGATTCGTGGATTGAAGAACGTGAAGTTGATGGATATGACGGAAAACAAAAATGCATCCTAGCAAAAACCAAATTATGGACAAGTAGATTTCCTGAATATTTTAAAGTGTTCGATAAATTATGGGATGATGGAGAATTGTCTTCTTCTTGGGAGATGACGGTAACTGACTCAGAAAAAGATGGTGACTGCACAATTCTTAAAGTGTTTGAATTTATTGGAAATGCATGTTTGGGAAGACTTAAAACTCCATGCGTTCCAGGCGCTGGTGTCATAGAATATGCTGAACTAGAAAAAGATATTGATACAGAATTAGCCGAGGCTTTAGAAAAGGACTTGGTTAATTTAGATATAGAAGAAAATGATGTAAAGGAGGATATAGGCTTGGCAGAAAATACAAAAAAGAAAATAGAAAACGAAGAGACAGAAGATACAAAAACTTCTGTCAAAGAGACAGATGATAAAGAAAAAAAGACAGAAGAAACTGCCTCTTGTGGATCAGATTCTACAAAGAAAAAGACAAAAGTTGCAGAAGAAACAAAAGAGATCTCAGAAGAAAATGCTGAAGTAACAGAAATTGCATCTCTGACTCAATGGGATCTTGAAAGTAAAATCAGGAAAGCTTGTGACGAAAAAATTGGGAAAAGAGTTTATGGATATGTCGCATTTTGGTTCCCAGAAGATAATACTGTTTGGTATAAAACAGATGATAGCGAAAACCAACTTGATTACAAATTATTTACATATGAAGTTTCTGGAGATGAAGTTTTTGTTTCTGAACCAGTAGACGTTAAGCTTACAGTTGCAGTAAAAGATGTAAATATGGAAATTGCAAGTAAAGATGAAGAGATTGGAAATCTAAAAGCTGAATTAGATATTAAAAATGATGCTGTGATCAACGCAGGTAAAACAATTAATACCTTAAAAACCAAAATTGCTGAATTGGAACCTTTTAAAGAAAAGGTAGAAAAGGCAGAACAAGAAAAAATTGAAGCAGAAATTGCTGAAGAAAAAGATGCTCTTAGATGCAAGATGTTAAAAGGTAATTTGTTTACAGAATCTGAAATTGCCGAAACAGAAATTGCTGAATTAATTGAATCAAGAAATGTTTCAGAAATCAATAATTTAATTGCTGAAAGATATATTGAGCGCATTGATAATGCTGCAGCAGAAGTCGCAGAATTCGAGAAAGCATCAAATGAAGAGTCTGTCGCAACAGCAAGTTTAGAAACTGATGACATTGCAGATGATTCTGTGTCATTTATGAGCAAATTTTTAAATGGTAGAAAACATAATTAAGGAGGATTGGCTACATGTTAAGAGATATTCGTAGAAATGGCGCACAGCCAAAAGACACAATGCACAAAGCAAAAGTTGCAATGGTAACTGGGATGGGTGTAGTAAAAGAAGATAGAAAAAATACAAAAGAGGTAAAGTTGCCTACTGCTGAGACAACAACAAATATCTACCTTGTAACAAAAGAAAGAATTCCTACAGGAATTAATGCAGCAAGACAGGAAATGTCTGATTACGATGATGATTTTACATCAGTAAAAATCGGAGAGTTTGTTGGTCTGGAAGTCTATACAGATGGAGAAAAATTTGGAACAGACCAGTTTAAGGCTGCTGATTTTGGAGACGAAGCGGAACCAGGATTTGCAATGTCTGTTGGAGCAGATGGAAAATGGCAAAAAGCAACAAAAGGAACTTCAAGATATGTATTTGCAGGAACAATGAAAGATAACGGTCATAAACTTGTGCTCGTAGAAGTTGTTGCTGATGCAGTATCTGTTGCGTAAATAAAATAAGGAGGACTTGATAAGATGGCTATTAGAACAGAAATCGCAGAACTCATGGATAAAGATGGTGTTCTGTTTGAAGTTGCTGAAAAGGTAAATTATAAAAGAGAGCTTAACTCTGAAGAAAAAGAAATTGCTGAAATTTCCGATGCATGGGCAAGAGAAATCGGTAAAACAGGAAAGGATCCTAATTGCGAAATCGCAGAGTTTGTAACTAGAACTGTACAGGAAGAAGTGTACAACGCACCGGACGAACTTCTTGATCAGATTTTTGAAAGAGGTTCTGTTGGAGAGTTTGATGATTTAGAAGGAACAAAGGAGCCAAAAAATACACTTGTAGCACATGAAGCTGCAAAAGGCGGTAATGTAGATCGTTCTTACATTGATATTGAAACTGTAAAACCTACATGGAAAAATCGTCAGGTTGAAACTGATATCTCATATGTAGATTTAAGAAAAAATGGTTTTAAATCCATCGCAACCTTAACTACATTTATGAAAGAAGCTTGTCAGAATGCGTTATTTTACGATGCGCTTTCTATGGCGGATAACGCGGTTACAGGAGGAGAAGCTCTTATTGAGGTTACAGGAGCAACACCTACTCTTGAGGCTATGGATAAATTATCTCTTTATCTGAATGATAGGGGTGATGATAATGTTATTGTTACTTTGAATAAATATGCTCAGGCAATTAGACGTATGCCTAATTTTGCTCAGTATTTGTCAGGAGCTATGAAAGACGATTTTAACAGATATGGTTTAGTAAAAACATATGATGGAATTGGCATTGCAGGTATTTCAGGAGCAAAGAAAACTGGAACTGGACAGCTGCTCCTGCCAGACAAGAGAATCTATGGTATCGCAGATAAAATCGGAACACTGGATATGAAAGGTGAAATTCACGTATATCAGGATATGAATAATCAAGGTGAAAAAGTTCATATTATGTTGAAAGATTTTACATACGGCTTTATGCTCACACATATCGAAAACTTTGCAAAGGTTACTTTGAAATAAGGTAGTCTTTTTTTTATTGTTTAAATTTCTATCGGAGGGATTCCTTCGATAGAAATTATGAAGAGGAGGAGATTTTATTAGTAGTAAATTTGGAATCACAAAACATTTTCAGGTTTTAAATTATAATGAACATTCTGTATGCATTACAATTGCGCCAGGTAAAACATGTGTAATTGAATCCGCAGTAGATGGATCACCAACTACTCTTCCGCTTACGTGGGATGAAATTGTATACGCAAATAACAGTAACGTATTTAAAAGCGGATCACTTGAATTCCAAGGAGATGTCGAAAATGATATCTATAACGAATTAGGAATTGTAAAAGAAAATGTTTTAAAATATGAAGAAATAAAAGAAATTTTACTTCATCCAGACAAGGATGGACTGAAAAAAATTTTAAAAATAAAAACGTTATCAGATTTTGATAGAGTTCGTGAAATTTTTCAAAAATTAAAATTTGAAGGTTATTCAATTACTCTTGATGTAAATAATCTTGTAAAAAAAAGAACAGAAGAATTGTTTATGGGGAAATCATCTTCTTCCATTTTTGTTGATGACCCAGAAAATAAATCTTCAGATTCTAAGAAGGTTAAAGACTTGGAAAAACAGCTTGAGGAAATGAAAGCAATGATGGAATCTTTGCTTAAATCAAATGACACGGTAAAAACTGATTCTGTCGAAAATACTCAGGTTAAAAAAACAGGAAGACCGAAAAAGTCTGATTAGATAACAGGGAGGTAATTTGGCATGAAGTCAAATTCTTATACTCCATTTAGTGAAATTTGTGATAGATTCTATGATCGATTAGAAAAGGATGATAAATTTTTTAATTATTATAACGTAGATGAATTAGAAGCAATTCAAATTGCACATGAAAGGTCTAAAAGATATCTTATTGAATCATTAGATGACTTAACATCTCTTGGAAATATGCAAGTAGATTTTTCTGATTATGACACAGAAATTGAACGTATAAACTTCCAACTATTACCAAAAGAAATTAAAATCATTGTTGATATGATGTTTATTAAATACATGGAAAGAGATTTAGCATTGTTACACGCTATGGAAATAAATTTTACACCATCTGATTTAACTGTGTTTTCTCCAGCAAATGAAAGAACAAGTTATCGCAATTTTATTGAAACACTAAAATTAAATTTGCAAGATGAATTGGCTAATTATCAAGACAGGGATAGAAAAACAGGCAAATTAAAAGCGGTACTTGATTATTCTTTATATGACGAGTGAGGTGATAAAAATGAATTTGAATTATTTCAGAAAAATTCAGAATAGTTATCGTGTATCGTCAAAGAAAGAACAACAACTTAATATAATCAACAAGGAATCTGAAAAGCATTGGAATAATATTGATTGCGAAGATGTTGTTATAAATGGTGAAAATAGAAAATTAATGGTGGTAAAAGACACCGATAATAATGCCTCAAAAAAGAAAATTAAATCAATACATAGTGAACCATTTAATCTTGGAGATTATATATACTGGAATAACCAAGTATGGATTGTAACAGTATTAGATCCTAATGAAAAGGCGTGGCATTCTGGATATATGTATTTATGTACACTATTGCTAAATACAATAGATGAAAATGGAAGGCTTGTTCAAAAATGGTGCTATTCAGAAGATTTTACTAAGTATTCTTCTGGCGAAACAGGGAATACAAGTATCAAAGTCGGGGATTATCAATATGGATTGACATTGCCTGTTGATAATGACACCAAACGTTGGCGGCGCGACAAAAGATTTTGCATTGATTTTGATGATTCGATTGAGCCAGACACATATCGATTAACAAATAGAAAATTGTTTTTATCAGATAATTCATATTTTAATCGAGGTGGTCTTATTCAACTTACACTTTCTCTCTCATCATTTAACAAAGAAACAGATGCGCTTGTTGACTTTGATGGAAAAAAGTATTGGATAGCGGATTATATTAAATCAGATATTTCTCAAGAAAAAAATAACACGTGCAAGATTTCTTATAAGGGCAAAAACCAAGTTGGTGTTGGCGATATTGAAAAGAAATTTTTGGGCGAGTTTTATTCTGGAAATGAAAAGATAGAGAACAAAGTTGGAAAATGGTATTTGAGCGATAACGTAAAAGATAAAGTGCATTTAAAAACAGAAAACAACACTGCGTTTATATGGATAGAAACAGAACAATTTGATCTAATTGGTGAAAAATTTAATTTATTTTTCGGTGACGATTTAGTTACAACAAATATAGAGCTTGAAATAGTTTACTTATAATGAGGTGTCATTTTGTGGGATAAAAATATAAAAGATCTTGGGACAGTATTATCAAAAGTTATTTCAGCATTCAAGCATTCTGATGAAATCCGAGATGTACTGTTTGGCAGTCAAATTAATGAAAATGATTTTGATTTACAAAAGGCTTATGAGGATTGTATATGGGATTGTCTTTATATAAAAGGAATTCAAACAGAAGCAAAAACATATATTTGTGCAGATACAACAGTCTCACGAATAAATTCTAGCACAAAAAATGTTAAGCTTATTATACAGGTTTTTTGTGAAAAGTCGTTACTTAAGTATTCCAAAAAGGGATATGTTGGGAACAGACCTACTATCCTGGCAGAAATAATTGAGGAAATATTAATTAAAGACGAAGAATTTTCGAGAAATTTTGGCATAGGAAAATTAGAATTGAATAATGTAAACATTTTTACAAATGGCGAAAACCATTATGGTAAAACCTTGGAATTTACCATTACAACTTTTAGATAAGGATTTTAATTATGAAATTAGATTATTTTGATCTAATCTCCCCTCTCCCACTTGATCTTGTTGGAATTGGAAGAATTAAATCTCCAAAGCTTATTGAGATTGCTGACATATCTTATTACGTCTATGCACAATATGTGTCATATCTAAGAATGACTCCAGATGATTATATTGATACTTTTAAAATAGAAGATTCAGATATTGAACTATATACGAAATTTGACATTATTCTGTATGATCCAAATTTTAGAAACATGATTAAAAATGCTCTCAATTTTTTCTTTATTGAAAATTTTGAATGGTTTGATGAATATCAATCTTTTTTATGTACAGAAGAAATTGTCATGGAAAACGGAGAATCTGAACTTCTAGCAAAAGGAATTATAAATTCAAAGAATTATTTTGATGTGTTGGATATCATTCTGCAACGGGTACACATTACTCCAGATAAAACAGAAGTGACTGACATTACAAAGATCAAAAATAAGCGCGGATTAAAAATATACAAGAGGATGCAACAGGTAAAACGTAAATTCAAAAAAACATCTGGCGGAAATCCAGACTTATCTTTGCCTAATATCATATCATCCGTTGCTGTAAGAAGTTTATCTTTAAATTGGATAAATATATGGGATATTACAATTTATCAATTATTCAATGAATTTGAAAGACTTCAAATAATTGATCAATATGACATTGCTTCTACACAAGTATCTGTATGGGGAGACAAAGAAAAGAAATTCAAGTTTGGTGCTTGGAGTTCAAATATATATAACGAAAACGACGCTGAATAATTCAGTGTCTTTTTTATTGCAAAAAATTAAATTTTATACAGGAGGTAAAAAATATGGCAAATCAATTTGGAAAACAGATGGCGAACCGTGAAGTTTGCGATATGGTCTTTGTAGATTATAAAACAAAAGAACCATTTCTTTTCTGTGATTACGCAAATACATCAAGTCAGGAACTGACGGGTGAAAACGTTTTCGCTTACGGTGGAAAAAATCATCCGAAGAAAATTACATTCTCTGGAGAACGTGCGGGTACTCTTACAATTGAAACACAGATTCAGACACCTAAGCTTTGGGAACTGATGACAGGTGGTAAAAGCTCTAAAACAGCAGAGATCATGAAGAGAGTTAAAACAAAAGTTGGAGAAAGCAACAAAATTAGCATTTCTGATGCTAAAGTTACTCTTTCAAAAGAAAATGTATGGGTTTATGACGGGGCAGATTCTAACCTTGAAACAAAACTTGAGGTAACTACAGTTTCTGGTCAAGACATTACATTAAAAGATCAAAAGAATGAAGGTGCAGAAGTTGTTGTATTCTATCTTGCCACAAGAAGTGATGTATACAATCTAAGCATTAAATCTACTAGCTTCCCGAAAGCGTTTACTGTTTACGGTGATACATATATGAGAACAACAGATGAGGATGTACTTCCATATCTGTTTAAAGCATATAAAGTAGTTCCGCAGGCGAATATGTCTCTGTCCTTTGCAAGTTCAGGAGATCCTGGTACTGTAACACTTACTTGTGACATGATGGTTGATGATGATGGAAACATGCTTGATCTGACTCTGTTACCAGATGAGGACGACCAGGGGGAATAGCACCCCCTGAAGATCTCGCCTTGGTAGGCAGGGGGAAAATTGGAAAGGCAAAAATAGGAAAATCAGAATAAGGAGTGAGTAAAAATGGCATATACACCAACGACATGGAGTGATGGAGATGTTATTACTGCTGAAAAGATGAACAAGCTGGAGCAAGGTGTAAAAAATGAACAGGTTGGCGCACCTGGAGCAGCCGCAGGATTCGGAACACCGACTGCAACGGTTGACGCAAATACTGGAGTTCCATCTGTAACTGTAACAGCAAGTGGAGCAAACACAGCAAAGGTATTTAATTTTGCTTTCAAAAATTTAAAAGGAGCAAAAGGAGATCCTGGTGCGACATACACTCTTCCGGCTGCAAATAAAACAACATTTGGAGGAGTAAAACAGTCTACTTTGGTTCCTGAAGCTGCAGGAGAAAATGTTACAAAGGCTGAGTTCAAAGCTTTGCTGGACGCTTTGAAAGCAGCTGGTATTATGGCTACATCTTAAAATAACGAGTGATAGATATTTAGTGTGAAGAAGGGGGGTAAATATCTATTATCGGTATTTGCCCCATTTTTTTACTCTGCTCCGAATAAGTGAGGAGTGAACTCGAAATTAGAAAGTTAGATAACGAATACCGCACAGAATCTTCTCACGAAGTGTGTTATTTATCAGAATACGGAATTAAATATACATTCGTAAAAAAAGAAGATGGTGTGACGGTGTGGAAATACAAAAAGACAAAAGAACTTGGACTTGCTTTAGCTAAGTTCTGGGAACAGAGATAAAATAGGTTGTTCAAGATGATGAATATAAAGGTGGGTGTCATATTTTTGAGCGCAGTGTCATGCAGTACATCGGCAATAGTATTAAAGGACTGCCACTACCCTATTTATTTAGAAAAGGGATGGTTAAATGAAAAAATTAAACTTAAAAGGAGTTACTGCTGAAGCGGTAACTGGTATTGCATTACTTGTTCTTGCCCTTATTAATGCTGTTTTACAAATGTTTGGAATGAACGTTTTGCCAATTCAGAACGATGACATCAGTAACATTGTTTCTGTAATTTTCTTAATTGTAACGGCGGCATGGAATACATGGAAAAACAGAAACTTTACCAAAGCCTCACAGGAAGCACAGGCATTAACAGATATGATTAAGAATGGCGAAATTTTAATTGATCAGATCGAAGACGTTATTCAAAAATTTAAAGACGACAATAAAGGATAAGCAGAAATATGGAATATATTGAAAATTTTTTCGAATTGGATTTTGTTTCTCTGGTTATTGGTTTGACCATTTCTGGTTTAGCACTTGTGTTTATGTATGAATTAGTTATTAAAGTTATGAAGATATTCGGAATTGAACTTACTCATATTAGGCAGAGGCGTGAAGAACATGAGTTATTGGTAAAAACAGTTGAAAATCTTGCTAAATTACAAGAAAAGCAGGATGTGGATAGAGCAAGGTCTGATAAACACGATGAAGAGATTCGTAAGGAAATTGCAACTATTACAACGGAATTAAAAGAGGCTTTAGTTGAGCAAAAACAGCAAATGAATACATATACTGAAAACAGAGTAAAGGATCGTGAGAAATCTCGCGAAATAAGACAGGAACTTAATGAATCTATTGATAAATTAGCCGAAGGAGCCGTAGAAAGAAAAGAGCAGATTAAAGCTCTTATGTGTGGAACAATGGAATTACTTGGTGATAAAATTGATCAAAGATTCAGTAAGTATATTGCAATGAAAGGCATTCCGGAAAATGAAGTCGCAGAGTTTGACGGACTGTGGAATGCTTATCATAATGAATTGAACGGGAATCATGGAAGAACACAAAAATATAAATATGTAAAAGAACATTTACCAGTTCTTCCAATTGAAATTAATCCAATCTATGAAGAAGATAATACAGGAAAATAATAAGTTGAGAAGTTGCTTTTGTGTGACTTCTCTTCTTATTTAAAGAGGTGATAAAAATAAATAGATCAAAATTTAATGTAGATAAAGATAAAAGTAAACGAACACATAATGGAATCGTATTTGATTCTGTATTAGAAATGAAATACTATCGTGACGTTCTTTGCCCGGCAGTGGAGAGTGGTGATGTGGTTAGTTATGAATTACAAAAACCATATGAACTACAACCAAAGTTCCGTCATGATGAAAAATCAGTCCAGTCAATTAAATATGTAGCTGACTTTTTTATTGTTTATAAAGACGGACATGAAGAAGTTATTGACACGAAAGGATGTCCAGATTCAGTCGCATTATTAAAAAGAAAACTATTTTGGTATAAATTCCCAGAAGTTGATTATAAATGGGTTACTTGGGTGAAGAAATTTGGAGGCTGGATTGAATATGAAGAATATAAACGACTCAAACGTGAAGAAAAAAAAAATAAAGTTTCTGATATCTAGTTATTAATTTTGTCAAAATCTGCGTAACAAAATATCTTTACTACTCTCCTATTCAGTGATATGCTTGTATTATATAATATAAGGAGGTACAAGTCATGGAAGAAAAAAGAAGAGGAAGACGTAAAAAAATTGTAGAAAAGAATTATGATGTTTTGATTCATCAGTGCAACCAAGAAATTTTAACCATTCAAAATAAAATGGACGAATTAAAAGTTCAGATGAAAGAGAAGAAAATTGAAATTAAAAAACTGGAAAAAGAAAAAGCTATCTATGACGAGATGAAAGCTGAACAAGAAAAATCTGAACGTATTCGTGAACTTGCAGAAATGATTGATAAATCAGAATATTCTTTAGATGAAATTAAGGAATTATTAAATCCTAAAAACTAGAATTATAAATTAGATTTAAATCATAAAATGATAATTAATAGAGTCGGTCAACCGGCTCTTTTTTGATACAAAAGGAGTATGTTGCATGGAAATAGAATTACGTGAAAAACCAAGAGGATTTTCTATTTATAAAAGAGTTCAATTTCAACGGGATATGTCAAAAGAACTTAATAAATATTTATTTAATATTGGCTTGTGCGTGTTTAATAATAAAGAAGAACCGGAAATAATTAATACTCATATTATATGCACTAGAGAACAGGCGAACGATTATTTAAACTGTTTGATTGATAAATGTATTGATGAACTTGGATATAAAAGACATCATATTTTCGACTCATGGATCAAGTCATTAACGAAGGTGGACGATTATGACATTATATTACAAAAAGAATTTCAACCTATTATAATCGACCACAGACAATCTAACGTTTGATATATAAAATTTCGCTTTCATTTAGAAATGAGAAGAGAATAAGAGATATGGTGCTACTAAAATAGTAACACCATAATGGAAGTGAGTTGATGATGTGATAAGCATCGCCAACATTATTGTACCAATCTTATCACTTGGTACTGTTCTCACTTGCAAATTCGCAATTAACTTCTACAAAACCTTCCTTAAAGTTAGTAATAGCATGAAGTGAAGTCGGATTGTTTTGCAGAACCATCCATACTATTCCAAGAACAGTCATGGACAAAAAGGTAAAGATGATTGCGAGTTTTGCAAGTCTGAACGAATTTTTGCTGTCTGTCATTTTTCACCTCCCTTCCGATTGTATAGTAATCAACTATCATGGGGAGATCAGAATGAGCAGATCGCTCAGAATTGTATAAACTTCTGATGACTTTCACCTATCTTTCTGACTTATTATATAGTCGTGGTGATTGGTTTGTAGGTTCCTTGTATGTAGGAGCGTAACAGCCGTGGTTACGCACACGGCTTCCTGCATATAGATATTATACTACTTATAGAAAATAAAAACATCCAGAACATTTGTTTTAAAGGAGATAGATAATCATGAAAAAAGAAAATATGAAAATTAAAGATATTATTACATTCGAAGATAAAGCAAACGCTATTGAATATATTTGCAACAGTTTATTTGATTTTGGAGAAAATGGTGAAATTACCGACTACTCCCCTTATTATATTGAACCAGCGCAGGTTTGTGCTATTATGAATTACTTTGTAGAGGGAATTGACTTTGAAGATGGAGAATCTGTTTACGATGTTGCAATTGCAGACAAAGAAGTTAATGATATTGTAAATCAGTTTTTCATCAAGAATACTACAACAGCAAAAAATCCAAAATTAACATATCCACAGGAGATTATGAAATTCGTCATGTCTCATGTTGTAGAAAAAGTTGAATATATGAAACAGAAAGCTATTCATGCTCCATCATATAGAAAAGATATGGTTGGAGAAGCTCTTGTTGATTTGATCAACGTATTGTCTTCAAAGGCAGAAGAATTAAATGTATCTGAGGCGAATAAATTTATCGAGAAGTATAACTCGCCAGACAAATCTATGGAAGATATTGCGAAGCAGTTTATGAAAGAGGAATTTGAAAAACGTACTGCTGAACTCGAAAATGCAAATACACAACCAATTAATAAGCCGGATAATGAAGAAAAGGCTACTAAAAATGAAAAGATGAGAGAGACGCTTAAACGCGCAATGGAAATTCATGAAACAGCCGAAAATCTTCCTTATTAGAAGGTAATGTTATGGCTAAAAAAGTCGTGTCAAGTTTTTTAGAAGTAAAGAACTTAATTGAAAAAAATGTACGTTCTGGTATGAATGCCGCAAGGGATGAAGTTGAAATAAAATTAGAAGATAATGTCCTTGGATATTATGATTTTGGAAACCCAATTAAATATGAAAGAACGGAAACATTATTAGAATCCCCTAATACTACTCCTGTTTCTGGTGGGGGAAATCATTTTGAATTTAAAACAGAAATGCAAGACAATATTTCTTATCATACTGGAAATTTTTCTGGATCGGATGTTATTGAAGCAACGGAAACTGGAGCGTTTGGAAATACGTTGGGAAATCACAGATATTTTGAAGCAACAAGAAAGGCTGTTCCTGAAATTGTGGATAGGAATATGTCGAAGTATTTGAAGTGAAAATAATTACCCAGGATGTTAGCCGCATCCTGGGGTTTAAAAAATAGATGATTAAATTTAGTACAAATTTCACAAATTGAAAATTATAATTAATTGTTGATGCTGTTTCTAAATGACGCAAAGATTTCAAATTTTACATTTTTAGCAAACTGAACCTTATATTTTATTTCTTTTACATTTCGATGAAATGAATTAGAAACAAAAATGAGAATAATTATAAGAGCTAATATTATTGCAATTAGACTTAAAATTATAATTGTCGTCATTTCCTACCCCTTTCTGTACAATAATACGAAAAGGGATACATACATTTTGTAAGTAATATTTCAAATTATAATTTCCTTTCTGTGTATACTGTTTTCATTTCGTATACAAGATGTATACTTCCACAGACGCTTCTGCCAGACACATACCCGTGGCAACGGATTGGTTGTGGTAGATCCAATCGATATGTATCCAATTACATTATAACAGAATTTCACTGGAATTAAATATAGATTTTCTTTATTTTATATAGTATGATGAAATAAACTATTATGAAATGGAGAATAATGTTATGTGTGAAAATTCAAGAAACCGTGAACCTGTCAGATGGGAAATATCAAGCAAAAATCCTTCAAGAGGAACTGCTCCATCTCCTATCGATATTTTCAATCAAGACATTTCTATGAATCAGGAAGGAGAAACCGAAGATTAGTATAAATATAAATGAACTATTATACCAAATGCCGCTCTTGTTGGAATTCCTGGTACCTGGTTTTTTATTTATGACAATGTTTAATTATTTTACATCGTCAAAAATAGAACATTCAATTCTATGGAGCGTTGCAATAAGCTACATATTAAAAGCATCATGTAGTTCTTTACATGAATTCTTTTTTGTTGATATTGTTTTTAAATGGAATGAACGTGTTATTGTTCTTGTTTTAATATCGATTATTATGGCAATTATTTTAATTCGATTTTATGAATCAGAATGGTTGAATAAAATATTTACATTCATTAATTTCAAAACACAACATGATTGTATTTGGAATGATGTAATTGATATGAAAAGAGGAACAACATTGAAAATTATTTGTGATGATGCTATTTATATCGGAATATTGGATATGTTTGAAGAACATGGAAAAGATTCTTGGTTTGTATTGTCTGATTGTATTATACAAGAAAATGAAGAATCTTACGATTCAAGTAAATCAAATTTTCCATGCAAAATTGCAATTAATTTAAATGATGTAAAAAGAATAGAATTATATTATGAAAACACAGAGTAGATTTATTTCTTCTCTGTGTTTTATTTATTTTTGTAAATTCTTAAAATTATTTTAACTGAATATAAATTTGTAAACTAGAAAAAGCACCTGTTTTCAGATGCTCTTTCTAGTACTCTTGCATAATCCGTTTACCAGACGGATCTTAGATGAATATAACTTAACTCTATTGGATTTTAATTATAACATATGACGGTGAAAAATGCAATGTTTTATGTCACTTTATTAAACTTCTATTACAATTGACGACGTTTGTTTATAGGTTTGCGATTTGAAAGGTGGTAAGTTTTTCAATGTAACTATAATTTTAAGCAACATAAAACAATTGTGTAAATCTTATTTGTGTCTTTCTTTTAAGTAGTCGCGAATTGCAACATAGACAAAACGTGCTATGTTAACTGCAATCATGACAGACCAATAGAGTTCTTCTGTCATACCATCCTGCTTTCTCATCGTCATCGCAAGTTATGTTATTATAAAAGCAATTCAGTTACAATAACGAATCTATTTTACCACAAATATAATTATATGTATAGCATGGGATTTATAAAACTACTACTGCTCTCCTTTCGTGAGGGCTTTTTTATTGTCCAAAAATGAAAGGAGTGATTTTTAAAAAATGAGCGAATATGAAGTACGGGTTAGTACGAATGTTGATACAAGCGAACTCGATGCTGCCCAAAAAAAATTAGACAGTTTAGTAAAAAACGATAAACAGATTAAAGTTGATTTTAATATTGATGGGATGAAAAATCTGAATAAAATCAACGGTGTCTTAAAAGGAATCGAAAAAAATAATAAGATCAGTGTAAAAGCTGATATGGACACATCTGGAATTAAAAAAGGATTATCTGATATCGAAAGAGCGAAACGAAGTGTGTCTACTTTGAAGATTGATGCAGATGTGTCAAAGGCAAATGCAGATTTTAAAAAGTTTGAATCTCTTACAACAAGTTCTGTAGAAAAGGCTCGAAAGTTATTATCTGACATCAATAAAGATATTAATAATGTGAAATTGGCTCCAAATGATTCCATTATGGAGATTAATTTTAAAAAACTTACCAGTGATTTAGAAAAGTACAGGAATCAGATTAAGGTTGTACAAAATGAGCAAAAAGCTCTTGGTAATTCTATTACATCTGTATCAAAATCATTTAGTAAAATTGATGCAGTAACTGCCTCTAACAAGACCTTAACGTGGTTAAAAAACAATAGTCGCGCTGCAAAAGTATATGGCGATCAACTAAAAGAAATTGCAGAATCTCAGAGAAAAGCAACATCAGATTCAGAGCTAACTTCACTAAATAAAGATTTCAACAAAACTGTATCTGAGGCAAAATTACTTGGACTTACTGGTAAAAGTTTTACAGCGGAATTTAAACGTGCATTTTCTCAAATTGCACAGTTTACGCAAATTTATGGTGGAATTGAAAATGTAATTCAGACTATTCAAAACTCTGTTATTGAATTAAAAAATGTTGATTCTATTTTAACAGAAATTTCTAAAACATCTGATATGACAACAGATCAACTTACAAAACTTGGAGAAACATCTTTTGATTCCGCAAGCAAGTGGGGAAAGAAAGCAAGTGATTACCTACTTGGTATCCAAGAAATGAGTAGATCTGGCTATTATGGCAAACAGGCTGAACAAATGGCTGAAACAAGTATTCTTGCTCAGGCAGCCGGTGATTTAAATTCAGATGTTGCAAATAGTTATCTTTTGGCATCGAATGCCGCATATCAATATTCTGGAAATGTTCAAAAACTTAATGCATTGCTTGATGGACAAAATATGATTAATATAGTGGTCATGCTATATAGAAATATATAGCTTCATAGTTGGCTTTTATCCCGGAAACTCCAGAGATGGACAATCGGGAGGATAAGTTAAATAAAATACGGTAGAAAGAGGATATTATAGAAATAAAATTAAAATCATGGCAAACTCTCGCAAACTGTAAATTTTGTAATAAAGAGTTTGTAACTACTAAATATAAGGTTAATAATAATAAAAATGGTGTTTTTTGTAGTAGAAGTTGTTATGCTGACTACAAAAAAGAAACGATGACAGGTTCACAAAATATAAATTATAAAGAAAAGGTAAAGGTTCATTGCGATAATTGTGGTAAGGAAATTGAAAAAATACCATCTTTAACACATAATATAAACAAACAAGGAGAAAACCATAACTTCTGTTCTTATGAATGTTATTGGGAATTTCGTAAAAAATATTATGTCGGGGATAAATTATATAATACTGGAAAAAAGATGGACGAAATTTTTTGTAATAAGGTAAGAGAAGCAACATTAAAACAATATCAAGATGGTATACTTGATAGACAAACAATACCACAAAAGATAGTTAATAGTATATTAGAAAAAAATAATATTAATTATATCAATGAAAAAACTTTTAAATATTATTCTGTCGATAATTATTTAATAGAACATAATTTAATTATTGAAGTTATGGGTGATTATTTTCATGTGAACCCTTTAATTTATACAGATTCAAATGAGATAAATAATATGCAGAAAAAGGATATTGATAGAGACAAAAGTAAACATACATATATAAAAAAATATCAGGATGTTGAAATTTTATACCTATGGGAATCCGATATAAAAAATAATCCTTTATTATGTGAAGAATTAATAAAAAAATATATAGAATCAAATGGCAAGTTGGAAGAATATAATTCTTTTAACTTTTCTTTTTGTGATAACAATTTAAAATTAAATAACAATATTATTAAACCGTATTTTATTTAACCCCCTAACGACTAAGTTGTAATATGGTAACATATTGCACACGCCGACTTCGATAGATATAGTCTATCCGTTACCTATAAGTCCGTAGGAACGCCTAACGTAAAACGAGGGAAAAGATATAGTCTAGTCTCACGCTATAATCTAAAAATGAAACGTGAGAGGTAGGATTAACGTCCTATCCGCTTTATTGTTATTTAACAATAAAGTCCAATGCTTTGTCCTGGAAGCATAGTAATAGAACAAACTAACAGGAACAGTGTATCCATGCAGGATATGGCAGAAGCCACAACTCAAGCAGCTTCAATGGCATCAGAATTGGGGGTTCAAGAAAATCAACTTTCTGCGATGATTGGAACAATTGAGTCCAGAACAAAAGCGGGTGGCAATGAGGTTGGTAATGCGATCAAATCATTGTTGATAAACGTTCAGAATGTAAATAACTCAAAAATTGCAGAAACGTTTAAAAAAGCTGGCGTTGCTCAGACAGAGTTTGTAAACGGTGTAGAAAAAATGCGTAATCCAATTGAAGTATTGGAGGATCTTGCGAAAGTATTTAATCAATTAGAAGAGTCAGATCCACTGCGTACAGAAATCCTTACAAATATTGGACAGAAATATCAGGCGAATAAGTTAAGTGCTTTATTATCTGGATGGTCTGATTATGAAAAAATGCTTGTAGATTATTCTGAGGGAACAGGAAGTGCTGCGAAAGAAGCTGAAAAATCTGCAAATAATTGGGAGTAAGAATGTTTTTCATTCCGTTCGCTCCGCTTATACGGTGACGTGTAAGAGATAAATTACGGAAATTTATCATAAATACCACAACAATTGCTGGTAAATCCTAAAGACAAATAAACCACAACGTAGATATGAAATATGATCAAGCGTGATGGTTGTGAAAACAGAAAAAATTATTTGTATGAGAGCGAGGTTAAATCCCCTGCTCTTTTTTAATGGACGTTCAGCATCTTATCCTCGAATAGAGGACAGTTCAACGATCATCTCCCATAAGGAGAGTAGGCTCAAGCGAGTCGAAACGAGTGGCACTTATATTTTAAATATAAGTTGATGATATGATCTATACTGCATAGAAATATGCAGATGTTATGATTACAAAAAAATAATATGAGACTGATTATCTCAAATACAAAAAATAAAGGACATGTAACTTATAATGAAAAATAACAAAAAATGGGATAAAGAATATTCAACGCAATATACTCCAGAAATGAAGTATCTGAGAAACAAAGGTATTAATTATACTTTTGTAAAAGATATAAGTGGAGTAACAACTTATAAATATAAAAAGACACCAGAGTTATTTTTAGCACTGGTGTCTTTTTATATGAAGAATAAATAAATTGAAAGGATAAATAATAGGCGATAATTTATGAATACTAAATATGATGTAAAAAATAAACATATAGTTGTAGATAAAGAATGGATAAAAGAAAGAATTGAAGAAAAAGGATTATTTATGATTGATTCCACCTTCACAAATTTAAGAGATGGTTTCTTTGCTTTTACAATGGAAGGATACATAATAAAAGTTACACCAAATACAATTTATAAAAATCAAACTAATCCAATATTTTCAAATAAAAATCCATACGTCATATACAATATTAAAAGATTTTTGTTTTTAAATAATATTAGCTCAATTCTTTTATCTACAGAATACATGAATAATAAAACAAATCTAAGATGGAAATGCAAATGCGGAAATGAGTTTGAAGCTCCTTGGAATAGATTTTTTCAGGGGCAAAGAGTATGCAGTAAATGTTCAAGGAGAGAAAAAAATCTTATACCAATAAAAAAAATAAAATTAGATTTTCATAATCGTGGATATGAGCTAGTAACTGAAGCTCCTAAATTAAAAAAAGAAAAAGTTGAATACATATGTTCAAAACATAAAGATAAGGGAATTCAAGAAATATCACTTAGTAAATTTTATGACAGAAAACAGGGTTGTAAATATTGCGGTATTGAAAAAAATATGCAAAATCATATAATCAGTAAGGAAGAATGTATGAATATTACTTCTAGCAAAGGATTAAATTATATAGAATCCTATGTTAAAGATGGAAGAACAATGATAGATTTTACATGTGAAAATCATAAGGATAAAGGAGTACAAAGTTTTTCCATAACTCAAATGCGTAATACGAAGTTTGGGTGTAAATATTGCAATATGTCAAAATATCTCAACGAAGAAAAAATTGATTCATTATTAAAATCATGGAATATATTATTTAAAAGACAACATTCATTCCAAAAATGTAGAGATAAAAATGCACTACCATTTGATTTTTATATACCAGAATATAATACTACAATTGAGTATCAAGGCGAACAACATTATAAAATTATCCAGCGTGGAAGCATGACGCGAGAAGATGCAATTAGCAATCTCGAAATCATACAAAAACATGATGAAATAAAAAGAAAATTTTGCATTGAAAACAATTTAAATCACATAGAAATTCCTTATTGGGAAAATAATGACATTGAGAATTTTATTTTCGATGAATTTATAAAGATTGGAATTATTGAAGAAGCTAAATCAGCGTAATCAACTGATTTTTGTAATCATAACTGGCAAAGTGTAGCGAGCTTTGTTGAATAAAATAGGGTTCTCTAAATAAATTATCGAATACTTGGACTGGATTTATTCAAAATTTCGCCAATTCCAATATGATTACTTCTGGATTACAAGGAGTTACGGGAATAATTAAGGCATTTGACACCATTATTTCAAAAGCAGGAACGCTTGAAACTGTTGTAGGAATTCTTGGAGGAGGATTAGCTAGTAAAACAGGGTGGGGCAAAACTATCGTAGTTTACAGTACCCCTTTCTATAAGGTTGCATAATAATGCCATGCAATTAACGTAGAGAGTGTTCATATTATATATCGTAATGTAATATGACCATCCTTGAAAATATATTTTCTAAATTGTCGAATATCGGGGGAAGCCGTAAGCCTATTTATATAGGTGCCGGATCGATGCAATAAAAGCGTATTTATTATAGAAGAAATACGTTCGTGAAGGAATAAGCATTTAATGTGAAAATGGTAGTCCCGACGCACTATAGCGAAAACTGGAAGTGTAGTTCCATATATAGGGCGCGAGAGACTGACAAGACATGACGTGATACAGGCGTAATTGTATCATATGGTACACAACATACAGTCCGTACCTGGGGAAAGCCCAGGGTAGTCAATATGAGATACGACAATATTTACTACTGCTCTATTGACGCAAACTACACAACCTGTTGCTGACTTGCAAAAACAGGACAGGATATTCATAGTGGTATTCCACTCGGCGCATCTCTCGTCGTTTTCTAATAGAGATAAAAAAGACACAAATTGTTTACATTCTACTTGACTTAATACAAAAAGAGTGTATAATAATGCATGAGTTAAAAAAATACAGCTCGAAACACCACGATGTAAGGACAGGGAATTATATCCTGTCCTTTTGTTATGTTGTGGAAACAAATAAATAGAATAATTTTTTCTTTTCAAAAAACACAAGAAATACTTTAAATATAGATAAAACAACTATATATAGGGTAAATTTATATAATTAGTATGTTTTTCATTTTTCCGTACTATATCTAGTGGTTGAACAAATTTAATAAAAAATGTATAATAAGATACACAAAAAATAGTCTAATTTATTTCTCACGTTATATTTCGACATTTTGTTTAATTTTTTTGGTGTATAATTACTTCAAATACCAAGGGGTGATTATATGAAGTTAGGTAAAAAAGGATCCATACATACAAAAGAGGAGGTAAGACATATGGCAGTCTCAATGGCAGTTGTACCGTTATTAAAAGGGGAAGCGGCTACTAAAATCGTAGATGATTTTAAAAGCAGCAAATTAAAACCATTTACAGACGATCAACGTAAGAAGACTAATGCTAAAGTAGCTGAGATACTCAAAGGTAAACGTAATGGATAACACAGAAAATTTTCAATATAAAGAAGAGTTACTAAGCAAAGAGTCATTAAAACATTTTATGTTAGTAGGTGATTTTTGCTGTGGCGCAGACAATCCATTAAATACTTTCTTATCAGATGATGCATTTGATTATGCAGAAGAAAAGCAAGGACACACATACATTTTAATGGACAGCGAATACACTTGTATACTAGCGTTTTACACAATTAAGGCTAATGCAATTCATACATTTAATACAGATACAAATGAATATATGGCGTTGCCTGTTGTGGAAATAGCAAGAATTGCTGTAGATTTTGACTTTCAAGGGAATGGTTTAGGTAAAATATTATTTTATGATTATATAATACCTAAAATAAAAGAAGTAAGTAAAATTATTGCAATATATGGCATCATTGTATTTGTAGAATCGGAAAATGGTCAAGGAATACAATTTTATAATTCACTAGGATTTAAAAGAGCCAACAATGAAATACAAAAAGCAGTTGGTGATTCTTATAACGAAAAATGTGAATTGTATGTGCTGAAATTAGATGATATAAAAGAGTAGGAAGTAATCCTACTCTTTTATTATATTGGCTAATGTTTTGATTTTATAGAAACATATGTTCAGACTACTCTTCTATTCTCTGTTGGTATATAATGGAATTACTAAAGATGAATAGGAGTAATATAATGCCGAAATTTAAAGCCAGTTCTGTTATTTCGATGCTGAAGCGGTTTACAGACGAAGAAAAGAATAAAAAGTCTCAATCTTGTCCAGAATTAAAAGATGAGATTAAAAATGTTTTAGATGATACGAAGATTATTCTATATAGACAATCTAGGGAAGATGCAATTAAATATATTTTGTGGCAAGGCTTATTAAATAAATATGGAATTTTTGGTAGTAACAGAAGACAACACCGTTTATTTGGACAAAATAAAATAGATTATTATTCTCAAGAATACCAACATGGAGATATTGTAAGTATAGACTTTGGAACATCCAATATCGGGAATGAATTTTCGTTTACTCATACTGCACTTGTTTTACATGAATTTACTGATTTCTTAATTGTTATACCTATTACTACAGCCAAAGATGGCAGACTAGAGAAGAAGCCACTAGATGAGCAGGAATCTACATTTGTAATACGGAAAAATGATTTTTCATTTATAGAATCAGACTCATATGTTCTGATATATCAGTTAAAATCAATTTCAAAGAATAGAATTACAAAAAGGATTGGAAATATATCTGGATCAAAATTTCTATGTGATATTGATAGTGAAGTATTTAATATACTGTTAGATCCACTTTCAAAAAAATTCTCCGAAGAAATAACAAATTTGAATATAAAGATATCAGATTATGAAAATATTATCGAAGAAAAAGATGCAAAAATAACAGAATTAGATTGTATAATAAAAAATTTAAAAGAAGAGATTGAAAATAATAAAAATATGTTGACAAATTATAATTTCTATGATAAGATATAAGCATCAAAAGAGATATTTTTAGCAAATGCTATTAAATATAACTACATGGAGAGGTCTTTACGAATAAACGTAAAGACCTTCTTACTTTTAAAAATGTATATTAATATTAACAAAAAAGACTGGGTTATCATACCTAGTCTTTTATCATGTATATTTTTAATTTACTACTACTCTACCCCATCACGGTTTCCAAGTATGACCACAATTACTGCATCTATTAACAGTTTTATTACTTCCTAAGAATCCAGTCCAGAACGAATATCCTTTCTGTCCTGCTGTGATTGACGTTGATCCGCATTTAACAATTATTCCTTATTTATGAATAACTTTAATAATGCATTTTGATTTATTGCATCTTCGTCCAAAATTGATTGCAGTTTCTCAAAATTTTGGCTGTCTTTATGACGTTTTGACTTTTGAACGATTTTATCAAAATGTTCTTGTAAATCATACACTTCATTAGAATAATCATTTATAATGTTGTATATTTCTTCGGAATATGGTGATACAATTTCAAATTCAGGTATATCGTAATTATCTTTCAGATATTTATAATGTCCAACAAAATAACAGAGCCGTTTTATTTTATCTGTGATGGTTTCTGGATTATACTCAATATAATTTGACCATTCTTTTTTAATATTTAAATATTTTTGCTGTATGTGCATATCCATTGGTATTGCGATCTTTTCATCCTGTACATATATAGAATTCGATATTTCTTTTATCCTACTTTTCATTTCGATGTACGATGAATGTATTTCCGAGTAATATGACAAAATATTTTTATACTCATCTATTGTTTTGTTTTTGAACATAAGAGAATCATATATATGCGTGAATTCGTGATACAATATGCTTTTCAAATATGTATCATTTAATGCAAACGCTTCCATGTTAATTTTTAATTCATATTGATTATCATATAATTTAGATGAATTAAATTGAAAGAAAAAATCAACATCATGAACATACACAAGGTTATCTACTGATAGTTCAGGATAATCATTTCTTGGGTATTCTTTTTGATATTTTAAGTATAATGGAACAATATCTAATACTTTCATAAAATTTCCTCCAAAGGTGGTGAGTTAAAATTATTAAGTTAAAAGATGACGAAAAACAATTAGTTATAGATTTATATAAAATCAAATTAAAAATTGATGACATAAAAATGCAACAAAAATTAGACGAGTCGATGACTATTCTGTCGTATCCAAAACACTCCGTTGAATCTGATTGGCTGTACATTTCCGAAAATCAGTTTGTCTGGAACGGTGATGTATATCAAGTTAATTCTGACAAAACAGTAGAAAAACTTCCAGATGATGTTTCGCCAGAATTTGATCTTGATACTATTTGTAGAGAGCATGAGAAATTATTGAAGAGAGTAATCGACAAATAAACTTCTGCTCTCCACTGCCACCTTCTCATATCTTCCACTTATGTCCGCAGCTCTGGCATACATTCATAGGCTTGCCAGAACCAAGGAATCCAGTGAGAAGTGAATAACCTTTGTTGACGGTTGCGATTGAAGTTGACCCACATTTCGGACAGCGCGGTTTGGAATCTTCTATTTTCTTGCGTTCTGCTTCTGCTTCTTGAGCTTCTACTTGCGACCGGAATTGTGACATTTTTAATTCGTACTCTATGATATCATCATCGTGTAATTTTATCATTGCATCGTAGAAATCTGTAGAATCTGAGATTTTTGACAGAATAATAAAATCATCATCTGGCATTGATGTCATGATTATTGGATGACCATATGGGCATTCTGTAGCAGTGTCTTCATAGAAATACACATAACCATTTCTATAAATTCCATCTTGTATTTTTTCTTTTTTACACGTTGGACATATTTTTAAATGACTAGACATATTTATCCCCCTATATATATATTTAATTGCAAGTTATTTATATATAGTTTATCAGAATAAAATACGATTGTAAACTACGACTCTGATACGGATAAATTCACATCTATTTTTGACAATTTTAAAAAGAAAACAAAACCTAAATTTAATCAAGATACCTTGGATTTTGCAAAAGAATTCAATAAGTTGGGTAAGAATTCAAATATTGATAATATAGTTTCCCAATTCAAAGAAGTAGATTCCAGTGTCATTGACATGGCAAAATCCGTAAAAGACGGTTCTATGTCAATGGATGATTTCATTGAAAAATCTACAAAAGCTACAACTACGACTTCCCGATTTGGTAGTGTGGCAAAATCTGTCGGTACTGCTATTAAATCAATCGGTGCTACTGCTGCAAACATGATTGGTGGTTTTCTTATTGCAGAAGGAATTAGTTTAGCAATACAGGGAATTTATAATCTTGTAAATGCAGATAAGATCGCAATTGAAAATGGTCAAAAGGCTCAACAGGAAATTAAGGAAATATTTGATACATACAACGGGAAAGTCGATACAGTTAAATCACTAGGAAAGAAATTTGCACAAGATACAGATTCAGTCAAGACCACGGGTGATGCAGTAGAATCACTAACTAAAAAATATGCAGAGCTTAGAAAAGGTGTCAGTTCAGATAATACAAATCTTACTCTTTCTGACAAAGAATATCAGGATTATCTTGATATAAGTAATCAATTAGCTGAATCATTCCCATCACTTGTGTCTGGCAGTGATGCTGCAGGAAATTCCATTTTAAACTTAGGCAATAATGCTTCTATTGCTGCTGATAAAATGGAAAGATTATTAAAAACACAGATGACATTAGCCCATAATGATATTGTTGATAAATCAAGAGATACATTTAGAGGTGCTTTTGAGGAAGCAGACAATATTGAAGATGAGATAAAATCATTAAAAGGTCAAGAAAAGCAATTAAAAGAATCTGCTTCTCAAATATCTTTAAGCCGAGATGAAATCAGAGAACAACTTAAAAGTGGACATCTTATCTTCAAGGATATGTCTAAAACCGATGCAGACAAGATGGAAAAGGCACTTGGAGCATATGTCGGAAAAGAATTGGGTCGTGTCAGACGATCTGACGTATCTTTGGATGGTCACACCATTGACAGAATTGAATTTACAATTGATCCTGTAGTAGATGAAAACAAACTCAACGAAGCAACCGATATGATTGAGGCGAGAGTTGCTGCAGGCGAAGACGAGATTGCTGCTAAAAAGGGCGAAATTCAGTCTAATATCAAAGCGCAAGAACAAAAGCAGAAAGAAGTATGGAACAGTTTTGCTGAAAGCACGGTAAAACCTTATCTTGAAACATCTGCTGCGATTTCTGATATGCCTGTTGAATTACTCAATGCAGTAGAGGGTAATTTACAGAATTTAGATTGGAAAAAACTTTATAAAGAATACGGCGGAGATGCCGATCAGATGCTTTTAGACGAATTAGTTTCACCGCTAAACAGCCTTGAAAAACCGGCACAAGAAGCTTTGACAAAGGCTCTTAGTTTAGACCCATCAACAATGTCTATTGCTGAATATAATAAAGCTATTGACTCTGCTTTGAAGGAAGTTTCTGATAACAAAACAACTCGAAAAGAATGGAAAAATAGATTCTTCAAATCTGCTATCGATTCTGCAACTGAAGATGCTAATGCATTAAAAGAACAGTTTAAAGGCATAGATAAAGAGATTGACAACTTAAGCGGAGAAGGCAGGGAGTTAGCATACCAAATTGCTATTGAGGATGAGGATTTCGATGGAACTTGGCAAGATGTAATGGACAAGATTAAGACCATGAAAGAAGAAGCCGAAAATCCGATGACATTCAACATGGGCGTGTTTACAACAGAAGTTGGAGATGCGATTGCATTGATCGATACATTGAACGCTGCCATTGCCAATAGTTACTCCGGAAAAGGATTAAGTGTATCATATGAGGTAGACGAAGATACAGGTGTTGTTCAGCTTACAGGTGATATTGCAAATCTTCAAGCAGCATATCAAGATTTAGATGGGTATGATCCATCTGTTTTGTTTGAACGTACAGCAAATGGTGTACATATTAACAGAGAAGCTCTTAGACAATTACAGGCTCAAGAAGAAGCTTTGAACAAGTCTAAATGGCTCGAAGATGAAAAGAATCTTACTGATCAATTAGCTATTGCTACTAATAAATTGGCGAATGCAAAAAATTCTGGTGATGAATCAGACATTACAGCAGCGCAAGAAACGGTAAATACGTTACAGCAACAATTAGAACAAGTTCAACTGTTATCTGCTGCATATGATGGCGCTACTTCCTCATATCAGCAATGGATAAATGCACAATCTGCTGGTGAAGAAGGAGACATGTTTAGAACTGTTTCTGAAACAATGAAGTCTCGTGGAGATCAACTGTATAATGAAGGTCGTTATAATACAGAAGAATTCCGAGCGATTGCTGATTATTTTTCTAATGAAGACTTATCTACTGCCCCGGTCGAAAATCTTGTTGCTGCTTACGAAAATGCTGCTAATGCAAGAGAAAGATACTTTACCGGGAATAAACAGGGTATTGATAATTTCATGGCTGATATGCAGAATGATGCTGAATTAATGTCAAAGGGAATTGTCAAAACACTGGAAGATGGATCACTTGAATTCCAAGCTGGTTCAGATAAAATATTAGCTGACAAATTTCATTTAAGCGAAGAAGCTATCCAGTCTATTTTAAGAGCTGCATCAGAATATACTGATGGAATAAAAATAGGCAAGATTGATGGTTCAGAAGATTTCAATGCTTCTATTGATGAGATGAAGTCAAAAGCTGACGAAGCAAAAGAAAAATTGGAAGAACTAAAAAATGCAGGAAATCAGAATCTTGATTTAAATTTCAATTTTGACAGTACGAATTTAGAAGATTTAGACGCACAAATCGAACGAGCAAAAACCAATCTTGACCAATTCAAAAACTCTGATGGACAGATTGATTTAAGTGTGGATGGCGCAGAGGAAGCTGTAACAATTCTTCAGACGCTTATTCAGCAAAAAGTTATGGTGAGCCAACCTGCAATTATGTCTATTGACACAACAGGACTTGATGAGGCAACAGCTGAAACTGTTTCTAAATTACAAGAATTCCAAACACAACTTGATACAATCAATTCTTTAGAAATGCAACAAGATTTTGGTATTCAAATCGATACAAATCAATTGGATACCGCAAAAGCCAAGGCTCAAGAATTGTTTTCTGAATTGCAAGGAAAATCACAAGATGGCTCACTTGAAATTACTCCTGATGTAAAAGTTGACACAGGCTCTATGGAATCATTGGAACAAAGCTTGTCTTCAATGACACCAGAAATTAAAGCTAAAATTGTTCCAGAAATTTCAGACGGATCTGTAAGCGCAGACAATATTAAACTTGGCGATAAAAACGCAAAAGTAAACTATACACTTGGGGATCAAGCACCACCAAAAGATAAAAGTGCTACTGTTAATTATAACGAAACAGGCGGAAATCAATCAATTCCGTCTGATAAAAATGCAACTGTAAATTACAAAAAGGGAGACCAAGAGGCTCCAAGTAAAAAGACTGCAGTCGTTGATTACAAGCGTGGTAGTCAAGAAACTCCAGCTTCTCCTAAAACAGCAACTGTTAATTATACTCTTGGAACTGTTGCTACACCACCAGACGCTTATGTAAAAGTTCACTACGACACATCTGGAAAACCAAAAGGAAGCAGTCCCGCAAATGGTACTGCTCATTCACAAGGAACAGCAAATCCTAATTCAGGACACGCATTTTCCAGTGGATCATGGGGATTAAAACAGCCTGAAAAAGGTGCATTAATAAACGAGCTTGGAGCAGAAATTATTGTCAGAAACGGACAATGGTTTGTAGAGAATAATGGATATCCAACCATCACAAATCTGAAGAAAAATGACATTGTGTTTAATCATGAACAGTCAAAGGCTCTTTTGGAAAGAGGATATGTTACAGGTTCACATGCAAAATTAGCATACGAAGGAAATTCTCATGCAAAAGGCACTGCCTTTTCTGGTGGTTCTTGGGCTTTTGGAAATACAGGCGGAGGGAATATTGGTGGAGCCAACTCTTCCGCTTCTAACAATCTCAACTCCGCATCCAATAATCTTTCCAAAGCAGCATCAGATACATCCGAAGCCGCAGAGAAATTATCAGAAGCGGTATCAGGATATACAGACTGGGTAGATGTATTATTCAAACGCTTAGAATCACAGTATGATTTATTGATGAGCCAAATGGAACGTATTGCTCATCTTCCGCATAAACAAGAAAAGTTATATGAGGCAATGTCTAAGAATAGTGAACTAATGAGTAAGACTCAGCAAGCTATTGGGACTTACCAAAGTCACTTTGATTCTATTGTACAACAGAGCGGAATAAACCCTCTTATTGTCCATCAGATTCAGAACGGGTCTATGGATATCTCAAAATACGACCAGGATACTCAGAAAATAATTAGTGAAGCACAATCATGGTATGATAAGCTCGTAGATTGTAACAAGCAGTACGATGACCTTTTAAACAAACAGAGCGAACTTACAAAGAAAGCACTTGAGAATATTGAAGACTACATTGATATGATGACTGGTATCGAGTCTTCCGCTGTTGACTACCAAGAAGCATTACGTGAGTTAGCTTCTGCAAAAGGGGAATCTCCTTATTCAGATAAGATGTATGGATCTTTGAAAGAATCCATTAAAAATCAACAGGACGTTGCTGGTAAATTACAATCACAAGTGCGGTTATATCAAGATGAAATCAACAAACTCATGGAAAATGGGTCTATGGCAAAATGGTCTACAGAATGGTATGAGGCACAAGCTGCATTAAACGGATTTAAAGAAGAAGCAGCAGAAGCTGAAACAACATTGATCGAATTGCAAGACCAACTAAGAGAACTTGATTTATTGAAATTGCAACAGGCAATCGATGAATTGGACAGAACTGCAAAACGTCTTGAGAACAATACAGACCTTACAGAGTCAAAAGGTGAACAAATATCTGAAAAAGATTTACAGGCGCAACTTGATAATGCCAATGCACAGATTCAAGCGAATTATAATAAGAGACAAGAGCTATTACGAGATCAGGCGAAATATGATGTTGGCTCTGAAAAATATAATGAAATTGCAGAAGAGATAGAAAAACTTGATGATTCTATTTATGATGCAATGAAGAATATTGAAGACCTCAAAAATAAAATCTGGGAAGTTAGATGGGAACCGTTCTTTGATGGACAGGAAGCATTAGACAATCTAATTAAACAGACAGACGATTTAAGAGGACTTTTAAATAGTGATGCTTTTGTTGGTAAGAATGGTGGATTAACACTTGATGGTATTGCAAATATAGCGTTAATCAATCAAGGTATGATTGCTGCCAAACAACAGATTAAGAATTACAACGAAGCATTAAAGAAACTTGACGAAGATTTAAAGAACGGAAATATATCTACGGAGGAATTTGAAGAGCAGCAGAAAGATTTTCTCGATCAGATTTCAAGTTCCGTCAATATTGTAGAAGACTACAAAGATTCTATTGTTGATCTTTATAAGAAGCAACTGGAAGCCGAAAATGATATGGCTCAAAAATCCATTGATAAATACTCTGAATTACTGGATATTAAGAAGAAAAATGCTGAGTATTCTAAGAATCTTAGAAAACAGACAAAAGATATCAATGTATTAAAAGCACAAATTGCTGCTTTAGATTCGGTAAATATTTGCCGGTATCTATTTAACTGCGGGAAAGTCCCCACAACCCTATCTTGCTACAACGGAACTGGAAACGGTAAACGTGAATGCGGTACGAGTTTATAACTCAACAGTCTTCGGATAGAAACCATAAAAAACAGATAGGTCAGGGATAACCGGGTGTGCAAGTCACCCAGACGCAACGAACTTCCTAAGTCATATATGGTTTATGATATGGAAGACGCTCAACGACTGGTAAGTCCTATATATTATAATATGTAGGCATAGGGTTACAAGCGATTGGTAACTCGAAAAATATAGACTATTTGAATAAATGAAAACGTATGTTTGGACTATTCCTTTTCCTATTGTTGGTATATAATAGAAATAATACTAATGATAAAGGATGGAAATATCATGTCTTATAATAAATTTGAAAATCTTTTAAGGTGGACATCTCATAAATTAAAAATTCAAGATAAATTTAATAAAAATAATCAACGTAAAGTGAAGTATCCAAGAGGGGCAATATATGCTTGCTATTTAGGAGAAAATATTGGACACGAAAAAAGTAGACTAGAAGCAAGACCATGTGTCATCATTTCTAATAATAGAATCAATTACAATGGTTCAAATGTTATAATCGTTCCATTGTCAAAAACAATACGATATAAGGAAAATTCCACTTCTGAGTTAAAGTATGAATGGCATTATATATTAAAAAAAACAAAATATAAAGAACTAAATTTTGATTCATCTATTCAATGTGAAGATATTAGATGTATATCAAAATCAAGAATTGGAAAATATATATGTAAAATAGACAGTGATGACATGAATGAAATACGAAAAAGGATTAAAAAAACTTTACAAGTTTAATAGATTATGATATCATAAATGTGAACAAAATATTTTTTATTTTACCCATCTTATGTTTAATGGTTGTACTATAGGCAATCGGCTTTACGGTTATACTTTATAAACATTTGTTCGTGGGTCTGTGATATGTTTGTACTGGGATGGCATAATCCCGAATTATGAGATTTATTTTTGTTCTACAAAAAGAGTAGTAGCTGATAGTTACTGCTCTTTCTTTATGTCCAAAATCATTTCAAAGAAATAAATTCAAAATTATTCAAATAGAAGGTATAGTCTCAACTTCTGGGGACAACTCAGAGAAGTTCATAAGAGAACTGCATAGTGTAGCGAACTATGTGAAGATAATTGAAATAACGAAGCAGCAAAAGCTGAGAAAAAGAGACTGGAAGCACAGTTAGCGGATGCGGAATCTCAGCTTGAAGATACACGGAGAGATCATGAGTATGATGTGCGTAAAAACGGATACGAAGGTCTTTCTGATGACTTAAACAAAGAGTTAGAAGATACTCTTAATGATATTACTTACAATTCTGAAAAACAGGAAGAAGTAATATCCAATATGCTGAATAACGTAGTAAATAACTACCAACAGGCTTATGACAAGATTCAGCAGATTATCAACAGCACAGGATTTGTGCCGAATGGAAGTCTATCCAATAACATTGGTAGTCTCGGTACAAGTAGTGGAGCGCAGAATCAGTTCAACAATGGAATTACTACTGCTCCTAACTATAGACCTGATAATTTTACAAATGTAAATACAGGTCAGATTCAGAATGGAACAACTCAAAATAACAATGATTGGATTCAAGGAGAAATCAGTAAGAATCCAGATTTATCAAACAGGCCAGTTGCAGAAATTACATTAAGTCCGGGGACACTTTCTATACAGGAAGGTTCTACGGCGAATATTTCAGCAACTATCAGACCAAATGATGCAAAGAATAAGAGCTTGCAGTGGGTGTCATCAAATCCAGATGTTGCTACAGTTGCAAATGGAACTGTTCATGCTATCAAAGCAGGTAGCACTACTATTAGTGCAATTGCAACAGATGGTGGCGGTGCTACTTCAACCAATAGTTGTGCAGTAACTGTTACACCAAAACCAGAACCGCCAAAACCAACCCCAACGCCACCGAGCAATAATGGTGGAGGAGATGGAGTTCCTAATGTTGGAGATAAAGTAATATTTGCCAGCGGTCAATATTTCTACTCTTCTGATGGTATGAATCCTGCAGGTAATGAATTACTTGGGCAAGAAGTATATATTACAAGTGTTAATAATGCATCTTGGGCGCAGAAGAAATATCATATTAGTAGAACCCCTCGTTTCGGAGAACGTGACCTTGGTTGGGTAAGTCTTGACCAGTTGAGGGGTTATGCGTCTGGAACAAAGAAATTTGTAAATGGTTCAGAAATTGTTCGGATTAATGAAGGAAATAATCCTGAAATGATGGTCAGGCGTGGTGGATTGACCGGAACAGCGACAACGATTACTTATGGTGATGCTGTTGTAAATGCAAGACTGTCGAAGAACATTATGGATCTTGGTGAACACAAAGATGATATTTATAGCTCACTGAACATTGCAAACAGCCTTGGTGAAAGACCTAATGTAACAAATAATTACTATGACAAGATGATAGAAGTTCAAGGAAGTATCGACAAGGAAACATATCCTGGCATGAAGAAGGTAATTGAAGGAGTTACAAAGGAATTTACCAAAGAAGCTCATAAACTTGGAATACATCGGACACTTTAAAATTTAAGCGGCGGGATTCATATGTCTTGCCGCTTGTCGTAAAAATGAATATGAATATACAAAGAGTTGAGATTTTCTCAGCTCTTTTTTGAATAGAAAAATTAAGAAAGTTGAGGTGAATTATTTTGATTCTAGTATGTAAAGATTTTGAATTTGATGAACAAACTTTAAAACAGCAGGAATTATCTTCTGTCAATTTTGATGATGACACTTCTCTTCCATCTTCTATTGTAAGAGAAATGGAATCTACTACGATGAATAAATATCGTCCAGAGGTGACAGGTTTCGGGACGTCTTATACTGAAGTGTTGTCTTTTGAAATACATATCACAAAAGATTATGAAAGAAATACATCGCAGGACGAACTTGAATTTTCTACAGAAGAATATGAAAGAACAATTTCATGGCTTAGTTCACCTCAAGAACATAGATGGCTAAAAATAACAACACAACAGGGCGAGATTGTAAAAGTAAAAGGTTACTTCTCTTCTGTCACTCCATATGAGAATTGGGGAATTTGTTATGGTTTACGATGTACATTTACATGTAATTCTCCATTTTCTTATGTAGAAAAACAAGATCAACAAGTCATTACTCGAAGTAAAAATTTTATGTTGCAAAATACAAGCAGTGACAAATACGGATATGTATATCCAGTTATTAATATTTATCCAAAAGCCACAGAACAAATCTATATCCATAATCTGTCAGACAGTAAAACATTGGAAAATGGGACGCTTTCTTTGCAATCTACAAACAAACTTACACTTCAGTTGCTGATGGGAAAAATTGAAAATTATGCGAAAATGAATGGATATACACTTGAATACGTTTATGACAAAGAGAATCATGTAGTATCTGTATGCAATAATACCGCTATCCTGTTCTATCTTACCGATTCTTACGGAGTGAAGAACAAGTATGGTGCGTATTATATTGAAAACGGACAGTATTATATTTTTCAAGGTGGATTTTTCTACTGTCAAACACAAAGGGATTTGAAGTTAAAATTAGATTGTAAGAATTTGGCGCTATACGATGAATTGGATAGATCTGTTGTATTTGAGAGAGTCGGAATTCAGGAAGAAGATAATATTTATTGGATTCGTTTGATTCACGGACATAATACTTTTAGGGTGTTCGGGAATATGACATTAGATATTTCATACTTGGAACCACGGAAAGGAGCACTGATCTAATTGCAATTAAATTATGATTTATACGGAAAACATGAACAGCCAGTGGCTTACCTTGCGACCCCAAGTAGAATTTTTCTTTGTGCTATCAACGGAATAGATATATCAACAGTCAATTATGAAGGAGTTTGTAATGATGTCTCTTCTATTACATTTGATGTAAGTCAATATATAGAAACTGATGACGGAAAAATGATAGAATCGACAGCTTATAATTGGTTTTCTAAATATATGAAGATTTACATCTCCTCTCTCGGCTGGTTTATTATGGACAGTCCTGAAACACATGGATCAGGAACGAAGGAATATAAATCAATAACAGCAAATTCTGCACAGGGAGAATATGGACAAATCCCACTTGACGGATGGAAAGTAAATTGCGGAACAACGGATTCTTTGGAGATGCTTGTAGATGGAAATGTTGAAGAAATTGAAGGTGTTGAATTTGCAAAACAGCAGATCAAATTTTTCAATGAAAAAACGCCACAATTAAGTTTAATTGATATTCTTGTAAGCAAAGTTCCTGGATGGAAAATAGGACATGTTGATAATATCCCAAAAGAATATGAAACCATAGAAAATGGTGAAATCAAAAAAAAGCTTGTATATTTAAAAGATGAAATTGGGACATTTGATATTTCATACAGTGACGTATATAGTTTTTTAACACAAGATTTTGAAAAATTTTTTAGTTGTATTGTTGAATTCGATTATAAAAATCTTGTTGTTAATTTTTATCGTGTAGAGAACTTTGGGAAAGATACAAATATTACAATCGGATATCGCAACGTGCAAAACTCTAATGATATAACTATAGATGACGAACACGTTTATACAAAATACCGGGTATCTGGCGCAGACGATTTAGGGATTGAACAGGTAAATGGTGGAAATAATAATCTTTTTTACATTGACCCGTTCTGGTTAAATAACAAATATTTAAGCACACCTACAATTGAAAAATATAAGGCATGGTTTAGTTTTTGTGAAAAATCAAGAGTTGAATATACCGAAATGTCAAAACAGTGGAATGAGCTGCAAGACAAAATAACTGAATTATATATCAGAATTCCAACTGGAGATTGCGATCCCGATAACTGGCATAAACTGTCTGACGAAGCATTGACTGCTTTAAAAAAAGATTACGAAGCTCAGAAACTTGGTTATGAAAAAATCTATGTTGACTCAGAGGGTAATTTTGATATTAATGCTCTTAATGCATCCCCAGATGCCAATATCTATCATCAAATCGTAGACACTATTCTTCCAAATATCAAAATAGAATTTGATAATCGTAAATTGCCAACATCTGAAGGCGAGATGGATTTTATTGAGGATTATGAAACAACATGGGAATATTATGGAATCAATGAATTGGAGGTAAAACTTGCATCTTATAAAGATCAAGCAAACTTACTATCTAAAAGCCATTATGATTTGACATGGGAAAGATATCAGGAGTTAAGTAAACAAGATCCAAAGAAATATCCACCTCTAACTGAAGATGGATTCAAAGATAAGCATGAAATATATGAAAAAAATGCATATCAATTAGATGAGAAGAATACAGACTCTTGTGCTGCCGCCCTGAAAAAACGTAGAGATGAAGCAAAAACAGAAGAAGAAAAACAAAAGGAATTAGGAAAACGTAGGACTGAATTAGGTCAAAGAATGTCTTTAGAAGCTTGGAGTGATGAAAAACTTGGCAGCTTTGAAAAGGAAGAACTGGCAGAACTGTATCATATTACGAACCCTACTACATATACGAATGAAAATATTTTTGTAAGTAGCCAAGATTCTCTTACAGATATTGTAACCGTCCAACAACAACTATGTCGTGTAGCTATGGAAGAATTAATGGCTTCTTCTATACCGCAAACAACATATGCAACAGACGTAGACAATATTATTTCTGTAACAGGAACTGAATTACATGCTAGAACTTTAGATTTAGGAAACTTTATATGGCTCGGAATCAGAGATGATTACTTCGTAAAATTGCGAGTCATGACGATATCGTTTAATCCTTTTTTGTTTGATAATAATTTTTCAATAACATTCTCCAACATGATAAAGTCTAGGTCGAAAAGAAATGACTTTATTTCAATTCTTGGCTCAGGGTCAAATCTTGGTGGTTCGGGAGCTCGCAATAATTATGTAGGAAATCTACAACTTACTGATGATAATATTTACCAAATTTTACAAAAAATATTACAGTCATCTTCATTTACTAATAAAGTACAAAATATTGTAAATGGTTCTGGCGGAAGTATTATTGGTGGAACTGGAGGAAATTATATTACGCCAGGAACACTTGAAGCAGAAATGATCAAATGTATCAATATAGAAGCAGAAAATGGATTCTTCCAATACTTGCAATCAGAACTCATTTCTGCCGGAAAGATTGTTGCTGAATCAGGTGATTTTCAGGAATTAAAAGCAAAAGTAGGAAATATTGATGATTTATTAGCTGGCAATGTATCCGCAGAGCTTGGACATATCATTAAGCTAACAGCAAAAAATGTAATTATCGATGAAGCTGTAATTAAAGAATTGATTGCTGCTCAAATTACAGTATCAATGTTGAAAGCCGGAACCATTTCTGCAGATAAATTTCAAATTAAATCTGATGACGGTGGACTGGCTATTGTTGGAAATACAATGCAGTTCAAGGATCAAAATGATGTTGTACGGATTCAGATTGGCAGGGATAACAATAATGAGTTTACATTCTGTTTATATGACGAAACTGGAAAAGGTGTTCTTATTGATTCTACTGGAATTAAAGAATCTGCTATAAGCGACGGTTTAATTAAAACAGATATGATATCAGATGGTGCTGTCACCGAAAATAAAATTGACAAAACTGGGATAAGAGAATGGACGGATGAGGACGGAAGTAAAATATTTGATGTAGGTAAGATGTATTTCGGAGATGAAAAATTCGAAGTGTCTTATACACAGATTTCTAATAAAGTTTCTGCACTAGAAAGTAAAGTTGGATCCATTGAATTAATGGGTGAGCAAATTTTTAAAGATAAGGATGGTTTAATATCACCGTCTTCTATCTCTGTTAAAGCAGTGTGCCGAAATGGGGTCGCCGTTGGTAAATGGTATATCGATAATGTTCAAAATACAGAATTTGTATCAGAAGACAATCTGTCAATTACAATCCCATCTTCATATATGAGTCAAAAAAATATTATTACTATAAAAGTCGAAGATTCTACGGGGAATCTATATGATTTACATAGTTTATATTTCTTGAAAAGTTCAGAAGGTACTCCTGGGAAAGATGCATATACAATTATTTTAGAAAATGAAAATGTCAGTTTTCCTGTAACAACAGATAACACTGCGATATCTGATGAGTCTTTTACTTCTGCTATTGCTGTTATGCAAGGAATCAAAAAACGGGAAGATTTTACAATAGGCGATATCAAGTCAGGGAACGGAATAACCGTATCCAAACAAGGATCTGCAATAACCCTATCAGTAAAAAAGAATACAAAAATTTTAACAAATTCAGGTTCATTTAAAATTCCTATTACAATTGATGGCATTGTATTTGTAAAAACAATGTCATGGTGTGTTGCAAAGCAAGGAATGACTGGGGACGCTCCGGTGAATATTGTTGTTGGAAATGAATCTCAATCAATTCCGTGTACAAGTTCTGGTATTGTGAGCGCTCAAACTCTTTTGGAAATACCATTTTCTGGATATAAAGGTCTAGATAAAATTTCGTGTACTGCATCAGTAGGAATTTTACCGTCCGGTATGACACTTGGATCATGTGAAGGGTCAACAGAAAAAACCGATGGAAAAATTGTACTTAATGTATCAAAAGGGGCGAACCTTGGTGGAAATGATATTTTAAGCGGCAAAATTAACATTACATTTACGTTAAATGGACGTGCTGTTACGAAGCAATTTACTTGGTCAAAAGTAAAGGCTGGAGAAACGGGTTCTGCTAGAATTTATATGTTACAATCGTCTGATCTTGTTGTAAAAAAGACAGGAGATAATCAATTTACACCAAAAGAAATAACGTTTTCATCCGTCTATAAAGATGGAAATTCGGCATCTCTTAACGACTATTCAGGTCGATTTATCATAGAAAGAAGCACAAATGGCGTTTCATTTGAAACATTCTACTCTTCTGCTTCTGACGAATCTCAAAAGGTTTATACAATTCAAACAGATGATGCAGCAATTAGATGTACTTTATGTGCAAGTGGAAGTCTTGTAGAACAGTTGGATTTCCAAACTGTTCCTATCTTAACTGACGCAGAAAGCATTATAGATGAAGTAGAAAAAATTCAAACTACTGTATCAGAAGTAAAAGTTAATGTTGATCAGTTAAATAAAGATATTACGTTAAAAGCATCTAAATCAGATATTACAGAAGAAATCAATAAATATGATAAGTCCAGCGTTCAAGGAATCCGTGATCAAGTTGCGGAAGTTAAAATTGATTCTGAAAGCATTAAAAACACCGTTAAGGATGTTGAGACGAAACTTGAAAAAAAGGCTGACGGTTCTACTGTTCAATCATTGTCTGAAAAAGTAAGTCAGGCGATTCAAGATGCAGAAGGATTTAAACAGACCGTAGAGAAAACTTATGTAGCAAAAAACGAATTAAGTGATGAATTAAAAAAGCAAGCAACTTTTATAGTGTCACTTACAAACGATAATCATATTATACCAACAGATTCAACTGGAGAAAATGGAAATTATAGCGGATGCGAAACAACTATTTCTGCTGTTTTTGGTTCAGAACTTGTAACTGAAAATTGTACGTTTACACAGTTGCCGTCACAAGGCATAACCGGAAATTGGAACTCAAAGACATTTACATACACTGTAACAAATATGACAACTGATACTGGATATGTTGATATTACAGCTAAATATTCTGTCACAATTAGTGATAAACAAGAGATTAGATCTGACACAAAACGTTTTGTTTTGTCAAAAAGAAAAGACGTAGAAAATACAATCGTATACACACTTCAATCGTCAGATACAATTATAAAAAAATTAACTGATAATACTTTTGACCCTAAAACAATTAAATTTTCTTCGTTTTACAGAGAAGGAAATTTATCTCAAAAAAAATATAACGGGGCTTTTCAAATTCTGGAATCAGATGGTGGAGTTTTTACAGAAAAATACTTCTCATCCGTAAAACAGTCAGAGATTGTATATACCCCAAAATCAGATAACGTAACAAAAATTCAATGTGTTTTATATAAAGAACTCGACAAGACAGATGAGTTAGACAGATATACAATCAACGTTATTTCTGATCAGACAGTTGATATAGGATGTCGAAATTTAATTCGAAATTCTAAAGATTTAATTTTTAATTCATATGGTCTTGTTAAGATATAAAAATTATTAGGAGGTGAGTGATTGGCTAATTTTGAATCTGTTAAAATGACTAATCCATATGGAATTGAAGACACGGTATTAAAATTATCTATAGACAGTGAACAGAATAGTTATAGATTATCAAATTTAATTACTGAGCCTGATAGCTATGTTTTTGTGATTTGGCACAAGACGAATACACCATGTACAATTTCTATCAACGTATTTGGAGAAATAATCACGTCAGAGTCAAATTCCCAGTGGACAAAAGTTGTAAAAGTTAAAAAGGTATCAGATGTATCAAATAAGAATATAGATATCACACCTCCGATAAACAGCACGACATTTTTTTACGAAGCATACTTATCAAGAGGTACGATTGATACATCCTGGTCTCCTGCTCCGGAAGATATCGATGATAATATAGAATCTGTAAAATCTGAGTTCACACAAACTGCTGAAGAAATAAAAATGTCTGTGAAAAATATCAAAGGCGATGTTTCTAATTTAAATATTCAGGTAGGGAAAATTGAACAAAGTGTTGCAGACAACAAAGGTAACATCTCCTCTCTCACTACTACTATTGACGGAATAAACGCTACAGTGAAAAAACAGGGAGAATCCATCTCAAGTATTGATCAAAAAGCTGATAAGATTTCACAACAAGTCACAAGCGTAAAAAGTGAATTGAATTCTAAAATTGAGTTGACTGCCGGTGAAATTTCTCAAAAGGTTGATGATGTGCGTGCGGATTTAAGTTCTGAAATAAAACAGACATCGGATAAAATTTCTCAAACTGTTACAGATATGAATAAAAACTTATCCACTAGAATTGACCAAACAGCAAAAGACATTGAACTGAATGCATCAAAGACTGAGGAACTTCAAAATAATGTGTCATCTATTTATGAAGGGAATCTAATTACAAACGGATTCGGTACTATGAAGAATAATACAAACTTCACTAGTTGGGTTTATGACGGCGCAAATAAATACGATACCTACCCAAGTTTTAAATATACTAGATCAACAAGTAGTGGTGTTGGAATTAATGATATGAAAATTCCAATTGATATTTCAAAGAGTTATGAATTTGATATGGCATTAAAAAGTATCGGTTCTAATAATAAATTATATTTGGGTTTTGATGAATATGATATAGACGGTAATTATATTAAACCTAGTATGTGTATGGGTTTTTCAAATTCTACAACAACGCTTGTAAAAGATTTAAAAAAAGGAGACACTGTTGTTTATTTAAAATCTACTTCTGGATTTACACAAACATCCTCAACTTATCAATTAGGTCTTATATTTTGGGACTATAAAGATTCCACAGGGTACAAGTATCCAGTTGGTGTATATTCAAGAAATTCTACATTAAATCTTTATGATTGGTCTGGTGTAAATAAGACAAATAACACAATAACTCTAAAGCAACCTTGGGACGGATTAACACATACTGTCGGAACAAGCGTATCACAGACAAATGATGCAGGACATAAATATTTTAGTTATAAGGGTTCTGTTGCACCAACAGAATGGACACGTACAAATCATAAAATAGCAGGAATACAAAGCTTATATAGTTTCAATTATAATTCTTTCAATCAAGCAACAAAATACATAAAATTTATTTTATATCACAATTATGCACAATCTGATAATCAAGAAAAGACAACTATTTTAAGCAAGGTGTCTTTCGTTGAGTCAACTTTAAAAAACAATTTGCAAAATAACTACTACAATAAAACAGAAACAGATGCAAAACTAAAAGTGCAATCAGATAACATTACTGCAAATGTAAAAAAAGAAGTCACAACGATTAAAAATGATTTGGATCAAAATTATTACAACAAAACGGAAACGGACTCCAAGTTTAAAATTCAATCTGATAGCATCAATCTTAAAGTTGAAAAAGTTGAAGAAACTGCTCAGTCTACAGCAGAAGATTTAACAAACTATATCAATCTAAACAAGAAAGAACTCGAAAATTTACAAAGTCAAATTGATGGTTCTATCATGACTTGGTTCTATTCTTATGTCCCAACGAATTCAAATAAGCCAGCAGTTGATTGGAATACAGTTGATCTGAAAAACAATCATCTTGGGGACTTATTCTACGACACCACAACCGGTTATTGCTATAGATGGCAAGTTCAGAGTAATCAATACTCTTGGAGCAGAGTTACGGATGTTGATGTTACAAAAGCTCTATCCGATGCAGCAAAAGCCCAAGACACCGCAGACGCTAAACGAAGAGTATTTGTTACAACTCCTAAACCTCCTTACGAAGTTGGAGATTTATGGGTACAGGGAACGAGTGGCGATATCATGCGCTGTAAGACTGCCAAAACATCAAGTCAGAGTTATTCTTCATCTGATTGGGACAAGGCATCAAAGTATACAGATGACACCACAGCAAATGGCGTAAAAAATGATCTCAAGAATAACTACTATACCAAGACTCAGACAGACGCGCAAATAAAGGTCAGTTCTGATAGTATTACTTCTACTGTCAAAAAAGAAATTACAACACAGATTGGAAATATAGATATTGGAGGAAGAAACTTACTATTAAACACAGGGTTTAATACTTTTAACCATTGGATTAAAGGTAGTAATACAAAATCTCTCCAGATGGTT